CAGCAGGGCCAGTTGCACCAGTAGGCCCCTGTGGACCTACGTCTCCTTGAACGCCTTGTGGACCTTGCGGGCCACCGGATGGGCCAGTTGGACCCACGTCTCCTTGAACGCCTTGTGGACCAGCAGGGCCAGTTGCACCTACCGATCCTTGACCACCGGCAGGGCCAGTTGGACCCACGTCTCCTTGAACGCCTTGTGGACCAGCAGGACCAGTTGGACCTACAGCTCCTTGACCACCAGCAGGTCCTTGTGGGCCAGTTAGTCCTTGTGATCCGGTACTTGCAACTACAATACCATTTACACTTATATCACCTTCGAGTGTAACTTGCAAAGGAATACCGCCAAAATATACGGTGCTAGTCCCAACATACAAACTACGCCATTGTTTATCAGCACTACCTAAATCAAATCTTATATCATCTGTTGGAATTAAACTGTTTTGCACTTGTAAGTCTGTACCTGTTGCCAGTGACCCTATCTTTGTAAACTTAAATGTTCCTGTTGATGAAAGCTCCGATGAAACTATGCTAGTAGTAGTAGTTCCGGAGTTAGTAAAAAACATAAACTTGGCAGTGGGGAAAGTCCCTGTGTTTTCAACTCGAACGTGTATTCTTGCGGGAGCCATGAATTGTGTTGGAGTTCGAGTTGAAAACACAAGCTCTGCAATATTATCATTTTCTAACAAAGGTGTTGGTGCAGTTGCTGTTCCTCTAGTTCTAACCCATCTAAAATCTAATGCATCTGGTTGATCAAAGTGTTGTGAAAATGACCAACCTGCGGCACCTGGTATAAAAAGTTCTCTAGACCAAGCAACACTTGTACCAGTATTAGAGGTAGCACCACCAATAAAAATTACCTGACTATCGAAATTGTAAGACATTGCTAAACTAGGAGAAATTTCTGTATTATTAGTTGTTCCGTAGAGTGCAAATCTTCCAAATTGACCAGGATTTACTCTTCCTTGTCTAATACCATCTATACTAATTCCGGTTGTTGGATCTACAGATACTTGGTAATTGTCAAAGTACATGGATGTAGATGCTACATGTATCGTTCCACTGTTTAGGTATAGATTGCCTTGTCCAGTTAGTTCTAACTTTTTAACCCAGGTAGTTTCCTGTCCGGTGGTAGGGACTGTATAGGTTTCAAATGAATTGTCAGCAACACCGATACCGAATAATGTCTGTGAATCACCCGGTCCCGTATCCCCTAGAAATAAAACTTGATTTATGTTTGCATCTTCATTTACTAAAACTGTTGATTGCTCGTATGCCGAGGCGAATCCGTATGCTCGATATTCACCTCCGGTAAATGGAGTTGATTCTAAGTGACGTATTCTACTATAATTGTCACTATCATAACCTCCAACAACAATAGCTTGACGAATGGTAAGTGTGTTAACATAGACGGTATTCCATCTACGTAGGTCAGATCCTAAGTTAAATTGGTTACTAGCATTGGGTAATACATTACCGGAAGTTACTAAGTTTCCAAAGCTATTTAGACTAGTAACAAAAGATCCGTTAACCAGAGACGACGTGGTTGAAAATCCGCCCCCGGTACCGGCAGGGCCAGTTGGGCCAGTCTCACCTTGTGGCCCAGCAGGGCCGGTAGGACCGGCAGCTACAGTAAATTGAACAATATTTAATGCATCATTATATACAGCAGTCATGCCACTATGACTACTATGAACTAATAGCGTAGCACCAGCGTCTGCTACTGCTTCTGTAAAATCAGTACCAGTTGTTCCTAGCAGTGTGGCAATTTCTGTAAAATTTTGATTTACTTTGATAAATGCAGATCGTATGCTGTCACCGTCGCCTGAGTTTGCATTAGAACCTGTATTGATAACTTGAATGGTCATTTTTATAATCCTGCTAGTTTTCTAATTGACTCTAACTGATCCGGTTTCTCTAGAATCTTGTCATAATCTTGCATAGTGAGTACACCCTTGTTCTTAATAGCCAAAATGTTAGTGATAACAAAGTGCAGGTCTGCATCCGATTTTACGTCCTCGCGGGCTAGTTCTAAAATTCGAGTAAGTAATGGAATATCCAATGTTACTGTATCAACAGCATCTGCGGACTCCTTTACTGTAATATTTGGTTTGGCAGGGTTTACAATGCCGGAATGTATAAAAGTTGAGTGACTCATATGACTATTTAGTTGCTCTTTATGGTAAATGACTGTATAATAAATACTGGGTCACAACAACCTTTGAAAGTAGTAAATGAGTTCGACATTATTGTTAAATGCAGACGGAGCCCCGATTTCTTGGCTACCGTTGAGCACAATTTCCTGGGAAGAATCTATTAAGTTCATAGTGCTTGAAAAAGCCACTGTGTTAGATGTCTACGATAATTGGGTCGTGCATAGTGCAAACTGGGAAACACAGGTTCCTGCCGTTATGATTCTTCGCGAGTACGAAAAGCGCAAGACTGCAATTCGTTATTCCAAACATAATGTGTTCCTTCGTGATGGCTATACATGCCAGTACTGTGGGGATGATGTAAGCCGTAAAACAGCCACGTTAGACCACGTGCTGCCAGTTAGTCACGGTGGTAAGACTACCTTTGAAAACACTGTCTGCGCCTGCGCGAGCTGTAATGCAAACAAGGGTAACGACAAGAAGATTGTGCCAAAGCACAAGCCAGTTAAGCCCACCTACTATCAATTAGTAGACAAGCGTAGACAGCAAAAGTGGGATATACCACACCCATCGTGGGCCAACTACTTAGGATAAAAGAAAAGCACCGTAAGGTGCTTTTTTTATGACCCAAATTTTATTTTGAACGATATACTATACGACATTTAGTTAAGTCGTATGGGCTCATTTCTACCCTAACTCTATCCCCTAACAGTATTTGAATTCTGTTCTGTCGCATCTTGCCCGAGATGAATCCCAGAACTGCGGAACCTTGTTCCAACCTTACCCGAAACATTGCGTTGGGTAGTACTTCTTCGATCCTGCCCTCAAGGCTGATCATATCTTCTTTAGCCACGATTAAACACTTTCTCCTTTAAGTCCTTTAATGACCATTTCTTTAGCTCTCCTATCTAAATCAGCTACTTCAGCTTTGTGTATATTTACTGCCATTTGAATCATAAAGTCCGTTATGGCAATCTTGCCCCGATCAGTAAAATAACAGTATTCTGGACCTACGGCACTGCGGTGGTAGAATCGATCGTCCCTGGCCAACTCGCAGAAGCCTCCGAACATTAAATTTTTAACAGCTTCTTTATCCATATTATAGTTTCTCACCTGCTTTAAAACCTCGGAATCGAAGAGCCCGTGGAAATCGGAGGCTGTATACGTCTTCACTATCTTGGCTCCGAGTAATTGCATCTGCTCGCACTTCCAAGACTTGACCAATAACCTCATCGTCAACTTCGGCTCTCTGATCATCTGTCCAGCCAGAGCCAACATTAACACGGATGAACTTGCCATCCTCTTCGCCTTCGCAGATAACTGCGCCCATTTTGCCTTCATTTTTACCTGTTCCTGGCTCGATGCCCACAATGGTTAAACTTACTTCGATAAATGGCTTTTGTTTGAGCCACGCCACATGACGCTTACAGACATAAGGTGCATCAATGTCTTTGATCATAATGCCTTCAAACCCTGCATCAATGGCATCTTTGTTATATTGTTTAAATTGCATTTCACCAACTGCTGTGTCTAGATCCACTTCAAGTTGAGGAATAATATCAATGTTCCCAATCTTATCCAGTACAGACTGCATACTGCGTAGGAGATTACTACGACGGCGTTGTCCCAGAATGCTTTTACCTTTTCGGAATTCACTAAGTGGAAGAACATCAAAGGCCATCAGTCGTGCATCGCTGGCATCTGCATCGCTTTTACGATGTACCTGTTTCATTAGTGCTTGGAAGCTAGAGCTAACCACTTCACCGTCAATGACAATACTGCGATCAAACAGTTCGATGTTATCTTCAATGCCTTTGGTAATGTGTCCAAAGTTTTCTAAAATTTTGCCATTGCGGCTGTAGACAGTTGCAGTCTTAGCATCGGCATCAACAATCAACACAGCACGAACACCGTCCAGTTTAGGCTCAAGCAGTTTCTTACCTGCGACTTTGCTTTCGTGGTTGGCGCCGTCGTGAGCCAACATGCACTCGAACAATGGTACAGCGTCTTTCTTAATCTTATTGATAGTCTTTTCACTAACACCGCAACGGAGATCCTTGATTAGGATACGACGATACCAATCATTCCATTGCTTCTGTGTGCTTGCACTCAATGCCAATTCGATTGCATCACGTGCGGCATCGCCTGTTAGTTGTCGAGTGCGTAGAAGTTCGCACAGTTCTTTAAATGCAACCCAAGGCAGACCCTGTCCGCTACCACCTGTGCTGGTAGGTACTTTCTTTACACCAAATGTAATAAATGGACTTAGAGCCAGTTGAAAGCCTTCAAACAACTCTACGTTGTCGATTTCTGCTTCTAGGATTGCTTCTTTGTTTAGTCGGCTGGAGTGTTCTTCCAGACTGCGGATTACTGCATCGCAAGGAGTTGTCATGTGTGTTTCATTAGTGTGTTACGATAAGACAATTATACAACATTTTTGGAACAGTGTCAATGGACATTTTACCAAAATTTAAATGGAGAAGCTACTGCCGCAGCCGCAAGTGGATTGAGCGTTTGGATTTTTTATTGAAAAGCTAGATCCGGAAAGATCTTCTTTGTAATCAATTTCGGCACCTTGTAGATACTGCATACTCATAGCATCTACTACGACTTTAAATTCACCAATTGGAAATTGGAAATCATCTTCGTTAAATTCTTCATCAAAGGTAAATCCGTAACTAAATCCAGAACAGCCGCCACCTTGTACAAAGGTTCTTAAGGCAAGTTTTGGATTATTTTCCTCCATTAGGAGGTCTGTAATCTTTGTCTTAGCATTTGATGTTATGTTGATCATACTACTATTTACACTATAAATATCCAAGCAGGAGAAAAACATGGAACAATACATGGATGACTTTCAAAACTACAAACGATTTACAGCTAAATGCAAATGCGGATGTCCTGCACACTGCAATCATAGTTGTACTGAATGCGAATACTGCCCGGACTGCGAATGTCCAGAGTGCATAGAATTAGATAATAGCAGAGGGTACAATTAATGGCATACTGGTCTAGAGATGATACTAAAGAATGGATCATACAGTTAGAGCATCGTATTGACGACATCGACTACTATTTGAATAAAACTTTAGAATGGTGCGAAGAATACGGTATAGAAAATCAACGTGTGATTTTTATGTGCAGTTTCTTAACCTGTATTTGGGTTAGCCAGGTTCGGGGAGAGACTATAACGTTTACAGAACTAATGGAAATGTTAGGCGTTTCGGAATGGGAAACTAATTTTAATAACGAAGAAAAAATATATGAACTCGACAAGTGTTTCGCCGAGTTAGATCATCACGAGTTGTTAGAAACGGCCGTGCTGAAACTCAATCAGAATGACGAGTGGTAATCATTTACTGTCGTAGTCTTTAACAGGGCCGCCGTGTAATTCACTCTTAGACTTTTTGCCTTTGAGTCTTACACCGCTGCCTGCCTTGCCCTGTGTACCCGTACCGTCAGTATGATTGCTATCATGTTTAAGCATGCCGCGGCTCACGCATTGTGAATAGCGCACATTACTCAATCTAGAACGCCCAATAGAGCATTGGCTAGCAGTAGGTGCGGCTATTTTCTTTTCGGCAAGTAGTTCTGTGATTCGCATAGATTTATTTATTTGAATAGGATCAAACTCATAATTACTGTCTGTGCCGCAAAGCCCAAACAGATAGTAGCAATGTACAAGAAGTTACGTTCAATAAGAGCTTTAAAAAACAGCGTGATCAATGCACTCCAAACAAATACCATTAAATCTACAGGAGGCAGCTTATCGCTCTGCGCCATCAATACTGCTACAAGAGTAGGAATACTAGACAGATGCAGTAGGATAATTGTAACCCAACCTAATGTATGGGCACTTACATGCCCAAGGTGATCTTTAGCAAATTTAACAAGAAATAATACTGCGTCTTTAATTTGATCAATGATAAACATACTTGTCCTTACTTGTAAAAAATGTGATTGCCGATTTTAGTGATACGTTCTCTCTTCCAGCCTGGATTGATATAATCACCGTGGAAGTACATGGCCTCTTTTAGGCTAGGAAGGCGAAATCCTTCTAGTAGAACTTTCTTAGCGACTTCTTCGCTTTCTTTAAAAGAAGCCTTGTTCACTGCCCTAGTTGGAACAGTCCTGTCACAGACCCAACTAAATTGGCATAGGACCTTTTCATAGACAATGTTCTTTTGATAGATTGTCTTGCAGATATCGCTTGGATACTGCCCGCTTTCAGTTCTGTTTATTGTAACTTGTGCAACTGCAACCTTGCCCTCAAACGGCTGATTGCCTGCTTCATAATAGATGTTCTTGGCGAGACAAGCTAATTGTCTTTCGCGAACTTCTGTTGTAATTTGGGAACTATCTGTTACTTGATAATTAGATTGCTTGTTAGCAATGGCCCATTGTAATAGAGATACAGATCCATAAGCAGCTACAATCATCAACAATAATGTGATGATCTTCAACAAAGTCGAAGAAACTTGCACCTGTGTATCTTGATCCCTATCTAGCGTTAACTCAGTCATATAGACCTCCTTTTTCGTTAGTGGTAAAATAATTATACAACAATGACTATTATACAGTCAAAGTTGGTAAAAAGCAACCGGTTTTGGTAAAATCTAGGATTACTTAATGCCAATAAGCATAAATCTTGAGAACTTCCAAGTGGGGTACTCAAAGTCTTTTTGGCCGCGGTACAGTAGGTTACTAACTGGATAAGTCCCGATGAACTCGTCTAAACTACTGCTGTGTATGTGGTGGTCTTCGTGCGGCATATTGTTGCCTTGAAGTACTACAGTGGTTCCTTTTGGGATACTGTTCCACCAATCCAAACTTTCGAAGTGTTCGGTGCTTGTATTTATAACCAAATCTGGGCCGTGCCAGTCCAGATCAAGTAGATTACAGTCCTGGGTTTTAGCTTTAAACTTCCAGTTATCTATAACCCAATTCTCGTTGATCATGTCCGCCACAGCTTCGCATTTTGGATCAACGTCGTAACTGCGTATCTTTCCAATCTGTATATTGCCTCGACTGTTTAATAGGAACGCTGTTACTCCATACCATCCGCCGTAGATCCAAATACTATCGACAGAATCAAAAAGTTTTTCTAATTCTTCGCAGAGCCAAATCTTACTTCCTATTTGACCGCTACTAAATGCATCCTTATTCACTATCATACTTTAATTTCAATATTTTTTTCAAGACTAGGAACCCTAAATATAGCATCTATTTACTGAGAGATCAAATGTTGTTAATATAACAGTATTTTATTTAATAAATACCGCTATGCCTGATAGATCTATACAATTACTAACTGATGTTTTTCCAAATTCAACTACAAATCATGGTAATTTGAACAATCCCGATATAATACTAGTCCAGGCACCTGGATGGGGAGTGCAAACAGCTCCGCTTTCTTTAGCATCACTTTCAGCCTATGTTCGGCAGAAAGGATACAAGATTTTACCATTAGATTTAAATGTTGAATTTTTTGCTATTAGACCTGAGAAATTTTCCATAATGTGGGACATAGATCAATCTCAGTGGTTTTGGGAATCTAAAGACTGCGTTAATGACCTGTTAACCGAATACAAAAAAGAAATTGATGACTTTGTCGAGTTAGTGGTGTCGACTAATACACCATTAGTTGGATTTAGTTTATACAACACTTCAATGCATACTTCGATGCATCTTATCAAACTGCTCAAAGCACGTAAGCCTGAGCTAAAGATTATTGTCGGTGGTCCTCATGCCCACCGATATCTAGCTGGTAATGTTTTGGCAAAAAATCCGTTAATAGATGCAGTCGCCCAGGCTGAGGGAGAAGAAACATTAGTAGACATAATTGAGCGTGTTCGAAAAAATCAATCATTGCTCGATTGCCCTGGATTGTTAGTGTTTAAAGACGGAGCAGTACATGCTACTCCAACAAGGCCAATGATTCCAAAAATCGACACTCTTCCGATACCCCACTACAGTGATTTTTCATTAGCTCCTTACCTATCCCCAACACGATTACCAATGGCGTCTAGTCGAGGGTGTCCTAATAAATGTATATTCTGTAATGAGCAACCTTATTGGGAATCATATCGATTTCGGTCTGCAGAAAGCATGATTGAAGAAGTTAAGTACCAATTAAAATTATATCCTGAAATTGACTTTATTGACTTTCAAGATAGTTTATGTAACGGGAAGATAAGCGCAATTGAAAAGTTTGCCGAATACCTCATTGAAAATAAAATTAAAATACAATGGGCCGGACAGGCAGTTATTAGAAAAGAAATGACCGAAGAACTGATGATAAAATTAAAACAGTCCGGATGTGTGGTCATGGCCTACGGATTAGAAACTCCAAACCCTACACTTATGAGGAGTGTAGGAAAGTTATTATCAAAAGGTGCCGATATTGATAAAATTGCTGAATCTCATGCAAGGACCGGACTTAATGCAGTTTACAATGTCATGTTTGGGTTACCGGGAGAAACTGAAGAAGATTCATTAATGGTCTTAGAGTTTTTAAGACGTAATTCAAAAAATAAATTATATGTAAATCCCAGTGCAGCATTTTGCGGATTTGCTAACGGAACTCCTGGATGGGAGAACGCAGAAAAATTCGGTATTGACAAAACACTCGGCGGAACTTTTTGGAAAAGTGTAGATGGTAATAACACATTCCTAGTTCGATTAAAAAGATTTGAAGATTTTTGTCGATTAGTTTCCGACTTAGGTATAAAAACCACTTATCCGTCGACATATCTTCTCAATAGAAATCAAGTCATTGCCCAATATTATATTGCAATAGGTCAACCAGAAAAAGCAATATACTATTACACAGAATGGGTTAAAGATCATCCCGAAGATCAAATAGCTAAAAAGTTTTTATTCGAATATTCAGGTTTCTTAAAAAGTACCCCAAGTTCAAATGTTTATGCAATTAGCCGGCATTCGGATGAGAATTGGTTAAATGGTGTTGCTAGAAATTGGGGGCCTGCAATATTATTTTCACATGTTCCTTACATTTTAGAAGAATTAACAGTTGGTAAAATTGTACAGTTTTCAGATCTTCAAACAAGAAAAATAATTAGAGTTGAAGATAATTTTGAAAATGATTGTATTGTAATACACCTCGACGGCACTCATTTAGATGGAGATCAAGTTGGTTGGCCAAAACTAATAACTGTTTTAGAGGAGCCTAGCAAAGTTATCCCTATTAAGATAGTTAATTACACAGAAATAGATTTTAAAAAATGAAAAGTTTTTTAAATCAATATAATGTTATATCTGAAGATATACCAGGGTCCTTACAATTTCCCAGTGCATTAGTATGGGACTCGTTATTAGGTTATCAAACCGAAAATAAAGTTGTGCGTAATTTTTTAGAAATAGGTGTATTACATGGAAAGTCTGCAATGCTAAGTGGGCTATATGCACAGGCCAACAACACACAGCAGGTGATTGTAGATCCCGGTGAATGGATGGACACAACTTATTCAAATTTACTATCAAAGATTGAGGGATTAAATCTAAGATTAATAAATGATTATTCTAACAGTTTGGTGCATTTTCATTATTCTATTTTTCAAGAACATTCTCGCGATTATTCATGGTTTCATATTGATGGCGATCATAGTTATGCACAATGCTATAAAGATTTAATTTTAGCTGATCATTTTTTGTCTGACTATGGAGTTGTTATTGTTGATGATTTCTTTTCAACCATGTTTCCTCAGGTTACAGCTAGCACTTTTTCATATTTAGAAAAACATCCATTAAATTTAAAAATGTTTTTAGTTGGTCAATGTAATAAAGCATATCTATGCAGACCGCCAGCATTTGATTTTTATAAAACGTTTTGCATAGATGTATTATCTAAAGATATGAAAGACCGAAAATATCCTGTAACTATAACTAAAACAACTTATCCTCAGGATTTTGATTGTTACGGGTATCAACCCATAGGATGGACTGATGACAGAATGGAGTTTCGTGGTCCGGACTGGGATAGAACTAATTTTATAAAATATACCTAACAGTTAATTTTTCCACCACGGCAAATATTTTTCTGTATTGTGATTTCGATAAGCATCCATCTTTTTTATTATCGAAACACTGTTTTTAAAATTTATATCTGACTCAGGTGTTCCGATTAAAAATGTAATCATTGCACTCAATATGTTAGCCTTTTCTTTAACTGCATCTTTTTCAAGTAGTTCTCTATTGTTTTCAAACCAGGTTGCAATTTCTTGATACACTGTATTTTTATAAGCTGTTGGTAAATTACTCGGGGATGCATAGCTTGGATCGTAGATATAATTTATGTGAGGAAAGTTTAAAATATTCTTTCCTTCCAACCTCACAATATAATCTAACAATTCTGTAAATTTATGTGTATTAAAAATAGAAAACACAGTGTGAAACTCGATACCAATATTTTCGTTTTCATTCGAATATTGAACTATGCTATCAATATTATCTTTAACAATGTTCCATTTTCCAGGATATCTAATATATTCGTACATATCAGCAACAGCATCAATACTTACTTTAATAGTCATAGTCTTAAAATGGCTCCAGATGTCAAACCATTTTGACGGTGTCACAGTTAAATTTGTATGTATAGATAAGTCAACCTGTTTAGATAAACCTGAACTAATTAGTTCTTTACAAAATGTATAAAAATCGTTGTTGATTAATGGTTCACCACCGGTTACTAATATCTGCACTAATCCGTCAGTCTTTACTAGGTCAAGGATATGTTTAATTTGATCATAGTTCCATTGAGCTTTATAATCACTTTCTTTTTCACCCCATGGTTTAATGTTGAGGAATTTAAATTCTTTTATTAGTTGATCGCTAGCTCCCGGGGTACACATCTTGCATTGTAGATTACACTTATTCGACCAACTTAAATCTAAGTAATTTACATCAACAGATTCTAACTTGCCCGTATGCATTTCAGTGTTTGTTATAATATCTTCAATCGGCCATCTCTTTACAAACCAATTTCTAACACTTTCACCCCCATTGTCCTCAACATTATAACAATGCTGGCACTCGGCCACCCGCTCGCCGTCTATCATTTTCTTTCTTATATTTTTTAATTGATCAATATTGTAAAATTCAATCAAACTTGTTATCTCATTTATTTTTACAAACTTGCCATCTTTCTTTAATCTTCCTGCATTAGTAGAATTACAACAAAGACGCATATTGCCATCAGTGTGTGTAGAAAAATGATTCCATGCTAACGGGCAATATGTCTTAGTCATGTTTAAAAGCATCTTTCAAGTCTGGAATATAATCGCCGATTGAAATTCCTCTATGGTCATCAAGTATTTTAATTCTATGTTTGAATACCTTAAACAGTTTCGGATTGTCAGGCTTGGTTAATTCATTTAATAACAAGTGTATCTTTCCATCTAGTCCGGGAAAATCTTTAATGACTTGACTATTTTCTAGATATGCTGTTAATCTCTGTGTAGCTAAATCTTTCAGAGACTGTGGTAACATTGATATTTGTTGTTCCATCGGAAACATAATTAAGTTGATGTTATATGGCCACTCTTTAAAGTATGGATGCACTTTGGCCTGTTCTTCTATAAAATATAATAGGCTATCTAAGTTAACAATGTTCAATGAGCTAACGGTGATATTATTCAATATCTTAACATTGCTGTGTTTCATATAACTCTTTGCTTCAATGTAATTCTTTGATACCTGGCGCCATTTACTAGGATATCTAGCATAATCGTTGACTTTATCAAACCCGTCAATACTGGCAATGAGTTCAAACTTTTTAAACTTAGGCATTAACTCTAAAAAGTTTTTATTTAGGTTTGTAAAGTTACTGGACAAAAATACAGTAATATTTTTAGCATGATCATTGTCTACAACATATTGCAGTGCCTTTAACACAAATGGCATAATTGTAGGTTCACCACCGGCAAAACTTAATACTTCTAGTCCAGGTGCTAATTTTGTAAAACTTTCCCATATTTCTTCATTATCAGACCAATCGGGATGTTCGACATCTTTCCATGTTTTATTATGTTCAGTGATTCCAAACACACTGGAAATTTCAATAAATCTTCCATCTAATACTTTGATGCCACCAAATTTATTATTAAGTTCACCTAACTCTTTAGCAATCTGACTACTGTCGTAACTGTTGCACATGACACATTTAAGGTTGCACAAATTACTAGGCTTTAATTCTAAATATGTTGGTTGGTGTAACACTTCGTAACTGTTGTTTATGCTGTTGGCAACTATCTCTAATGTTTTTCGATTATTTTTATAATCTTCAATTGACCGTGTACGCATACTAACGTCGCCGTCTCGAATGCAACGCCTGCAAGCATCAGGAGTATCTCCTGTATGTAATTTTTTTCTTAAATCAACAAGGTGTTCGCTGTTCCACGCATCACTAAAATTATCCCCGGATAAAATGCTAATGATATCTCCGTTCGGGTGTGTCATTGTTCCTACATAATTACAACACGGTTTAAGGTGGCCAGCGGGATTAGAACTTAGTTGTGTAAAAGGATAAAAACAAAATGTCTCACTTTCAATAATTTCTGTTCTTAATTGATCAATCTTGTCCATATTCATTATTCCTTGTTGCTTCTAACACTAATTTCATTTCTGGTATGATTTCATAAGTATTCTCACCTCTTAACTTATCCAATTGTTCCGTCACTGTTACAAATTTCTTTGCTGATGTTAAATCAAATGGTTTTTTTAATTCATGTATGATATGTGTTAAAAGATGATCTATGCTTGTATTATATGTTTCGTTGTGCTCTTTGACAAAAGTTTCTAATTTAATTACAGTCTCTGCACGATAATCATCGGGTAGAATACTAACATGATAATGTGAAGGATGTTCTAACAAATTGATGAAGAAATTATTGTAATTAATAAATTTGGTTTTAGGATGTTGACGTATAACTCCTATTGAAATCAAATGTTTAATAATTTCAGGAAATCTGCCAACATTCCAAGCACCTACAGTAATACCCGGGCGTATGATAGCATTATCTAATGTCATCAATTCTTTTAGATTTGACTCAACCTTAGACCATACAGTGCCGGCTCGAATGAGTTCTGCACGTTCTCCAACTTCATCGATACTGGGCCATATTTCTAATTTGCCAAAGTTCCATCGCCGCCAGTAGTCAATAACATTTTTCTTATTATAAGATAACACTGATGCATTTGTGTTATATGATAGTTTAACATCAAATCGTTGTTTTTCTACCAACATTTCTAAAATTTGCCAGTGTTCAGGCATGAGTAGAGGTTCGCCTCCAGCAAAGTAAATTCTTTCCACATGGTTAATTTGATCTTTTAGAAAATCAAAGTTATTCTTATCATCTACTGATTCGATGCTCCATATTTTTTCTTGATCAGTGAGGCCTAATTTTTTAGCATCCGGCACCCATGCTGAACTGTAACGTGGTCCGCAACTACGACATTTAAAATTGCAAAGATTACTAAAACGGAAATCCCAATACTTCAACTCCATAGTAGTGCATGTTCCGTCTGCTAGTGTAATTTCTGGAATTTTTTTTACTACCTCTGGAAAGTCTCTATTGTGATAGAAACGACCACTTTCACCAGTGACCCGTTCTCTATCAAAACATTTACGGCATATTTCGGGCTCTTTGCCCCCTATCATATCTTTTCTTAAAGATTTCATATTGCCGCTGTTCCAAATTTCTTCAATGCTCTGATGTGTTAGATCACCAGCAAAATAATTATGTACAGAGGTTAGGCAACACGGAATTACTTTTCCACTAGGTTCAAATGCAAGATGCATCCAGGGCACTGCACATATTGTGGTTGTATTTGTTGCAACTGCAACTACATCTTCTTTTTTGACAATTTTAATAGGTTTGTAATCGAAGGCAGTTATTTTTTTTGAGTTGAACATTGTGAGTAACCAGGACCTGTTATTTATTTGTTGTAATGTTGGTGTATTTTTATTTGCATCAAAGAACTCTTTAGCAGAATGTACAGCAGATAATGCATAATTACCGAACGGCCTATCTACTCCCAGAGTCTCCCATGCTGCCAATCTATCAATAGCTTCAGCATTATCGGGATCTTGTGCAATGGTATTGCATAACTTAATTGTTTCCCTAAATGCACTTCGCCATGTGGCAAACTCGTCTGTGTTAAATGTTGTAATGTTACTGACTTTATCGAAGACTTTTAATTTAGGAACAATAGTCGTCAGTAGGTCTAATGTTTTCCAAACTTTGATTTTGCCAAATGCCCGCTTAGGGAATAATTTAACGCCACCGTAACCATATTCTAAATCATTAACAGGATTCTTACTGTGCCAGACGTATGTACAGTCTCTATCAAATATCTCTGGTTGGTAGTCGAACTGCCAGTCATCGACTAAGTAAGCATCACCGTCGACTACATAGAACATGTCAGTCTTGGATAACTTAGCCGCTGCCTTATGTGCCTCAAAGATACCAGTAACACCATCCACACGTTTGGCATGTGGTGCTTTTTCTAAAACACGCTGCCAATTCTCTTCTGCATTAGATTCATGGTAACTAATAAAGATTACATCCAGTGTTTCGGCAATCAGAGGAGTAACTGTTCCTATTTCTTTAACACCCACAATCTCTGCACTGGGAGTAATTTTCAAAGCCCAAATCTTCTCCCCGTTTATTTCTTTGTCTAGATACCATATATGTTCATAGGCTAGATCGTGCCAAGGAATGTCGTAATCTAAATCAAAACGCATTTCTGGTAGGCTAGGATTTTGTTCAATTTTAAACTCAGGACTAACTGTGCCTAACCATTCCCATTTAGAAGTTTTTTTACGTTTAGGTTCAAACTTAATCAACCAAGTACCTGGTTTTGGACTGTAGTTAGGATCCAGCTCAAGTGCAGTAACGTAATCCAGAAACCAAAATGGCGGATAACATTCGTTGACATCGATGAGTAGTTTAGGAAGATCAGGATTCCATGTAACTCGCATTTCAGGCATAACGTATCCCATGTCTTTCTCGCCTTTAACGTTGGCGCCAGGCACCTCACAAGTAAATGCCCATATTTTATCTTCTAAAGGATTGACTCTAGGATCAATGTACCAAACTAACGTATAGTCAGCATCGTCTTGATTATATACATAACTTTCTATAGGATTAAATTCAAATGTAATAGAACTTGCTATTGCAGAATTCTTTTTCCAGATAGGCGTTTTTGCCCACATGTGATTCTTTGGTACTTCTATTTCATGTGTTTCATATCCAGCATATGGGTGCCACCCATCTTTAAACAGTTTGGCTACCCACTCACCTTTGTATGTCCAAACTAGACATTTTCTTGTTTTAGGCACATCATTTACAAAGTTCAAGACACTAGAATGTCTTGCATAAGGATTTATCACTAAGAATTCAGTATCGCCTTCACCTAAGTTGTATAATTGTTGGTCATAATAAAACTCATCCCCTCCCCAGGGGATTTCTTTGATTAGGTCTGTATTGATTTTGGGGTATTGATCTAGAAGCATTACTACTAATTATCTTAGTAGAGAATGCTTCCGAATCTTTTAGAAACTCTTAGGCAGCGACACAATGCTGGTCAGTACTGTACCCGAATTGTCAAATCCTATAAATTTACGTGTCACTGTTCCATCAAGTATAGCGCCGGAGTCTAACTGGTAATACCTAGGCGGAGTATCAACATTCGAATAATAATGGAATGCTCTAGTTAGATTTTTTAGTGTTGTATCAAAATCACTGTTAAGATCCGATATGTCCCTCAACTGATTTAATGAAACATTAACGTTTCCGTTGCCGTCGTCATTGACAATGAACATAGATCCTACAGAAGATTCTAAACCAAAAGATGTTTCGTAGTCCAATCCTGGTGTACTCTTTACCTTATACAGTGGCAGGCCGTCACTATTTGTGGCGCTACTGAGATGCTGTACAGGTCCAGTAGACGATAACGGGAATCTATATACAGTGGCCCATCCACTATACGGATAGTCTGTAGCTGTGGCAAGATAGCCCAATGTGCTGGTTGCTGTAAAGACTTGACCACCAGCACCATATAAATCTGTGCCATCTCCACCTGTACCTACACCTATGGTAAGAACTTTAACTTGATCAATCTTGTCGTAACTCATTCCTATAACACTGTTATACGGTGCAGCAGGACTTACCCAATAACCCAAGGATTCAAATCTCGAAAGGTCAATAGCTACATTAACTATGTTAGTGACTGTGACTACAGAGTTAATTCCAACACCGCCTTCAGATGCAATAGTTACATTGTTAGTATAGGTTCCGGGTGTGTTGTTTAGCTCTAGCACACGCAATCTTACAGTAAAGGTATTGTTGGCTTTATCAACGATGCTCCATCCTGGGTTGTTGTTTCCAAACGATGTAGTAAAATCTAATAGTACATCTGGCTGATCAATTAGATCATATACGGGCATAATTTCAAAACTTTGACGTACTTGTTCTCCTAGCTGTGTTGCCGTGGTAGTTGCAGTGATGGGACTTACACGCATACTAAAGGTACGTTCTACATTTTGAAATGTAGGTATCTTATAGTTTACAGCATCAAAATCAGAAACAATATTTAAGAAATTAGAATATTGACCTACTTCAGTTCCATAATAAGAGATAATAAAGTTTTGACTGCCGCCCGGAGGGATAACAAAGGAACTGGTAGTATGAAATATTGGAAAGACTCCGTTAGGAAAAGATCGTTTAATACCATTACCATCAGTGTCTCCTACGGTCAAAGGAGTATTTCCGTCATTATGTAGGGTAAGAGTCTGTCGTGTAGCAGTACTGTACCATTTTAACAAATCTGCCCAGTTAGTTGGATTTTGCAAAACAAGATCTGTGGTACTGGTCGAAGCTGGTGGAAATACAAAGGTAGGAACGGGATTAGGTGTTACTCGTAATATCTTTGTTTGAGTAACAGCCGTAGGTGCCCTCTTAACTGGTTCCCATAGATATTTCAGTGTCTCTAATGTTGGAACTGGGCCTTTAACAGCGCCACCAGATATTCTAAATCCGAGTGAACTGGTAATTCTTAGATTAGTATCAAAATTATTTGCCATGACTTATTTGTTTTTCCTATATAAGGATATCCACGATTTTCTTGCATATCTTTTACTTACAACAGCACCAGTTACAGTCATTGCCGCTAACCAAACAACACTATTTGGTATAGATAATTTATTAAATCTGTTACCGCGTAACATATTTGTAGCATTAGTAAATGACCATTCTACATATTTAGATGTCCACCTTGTTCCGTTTTTAAACAATAAAGGAAGAATGATTTTTGATCCAATAACCTGATAACCGCGTCGAAATGTTTCACCTAACATTGTATCATGTAAAGCATTTTCGCACCACTTTACTAATTCCATTTTTTCAGATAAAGACCAAGTGCCAGCGGTAGTCAACGCTGTTGCTACTACGCAAGCACCGGCGCTGCCGCTGCCGCTGCCGCTGGCCGAGCAACTACTACTGTTGCTGTCAGCACAAGAAACACCACCGCCACCACCGCCGTCACCTGTAGGTGTGTAAGGAACTTCTGGGTCTGGCTGCGATGTTCCAGAAATACGCACTGTTGTGGTCTCTGATGTAGTAGTTGAACTAGCGTCCGGGTACTGACCAGACACTGTTAAAACACTGAGATAGTCACCTGTGACCAGTGTGGCCGAAGTATGGAATGTGGTAAATTCAGAACTGTATGTACGTGGGGGCAACACCAACGGACTAGCCAGGGTAATGGGCGTTGTGGTAATGTCACTGCCCTCTCCAAATACTGTGAGATTCGCGTGTTGCAGTATCTTAGTGTTGTCAATTGTAAAAGAGAATGTGGTAACAGTGATGGTGTTTGCACTGTTGTTGTATAGTTTAAAGTTTCCCGCTGCCATATATGTTGTTCTCTTTTATAGTACGATGTTCTCAAAATGGGTCTTGGGCGTGATGATAAAGCCAGGAGCCGTGGTATCTGTATAGGTTATGGTAAATTCCACACCCTTGCCGGTGTTAACGTCCTTTTGTGCTACCATGCTGATCTGCAGGGTACCACTGGTCCAGTAGGTACTGGTAGTGGGCCAGGCTGTGTCGCGCCACTGTGTTCTGGTATATTTCCAGTTCTGGGTATCCTGTATATAGAGTATAAATGCAGCCCACTCCTGATCTAGATCGTTGACCCCCGTGGTGTCATCGTAGAAACTGCTCCAAACAAACTCACCCCCAGTGTTAAAGAAATAGTGACCTAGCAGGCTAGTAGTCCAACTGGCCGTGACCACATGGCTGATTTCCCCAACCCATGATGTAGTTGTACTGGTACTAACACCCCCTCTATAAGGGCTTGTGGTCACAGCGCCTGTGCGATCTATAGTATTACCACCATCTGAGAAGTACTGGCTAGGATGGCAAGTGTACCGACGCACATCGTCCAAGAGCCAAAGAGCTCTGTAGTGTAGATCATTATGTGTGGCTGTGGAGACCAGGGTAGTGCCTGTTGTGGGGCCCACTGTTGATGTAGTGACGTTTAGTACGTGAAGATGTATTTGATTAATGTCAGCAATCAAGTTATGCCAACCCTGGGCTGTGACCCTGTTGCGATTGGTCACGGGCACACTGTTCAGCCAGGTCAACCCATAGCCATCTATGCCCGTGCCCAGAATTTCTTCCACATTGTTGTAGATGGTGTTGTAGTCGTCGATCTGGATTAGAGTCAATGGACTGGAATATAGTGGATAGGTCATAATGATGTTACAATAGTGTGATATTTATCCTTGATCTCGACATTGACAAATCAGCTTAGATTAAATACTAACATTATGAAACGATACAAACATTCAGGTACCATGGGCGACATCATATATGCTCTGCCCATAATGCGTCACTTTGGCGGTGGAGAATTTTATCTACACCTCAATCAAGTTGACTGGATAGGTCAACACTACTACGGTAGCCCCCCAAACCCATTCCATCAGGGTCGCATGACCCCAAAAGATCTAGACTTCATGCAGAGCTTTTTCCTGGCCCAGGACTACATCACACGCTGTGATGCACTGGATCCCAAAGAGGAAATCACGCACAATTTGGATCTATTCAGACCCTTGTTCGTGGGTCACCCGGGCAACTATGTGGACTGCTACGCAGAAGCATTCAAGATCCGAGAGCCGGGTCTGCGCACAATTTTACGCAATCAACCCTGGCTCACCGTGCCCAAGCCCACGCCCATTGCGGAAATAGTGGTCAACAGGTCCGCTCGTTGGAACAGTCCCGACAGTCTAACAGGTTGGACAGCCATTCGTGATCAAGCAGAAGATCGAGCTGTGTTTGTGGGTCTACCCGAAGAGCATCAAGAGTTCTGTAAGTTTGCCAACTGGGCCATACCCTATCATCCCACAGAGACCCTACTGGAGTTGGCTGAAGTCATTGCGGGTGCGGATCAGTTCGTGGGCAATCAAAGCCTAGGTTTGAGTCTGGCCATAGGACTGGGAGCGGACTGGGCCTGTGAACTACGCAGAGATCTACCACAGGAACGCAATGAATGCTGGTTCCCGGATCATCCCCGCGGCGAATACTTTTAATCAACAATATGACAGCAAAATCTCCACGTAGACCCAAACTGGGCATAGTACAATCAAGAGGTCTAGGCGACATAGTGATAGCTCTGCCCATAGCTAAATTTTATCACGATCAAGGCTGGGATATTCTGTGGCCCATATGTACAGAATTCATCTCGCACTTTGAACACACAGTACCCTGGATCAAATGGATTCCAGTGCAGACAGACCCGGGCAGTTTCTTCTACGACCAACCCATGAAGGCCCTGAAGAACTTTCATTGTGACGAGATCATCCCCCTGTATCAAGCACTGACGGGCCATAAATTCCACGAAGAACTGTACTTTCAACAGACCAAGTTTGATCAATACAAGTACATCAAAGCGGGCGTACCATTCTTAAACAAGTGGAAACTTAGCGAGTGTATTCAGCGTGATGCACAAAGAGAACAACGTCTATATGACAAGATCATTACCAATGAAAAATACGCAGTAGTACATCTAGAAGGCAGCGATCACACGGCCAACTTCGATCCCAGTATAATACCCAGCGACTGGCAAACAGTGTATATCAAAGCGGAAACTGACAGCATCTTCGACTGGCTAAAGATCATAGAAGGCGCAGAAAGTCTAGTAATGGTCGACAGTGTGTATAGTAATCTAGTTGATCAATTAAAGATCAAAACGGACAAATACTTTATACCAAGAAGTCATGTGGGACTAACACCTGTACACGGTATGGACTGGACATGGATTAAGTTCTAAACACACAGTATATATACACTACACTGTATACACCCAAATACCCCGCTACAGCCTAATACGTTATAGCGGGATTCTTATATATACACATAGTCAAATACCCCGCTGTAGGTCTATTGGGGATTAGTCATACAGCGTATATACACATAGTCAAATACCCCGCTATAAGAGGCCCCTCACACAGTAAAGAGAACTCAAACTTCTACAATGATTGGCGGTGGGAGAACCTGAGAGAACCTGAGGAAGAACGGTGAAAACCATTTTACGATAACCTCTCTTCACCATGGCCCCACCACAGCCCGCACCCTAGAAATCACGGTGAATCCACAGCCAAACCACAGCATCTTATGCTGGAAAAGTGGCATTTTCGCCACAGAAATGCTGGAAATACACCGGTTATTAGCAGGGTTTTTCAGCCCCACAGTTGCCCAAACTAGCTAATGATGTTATACTATACGCATACAGTAGAGAAAACCGTAACTGTATAGGTAGTGTATGAGCTTAACCACAGTCGCTTACCGGATGGGAGTGGGGACCAAGTACATGAGCAGAAGTCCTAGACCTGTGTACTATACAGTGAAAGACCGGCCGGAATGTGGTAAGCGGCAAAGTCTAGCTCATTGAGCAGGAACAAGGTCTGCGGGCCCGTATAATGACACTTGCGTATATACGGGATATATAATGACTATACTGGTATATTGGAGTATTATCTCACTATATACAGTATAGTCTATTATGTAGATAATCAATAACTGATTATCTGGATTATCTTTTAAACAAACTCAATATTATCTGTACGCATAGTTTGTTTTGCAGTAGAGATAATACGCTCTTTATCTTTTTGTATAGTTTCCCAAACAAAATCTCCGCTAACAAAATCGCATTTAGCACGAGTGGGAAACTTCCAAGCACCTTTATCTGTTTGTTCTGTAACATTAAAAGCGCAGATAATAGTATATACTTCTTTTTCTTTATTATATACAATTTTAGCTTTTGCAGTGTTTGCAGTGTATACTTTTGACATGTGCTTCCTTTGTTGTTTAAGTATGTATTATAGCATCTTTTGGAGTGCCTGTCTTGTTGTATTTTGAACACAGATCATTTGGAGGGTCTTTGGTTGACTGATTGGTAAAACCTTGCTATAATACACTATGACGACACAAACAGTAACCCGTAAGAAGCGTGTAGACCGCAATCATATCATCTATGAGCTTGTGGTCAACGGCAAGAACTACATTGGCGTCACAGCTAAGACAGAGAGCACTGTGAACAAGAGTGTTTTGAGTCGTGCCGCTAAACACTTCTATCGTGCCAAGACTGAGACTAAGAACTGGCTGCTCTGTGCTGAGTTGCGCACACTGAGCGACAAGAGCGAGATTGAAGTATACGTGCATGAAGTTATACGAGGCAAGGCAGAAGCCCACAAGCGTGAAGTAGAGATCCGCAGAATGGTTAAGCCTGTTTTAAATACAGACGTTCGTGGGGACTAAGTGTCACTTCAAGTAACACTTGACAAGTTGGTAAAACCGTGTTATAATTGACACTTACACACTAAGGAGCAATGATGAGTTATACACTATACATCTACAAAGCAGATCGTCGTACAAAGACCGGAGAGCGCTTGTTCTCTACTACAGTTTGGCCCGTAGCGGATGACAATGCCATGCGCCGCACTGTAGCGGACTTGTTCCATTTGTACAGGCCAGAAGACGGCTTCCGCTTCGACTGGACTCCCAGCATGAAGACTGTTAAGAACTTGATGACTGGGGCAATGGTTGAGATCGCACACGACACTCCCCGCAGTTGCGATCCGTCAAGCGAACTCTACTGGAGCATGTGATGAAGAACGAAATTGAACGTTTGAACTTTGTGATCTGGGCCAAGGATCGATTCCCGGGCTTTACCACCAATCACGAACAATGGACCAAGGCCAATCGGGCATGGCGGGCTGTGGCTCGCAAAAACCCAATGGTTGACAAGGTTATCGGTTTTACCGTATAATATACACTTACACACAAAGGAGCTGATATGTCCGTTCAATCTATCAACAATGAGATTCTTGCAGGCAACTTCACTAACGATCAACTGACCAGCATCATCGACGCTGTGAAATTTGCCCGAGCACGCCTTGCAGAGAAGACCAAACGCTCTGTCACGCTGGGCAGTGCTGTGAAGTTCACTAGCACTAAAACAGGCATCACTATGCAGGGTGTCGTAGACAAGATCGCGATCAAATACGTAACAGTTCGTACTAACCAGGGCCTGTGGAGGGTGCCTGCAAATATGTTAGAAACCGCTTGACACTTTGGTAAAACCGTGTTATAATACATACTTGTTTAACAGGAGAAGACGATGACTGTAGTGTATAAAGCAGGTGAGCAGACCTTTAAGGCCGTTGAGTTGTTGTTTGGCAAGCGCGAACTGGTCAATGCCGTTGTAGAGCAAGTACTGATCAGCCAGACAGAAGCTTTCATTGAGATGATCATGGACGGGCAAGAGGACATGTCGCGCAATGGGATCAACGAAACCCTGCGTGGCGTTAAAGACAGCGCCACTGACTTCATTGGCGATATGATGGGCGACCTCGAAAGCATGATCAGAGAGCGTCTCAAGCAGGTCAACTACGGCGCGGCTGTGACGGGTATTAAGTACGATCTCGCTGGCGACGTTACAGATATTGAGGTCGATGTGTCTGTGGGCGTTGAATAACCCTTCGGTTGACAGGGTTGGTAAAACCTGTTATAATACATACATCGCAACAAGGAGCTGATATGCGCAAGTACACTACGAAGCTGTTAGAGATGATGGATGAGGGTTTGATCTCAGCAGAAGCTGTGGCAGAGATGGCATTGGCCTACATGAGCGAGGACGATGTTAAAGACATGTGCCGTGCTAACGACATCCTGGACGAAGAGGATGAGGACACCATTGTTGAAGAAGACGAGGAGTGGACTCCCGACAATGCAGACTTCTGCGATCCCGGCTCACGTCACCACTATTGAAAGGCAACTATGCGATACTACGATGAACTGGCAACTTACGAGCGCGATGGCTTTACTGTGATCGTAGACAAGAGCTACGAAGACCTGAACCCACGTGATTGCTTTGACTTTGATAGTGAAGAAGAAGTTAGCAAGATGTGTAAAGACATCGACAATGGCAACTTGGATTGGTTCATGTTGCGAGTGCGTGTAATGGTTGACAGCCTTGAGATGGGTTCGCACTACCTGGGCGGATGTCTGTACAAGGATGCTCGCGAAGTACTGACAGACGGCACCGCAGAGGACTGCATCGGCGAAGCACTGCACGAAGCCAAACGCGAAGTCTACAAGTACAAACAAAAATTCGCTGAGTTGAGCGACATGGTTGATCGTGAAGGTGTTGATGTTTAATAAGAATGAAGTACTACAGTGGGTGGGTGCCGTGGCGATCATTGCCGGGCACGTACTCAACGCAATAGGTCCCAGTGTCTATCCTTACAATATTATCGCGTTCGCTGTGGGCACTGTAGCGTTCTTGGCATGGGCTATCCGTGTGGCAAATAAGCCACAGGCTGTGGTCAACGTTGTATCATTAGCCATAGGCATTGTAGGGTTATACAAAGCATTTGGTTGACAAGTTGGTAAAACCTTGCTATAATAAGGCATAGTAAGAAATAAACAGGGTTACCTAGTCCGTTAGGGCCCACAGCAAGCGAAGAGTTCCGACGGGGACAGGTTGCTGTGGGGCATGAAGGCAGTTGTAAACGAAAGTTTACACGAGTTGCTGACGGGGAACTAGGGCGTAATGTTTGGCACACCGAACGTTAGAGACGGACTAACGGGTAGTTGACAATCCCCTGTTTTCTTGCTATAATACACACTTACACACTAAGGAGCAAAGATGAAAGCACTAGAGAAGTTTATCGAGCAGAAGAATCACTGGAACAGTTTCTTCAAAGGCGAGCAATACGAGATCCAGAGTGCCAAGGGTCGCCAGCGTATCGCAGACATGATCGATGCCGCATTGAGTCCGGAGAACTTGACCTGTGATGGCGAACTGAGCCGCACAGAAGTCAATCGTCGCTACAAGGAACTGATGACTGCGGCAAAGCAGTTGAAGAAGTTGGACCCGGCTGTTTCTTTTTACGAGTGGGAAGAGGAGATCATCTAATGAAAGCAATGGTTACAACTGTTCTCCGTCAGGAGATTGAAGTGCCCGAGGGCACGGATCGTCAAAGTGTGCTGGAGTTTCTGGCAGAGAACCAAAGCTTCACAGATGCGTTCTGTGGTGTTAGCGATATGACACAACGGTTCCGCATTGTTGATATCAGTGTGGTGGAAGAAGAGATTACTGAACTTGGCGAGGAGAGCTACGATGCCTAATTGGTGTTCAAACGGTATTACACTGCGTCACGCAGACCCCCAAATGATCCAGCGGGCCGCCAAGGCTCTGCAAGAGGGCAAGTTCCTGCAGGAGTTCATTCCTTGCCCTGCCGAACTGCTGGACACTGTGGCTCAGATGGGCACCAACGATGCTGAAAAAGCTAACCGAGAGAAGTACGGATACAGTTCCTGGTATGACTTCAATGTGGCCAACTGGGGCACCAAGTGGGATGTAGAGTCTAGCAATGTAGAGATCGAGGATGCTAACACTGTCACAGCTGGCTTCGACAGTGCCTGGGCACCACCCATCCGTGCATATGAGCAGTTGATGGACTTGGGCTTTGATCTAGTGGCCTTCTACTACGAGCCTGGCATGCAGTTTGTGGGCAAGTGGGACAACGGTAGTGACGACTGCTGTGAGTACGGTGGCGCAACTGCTGACACGGTGCGTGACATGATCGGCGAGGAGTTAGACGACTACTTCTGCATCAGCGAGAGTATGGCTGACTGGGAAGAAGAGAACCAAGAGGATCAAGAATAACCCTACAGCCCCCAGGGGCTTTGGTTGCTCGTTTTACAAAACAGTGTTATAATACACACATGTTAAAACAAACAGGAACCAAAATGTTAAAAATGTATACACTGCAACGCAATAACACTTATCTAATTGCAGGAAAATTTGTGCCGCTAGCAGTAGCACAAAAAAATAAAGCAAGCATGTACAAATATAAAACTATGCTCGCACATGCAACACAAAGCATTAAGCAAGCAGGAGACACTGTAGCAGTGTTTACTTTATAACCCTACAGCACATAGGGTCTTTGGTTGCCCTGTGTACCTTTTTGCGTTATAATACACACATGTTAAACGAAAAGGAAATTAAAATGCAAACATACACTACACTGCACACAAACGGACTCGGCTACTGGAGCCGCACAGCTAAAGCTGTAGACGTTACGAAACTAGACTTGCAGTTCATTAACGACGAGAGAGACTTCGGCGAGCTGTGTGTGTACTTTACAGCAGACAGCTGGGACGTTAACACAATGGGACTAATTTACACAGACAAGCAGTTTAAAGCAGAACTGCGTGAGTACTTGGTTACGTTGGGCTTTACGCAAGCAGAAGCAAACGACGTGGAGTACAGCGAGCAGGGTATGCAGGGCGACAATTACGTGTCGTGCGATGTAGGAGATAAGTTTATTGCGGGCTTAATGCGTTTGGACCCCCAGCATGTTAACGCTGTGATTGCGGAGTGCGAGGGCATTTAATAGTACAGTAAAGTGGAAGGGCATTGTTGACAGCAGTGCCCTTTTGCGTTATAATACACACATACACTAAACAGGAGCAGACATGAAGCGTACAGATGTTGAAGAGCTGTTGGGAAAGATGGAACAGTTTGCGGACTTCCTGTTTGCACAGGGCAAGAACTGTGCAGGCAATGAGCTGTTGGGCTTTATTGAGACCGCAGATGCTGTGTTAGAGGACTGCGAGTTGGAGGCGGAATGATTACAGCGGACAAACTCAAACTCCTCACCAACATGCCAGCAGTTATGCTAGAGCAGGCACTGCCCGTCAAAGGCCGACCCAAACTCAAGACAGCCCGCTTCCTGGGCATCACCAACGGGCACGAGTTCTGCTACCTTGTGACAGACACTGATGACGGTGCGGGCAAACTGTTCCTCAAGTATGACCCTACAGCGGATAAGGTTTCTGCTACGCTGGCTTGACAAGTTGGCAAAATCTTGTTATAATACATACATCGCAACAAGGAGTAGACATGCTTACAGTCAATCAAACTACCCGCTCTTACACTGGCAAGCCCGGCTGCATGTGCGGATGCAATGGCACTTACAACGAGGGCGAACGTGCTCGTAAGATGGCTATAACTGCTCTGCTTAAAAACCCTGCTGTGCGCTACGACAGCTGGAACGATGGGCAAGAGGGCGCTGTGTTTGTTGTTACAGCTACCCGCAATCGTGTACTTTATCTTACAGCAGAGGGCGTGAAAGCTGTTGAAGCTATGGGCGTAAAGCCCGAGTAAGCTGTAGGGTCTTTGGTTGACAGGGTAGCCAAACAGTGTTATAATACACACATACACAACAAAGGAGCTGATATGAATATGTCTTACTGCATGTTTGAGAACACAATGAATGATCTGCGTCACTGCGTGGAAGCAATGGACAATGCGGACTCTATGAGCGAGCTGGACTTGAGCCGCACTGAGAAAGCAGCTTATGAGTATATGCGCGAGCTGTGCCAAAACTTCCTGGACTGTGCAGAGCGCCTGGAGCAAGAGGAAGCTGACGGACAGCCCGACGAAGCGCAAGAGTGGGCAGACTTTGATCCCGATTGCTGAAATGTCAACCCCTGCCATTAGACCCTGCAACACGCCTGGGTACTTCGCAGGGGTTGACAGTTTGGTAAAACCTTGCTATAATTAACACTTACACAAACACACTGGAGCACACAATGGGTACACGAAGCACTATCGCACTTGAGTTTGCAGATGGCACAGTACAGCAAGTCTACTGTCACTGGGACGGCTACCTGGCACACAACGGCCAGCTCTTGCTCAAGCACTACAGCGATCCGTTCAAACTGCGTGACTTGATTGACTTGGGCGGTTTCTCAAGCCTGTGCGACTCTGTTGAGGAAACTAAACAGGGTGCCTACACACAACGCGGTGAAGAGTTGTCGATTGAGAAATACAAAGACATTGAGGACTATTACAAAAATGTCAGCGGCGAGGAGTACGACTACATCCTCAGCATGAACTGGAAAGGCAAGGCTCAGTGGTATGTTCGTCACTACGGCACACAAGAGAATTGGATTCCGTTAGAACTGGCATTTGAACAAGAGAAGCAAGAGGAGGAAATGGAATGAGCAAGATCGCTGAACTGGCATACGACATTGAGCAACTGTACATCGATGGCATGAGTGCCAGAATGATTGCACTGACATTGGATTGCCCCGTGGAGATGGTCTACGGTTGGATTGAAGGCAACAGTGTTGCTGATACGCCACAAGAGGAGGAAGTCTATTCGCCATATTTTGGTTGACAGTTCCTCCAAAAGAGGTTATAATTAATACATGGACAGCGCGGTGCTGTTCGTACACACAGACAAACACAAAGGAAATTTTATGTCTAAATCTTTTACCCATGCTGGCGTTTCTAAACAAGATGGCCAATTCAAAGTTCGTTTTGCCAATGACGCACTGCGTACCAAGGTGCTGATCAAGAACGGTCATACCGATATTGATATCATCGAGCTGAAACACGCTATGACCAAAGAGGACGCTGTTGCTTATCTCATGGAGATCGACTTTGCCACTACCAACGGCAAGACCAATGCTGATGTGTTGGCTGCACTGGCTGCTGAGATCGACAAGCGTAGCGAAGTGCCTGCTAAAGAGGCTAAGGTTGCCAAAGCTGCAAAGGCCAAGCCTACTATGAAGGCTATCGAAGCCAAGGTGGCTGCTAAGAAGGCAGAAGCCAAACCCACTCCTACTAAAGCCCAAGTGATTGCCCAGCTGGCTGACATGGAAGACGCCCCTTACTAAGAATAACCCCTGCAGTGTGCGTAGAGGCAATGTCAATAAGTCCTCTTCGATAACATGTATAACGGGGTATTCAGAGAGAACACTATGAGTAGATTAGATTATATTGGTCGTCCTTGGACGGCATTCGATCCGGAGAACAAGCAACACCGCAAATGGTTTGCAGAGTTCCAAAGGTCCGGTACTTGGGGTCGTTGCCCTGTTCGATTCATTGTTTCGGATCAGCACGGGGATTTGATTACCCTTATCCAGCGTAAACTGATCGGACATTATGTCGATCGTGAATTTGGCAAAATTAGTGCTTGATTTACCAGTCAGTCTTCTCTATAATAGATAATAACTGCACAGCAGTATCTAACAAGGAAGACAAAATGAAAACGATTAATCCAGAAACCAAAGCCGGGAAACTATTCACAGCATTGAAAGCAGGCGAGGCATTGACTCCTGCACAGGCTGCAAAGCGTTTCGGTATCAAGAATGTCACAGCTGAAGTCAGCCGTATTCGTCAAAGCGGTTTCGCAGTGTATGCAAACAACCGCAAAGCCGGTAACGGTGTTGAAGTGACCGAGTATGTTATGGGTCAACCAAGCCGCAAGATCATTGCCGCAGGTTACAAGGCTATGGCTCTCGGCCTTGCGTAAGTAGAGAGTTCGCTCCGAAGTCCTGGGGGTAGTGTCCCAGGCAAACCCCCGAGCCCTGCCACGCTGTGAAGCTGTTGCGGGGCTCACCTTTTGTGGCAAAAATACAACACCAAAAGAGGTTGACAGAGTGGTAAAACCTTGCTATAATACATACATGAACTTAAACAATGTCGACGAAGAATGGTTCCGCAGAGATCGAAGCTTTCGTATCATAGGCAATGATCAAGTAGGCTATCATGTCCGAGCCTGTGGAAACCATCGTGTTCTCAGCGATAGAGAAGAGCCCTTAAAGACCCTACAAGACGCAAGGAATTGGTTGACAGAATACTATCCCGGTGTTATAATACATACATCGCAACAAGGAGCAGTCAATGAGCTACATTGTTTTCAAACACAACAAGGAATACGGTCCACGCAAAGGACTTGAAGGACCCTTCCACTATCCCAATGGCCGTGTTGCCTACTACGATCCTAAGGAAGGCCGCTACTGGGATCCACGGACTGACTTCTACCTCGAGACTGAGGAAGCCGCTGAACTCCAGAACTCGATCTTCGGAGTGCTGAAACGTGCTTAAGATACATCCAGACCTTAACCCACTAGAGGTCATCCTAGTCGAAGAGGACATGGCCCGCAAGGGAATCACACACTACACAATGACTCCGGGCAATGACTGCATCTGGGTCTACTACGGTTCTATGAACCTTTACTACATCTTCAACGAGGGTAAGATACATGACATCCAAATCGATTAAAGTCTATCAGGAAACCACACAGTGGACAGACAGCAACGCCGGTAACCATGTCTACATCTTCAACGAGCGGGTTACAGGTCGAAGTGCCACAGCTATTGCCTACATACCTGCGGGCACAGATCAGGTAAAGAAGTTCCGTACACCGCTCAAGCTGGATCTCAAAGGGCGAACATTTAAAGAGTTGACTTGATAAATAATTGACTGTATAATAGAACTATGAAACGAATCCTTACTTCAATCGCACTGATCGCATCCTTGGGCACTGCACAGGCAGCTGGTCCAGAGGATGTCTTGCTGGGTATCATCCTAGGCGGATTCATAGGCAATTCAATGGCTAAACAACAGCCCGTTCAGCCTCCTGTAATCGTTCAACAACCTCCTGTGATCTACCAACCACAACCGCAGATCATCTACCAACCCTTGCCCCCACAGCCGGTATGCTACCATACTCCGGTCTATAACGGCTATGGTCAGTTCTTTGGCTGGCGCACTCACTGTAGATAAAGATTCCTGGCCATAGTTCAATGGACAGAACATCTGCCTTCTAAGCAGTCAATCCAGGTTCGATTCCTGGTGGCCGGACCAAATAACCCTGCACTTGACAGGGTTTCTTTTTGATGTTATAATACATACATCGCAACAAGGAGCACACAATGGCTAAACTGTTAATCACTACACAATACTACGAGAACTACGGTGCCCATGATTGGGACGGCAAGAACGAGTGCCCACAGTACTGGAAAGCCAAGGGCGGTTCGGACTACGTGGTCAAGAAGTTCAAAGGTGGCTCTGCCGATGCTACCATGGCGGTCATGTGCCTGCGAGCACAGATTGAGTCAGACAACGATCACTTCCGTGAAACAGTGATCGACTTCCGCATTGTCAAGGACGACTACCTCACAGAGTTTGAGCAGAGCCAGTTGGACTACGAAGGTTCCATCCGTTACCCAGCAAAAGAGTTGGTTTGGTAAAGACCTTAGTGGTTGACAGGGCTTTGAATTCCTGTTACAATACACACATAGACACTAAGGAGCAAAGATGATTAGAGAACACATCGAGATGGACACACGACACGGTGGTCCTTATGATCGCGGCATGGCAGACAGCTATTACCGCAGGGACTACAATCCCCACTACTACCTAGGTGACACCAAAGCCTCAGGGCGTGTCACTCTCAAGGATATGACACCCAATGAGATCGTGGCCTACACCGCAGGCTTCAACGACAACGAAGAACATGGCGACTATAAGGAGTGGATCTAATGCAAGCAATGATCAACCTAGCCATAGTACTGATGCCCGTGATCGTCATGGGTCTTGCAATGATTATCATGGGAGAATTTTAATGAACGATCACGATAAGGGTAACCTAATGTTCTTGTTGAACCTGCCTACCAAACAGCTCAAACAATGGTACACGGAAGTGTCGGAAGACGACCGCCTGTATGCAGAAGAATTGTTGGTGCAGGCCCACTTAATGACCATCGATGCGGCTGTGGCTAAATTGCCACAGTACAAAGAAGCCAAAGAAGTTCTAAAACCCTTTAGGTTGACAGGTCTTTGAAAAGACGTTATAATACATACAAGAAGAAAGAATAAGGTTGCTGAAGTAAAGAGCATTTAAGGACGCTGAGGAACAGTGTTAAAGCCCTAGAGGAACTGGGGCACTTAGGTGGGGCAACGGATATAATAACCCTACAGAGCGTAGGGTGGTTGACAGAGTAGTAAAACGAAGTTATAATACATACACACTAACACAAAAGGGGCGACAGATGGCTAAAAAAGTAAACTATGATGCGTTTAACAGTTTCGACCTTAACGAAGCCTGTGACCATTTTGACTGCGTGGACCAGAAGGCTTGGGCTAAGATCCGCCCGTTCATTGTAGCAGACGGACAGGACTACGAGGCAGTGATGGTAGAAGCGTTCGACTTTGAAGACGTTACAGACAGCGAGCACGAGGCCTTCTGTGCAGGCGTTAAGTATGCCCTAACAAAGATGAACATTGCCTTTGAGAAAGCAGGCGTGGAACTAGAAGTGGCAGAAGTGGACTTGGTAGAGGCATTTGGCTACATGCTAGTGCGGGTTGACGACGAGCCCGAGACCTTTGTTAAGCGAGCCCTTAAGAAGCCCGTTATGATGGTAGAAGGCTGGGTATAACCCTTAGCCCGCAAGGGCTATTGGTTTACACTCTGGTAAATTGGCGTTATAATACAAGCATACACTAACACACTAGGAGCAAAAGATGAAGCTAAACGAGATCGTAGACTACAGGGGCCTTGGCACCATCCAGATGCGACTGGACGAGGATGGTCGTAAGTTCTATTCCTACAAGCACAACTTCTTCAACCAGTACGGCGATGAAGACACCATCAAGGGTGCCAAAGAGATGCTGGAGTGGGAGCACGGTAAGGCCGTAGAGATCCAACAGGCTATCTCAACCTTGACCGCTCGTGGCTACAAAGTCTTTAAAGAAATAGCATAATTGGCCGGAGTGCCAACCCCTGCCACTAGACCCTGCAACTCGCCTGGGTACTTCGCAGGGGTTGACACCGAGGCTTTTCCGTGCTATAATACACACATAAACAAACAAGGACACACAATGACACAGAAATCAATTCCATCAAGCACCGGCGGCGTTATTACCTACACCAAGACTGGTCTGATCCACACCGCAGGCAAAGCCTACTCCGGCAAGATTGCCGCTCAGGAAGCCAAACAAACTAAAGGAAAATGAAATGACTCCTAAACAAACCGCACTGCTCAACATGGGCAAACTCCTGGGCATTGCCCTTATCGCAGGCTTCTGTGCCAACGTAGTGTTCACCTACTTCACCGTAGAACAGATTGGCATTGGCTTCTGCGTAGGCATGATAGTCTATCTGTGCAAGATGGTCTACGACATCGAGCTGGCCAAAGCAGAGCACCTGGATGCCCTGAACAAGTTGAACAAGTAAACAAGGATCGCACTATGCAAACCGTCGCCGCTTTTGTCCTAGCCGTTGCAACTCTAGTTGGCATCAGCTTGATCATGGCCCTGCCCACTATGCTCCTGTGGGACTGGTTGATGCCCGAACTGTTTGGACTGAAGGAAGTCACTCTGTTCCAAGCATGGGGCTTGAACTTCCTCTGCGGCATGTTGTTTAAAAGCCACAACAGCACCAGCAAATAACAGTTGACAAGGTGGTAAAACCTTGTTATAATACATACATCAACAACGCACTAAGGAGCTTTTAAATGAACGCTAAAGACTTTAACCTGGACGCCGTGCAAGACGCAACCAACGAAGCCGCACTGGCTGCTCGCTCAGCTGTTAAGCAGGCCTATGCCGCACTGGGCGGTGACCGTGGCGCTTGTGGCTTTGCTTGGGTCAATGTGTGGGGTGTACGCTCCAACAGCAAGTTGGGCAAGGCCCTGCAAGCCGCTGGCTTCCGCAAAGACTACACAGGTTCGCTCCAGCTGTGGAATCCAGGCAAGGCGGCTGCTCAGAGCTTGGACATCCTGGAAGCGGGTGCCTATGCATACGCAGAGGTGCTCAAGGCTAAGTTGGGCTTGGACAAGGTCTACGCCGGAAGCCGAATGGACTAAGCAAGGGGCGCGAGCCCTTTGTTGAACGCATTAGATCCCTTTTAGTGTTCGGGCTCCACGGACCAACGGGCACTAGATTCCTTTTAATGTGTTCAACAAAGAGCTTGACAACTCTGTAAAAAGATCATATAATACATACATCAACAACGCACTAAAGGAAGCAAAATGGCTACAGCAAAGAAGGCAGCACAGAAACCCAGCAAGGGCACTACAGTACTGGAATTCGATACGGACGCTATCAAGAAGCGCGAGAACGAAGTGGCTAAGGAAACAGACGCAGAGATCCTGGCACGACTGGGTGAGCGCTTTGAGATCCTGGACGAGATGACCAAGGCTGTGAAGAGCGGTGATGTCCGTGCTATGATCGTCAGCGGCCCTCCAGGTGTTGGCAAGAGCTTTGGAGTTGAGAAGGTTCTGCAAAAGGACGGCCTGTTTGACACATTGGCTGAGAAGAAACCCAAGTTTGAGATTGTCAAAGGTGCTATGAGTGCCTTGGGACTGTACGCTAAACTGTATGAGTTCTCTGACGCTAAGAACGTGGTTGTGTTCGATGACTGCGACAGTATCCTTATGGAAGACCTGAGCCTGAACATCCTCAAGGGTGCCTTGGACTCCAGTGAGCGTCGTTTCATTGCTTGGAACACTGACAGCCGCCTGCTACGCTCAGAAGGCATTCCAGACCGCTTTGAGTTCAAAGGTGCGGCCATTTTCATTACCAACATCAAGTTTGAGCACGTAAAGAGCAAACGACTCCGTGATCACTTGGATGCATTGGAAAGCCGTTGCCACTACATTGACCTGCAGATGGACACCAACAGAGAGAAGATTCTGCGTATCAAGCAGGTGGTTAACGATGCAGACATGCTGGCCCGCTTTGAGTTCAGTCAGATCCAAAAGGACGAGATTGTCAGCTTTGTGGAACAGAACCAGGACAAGTTGCGTGAGCTGAGCCTGCGTATGGTGCTCAAGTTAGCAGACCTGCGCAAGGGCTTTCCAAAGAACTGGCAAGCAATGGCCAAGACTACCTGTATGAAGCGAGCATGACCCGAGTAATCATATACGCACTAGTGGGCACAGTACTCAGTGCCGCTGGTATAGACTTCTACAGTGAATGGTTCTGGTGTATGCTGGCGCTGTTCATCTGTAGTGATTACCTCAGCCGTAGGGCGGGCTTTGAAATGGGTGTAGTACAGGGCATAACAGCCTACTCAACAGCCACTGAATCCCAACGAGCAGACCTAGATAAGATAGTAAAAGACAACAATGACTAACACTACACAACACACATGCCAGTACATTGGCGCACACGCTCACACACCTACATGTACACACGCCGCACTAGAGGGCCGTAGCTACTGTGCTGAGCACTATGCGCTAGTGTACAAGCAGGGTACTAAGCGGGCTACACGCCACAAAGAACTACGGGTCGTGGACAAGGTTCGCATCGTAGAGAGTCTCATGAACGAAGCCATTGCTGAGTTAGAAGCAGAGGGCTTTGACTGCTACGGTGATTCGGAGTTGGGCTTGCTGGCTGATGAGGACCAGGTAGTCCAGGCCTGAGGTGGTGGCCGGCCATGGTGGGGTGGTCAGGTAGTGCTTGCACATGTTAGCAAGCACTAACTTGCAAGCATGCCAAAAGTTCTCAAAAATTCTCTCAAAAAATCTCCAAACTTTTCACCCCCAGTGTTAGAGTAGATCACCAGGGGCCGAGATCTCTTCCCCCTTTTTTAACTGCGCGGCAAAAATTTGAGCCGCTAAAACTTTCGGTACCCACGCTGTTCGGATTTTGAAAATTTTTTGCGCTAATTTTTTCCTCTATATATAGAAATTCTTGACTTATAGCATAAGTACGTATATAATTATTTTAAACTCGCACACTCATGCTACACTGTATAACCACCCTCACTGACCCACTTTGCGCCATAGTCAAGGACGATCCCGTGCGTCCCGAAATACCCATTGAATTCAGAGTAAGTGAACGCAGTAATATATTTGTACTGTTAGATCTCTATGGTAAGCCCATGGCTGCTGTATGTGCTGTTTACAAAGATTCAGTTCCCAAAAACACACTGGAACTAACACATCCCAACATGATGACTCCACACATAGCAGTGTTCTATACCATATGGAGCTACAGTGCTGGTTCTGGGAGGCAGTTGATTCTACAGACTCGTGATCATCTACGAGTTGTGCAACCCACTCTAACACAGTTTGTCACTCTATCACCACCCACTGACATGGCTCGTGTGTTTCACCTACGCAATGGTGCTGGCGTGCTGTCAGTCAATGCGGACACTGTCAATTACATCTATAACTAACAAGTATAACTTATGACTAAAAATACCTTTTATCTAGACATGGACGGAGTCGTAGCTGATTGGGAATCAGCTGCTTCTAGCTTTTTAGGTCGACCAATGCGCAATCCCGATTCACTCACACACTATCGCAACACTGTGGAAGAATGGGAACTGATCAAGACTCAAACACGTTTTTACCGTGATCTACCACTTATGCCCAGGGTGGGCGAGCTTGTACATCTAGCACGTCAGTATAGAGACATCTTGGGTTGGAATTTGCTGTTTCTCACTGCTGTGCCCGCCAAAGATGATGTACACTGGGCATTCTATGACAAGGTGTTATGGGCACAACTACATTTTCCCGACGTACCCGTACACTTTGGACCGCATTCGTGGGACAAGCATAAACACTGCACAGTGGGGGATATATTAGTAGATGATCGTCCGGACAATTGTTCACAGTGGCTTGAAGCAGGCGGACTGTCGTTTAAGGTCAACGGTAATGATCTGGGCAGTGTACTGGATTTGATCTCGACAGATTTAAGGACTCGTGTGGCACGTAAGAATCTACGTGACGTGGTTCTGGATCTAGTGTGATTAAGTGGGTAGATAAAGGTGTATAAAAATCTCTTTTTTACCGCTTCGCGCTTCGCGCTGCTGGGTTGGGCTCTTGACCGATGAAGGTGGCCATATTAGTCAGCGGTGAACCTAGGTTCTGCAGGGAATTGACAGTGTTTCAATCTAGGCTTGTGGGCTTTGATTCTGCTGATTGGTTTGTGTCCGTTTGGTCACGCAGCCAAAGTCGCAGTGACTATTGGCGCAGTCAGGGCAGTGAGTTGGTGGCACCCGGGTGGCTCAATCCCACAGTGGAGTGGGCTCAGGAACGTATTCAGCTGAATCTACAGGGTGGGCATCGTTTGGCTCACTTAGAACTAGTGGATCAAAGTCAGCTAGCATTCCCTCACAGTGGTCGTGATGACGGTGTTACCAACGTGGCCAACGGGTGGAAAATGTTCTGGGGTAACTGGCGCACAGATCAAATGCGTCAAGCACACGAACACAGCACCGGACAACCCTATGACCTAGTACTGAAGATACGTCCCGATCTAATGCTACACAATACCTTGGATCTAGCTCGCTGTGCTGAAATCCTAGGGCATGATGATCGTGCAGTGATCATGCCCGATAATACTCGTGCGGGCTATGGACATGCAGTCAGTGATCTTATGGCTGTGGGACGGGGTGCTGCCATGAGTTGTTATGCTGACTGTTTACATTCGATTGAACAGTATATAGCACAGGGTAAAATATTTCATCCCGAGACCATACTGGGAGATTATTTGAAATCTCAGCAGATGGGAATACGCACTGCCGGATTCCGCATTGACATTAGACAGTTGGGTCAACGGATAAGTGAAACAGAATATATTAGCGATTTCGGAAGTTGGGCATGAGAGTAGCATTGTTATTACCCGGAGAACCTAGATTCTGTAGAGAATTCGATCTGCTTCTGGAAAATCTCCGGGGCTATACCACAGTGGACTGGTTTGTTTGGCTGTGGCAGGACAGTCAATGTGAAGAACATCGTGGAGTAGATGTTGTAGCGCCCAGTTGGCGTCACATGGAATATGAAACAGCACACAGTCGCTTGAACAGCTATCTGCCTGCAGGGCACCAGTTGATTAATCTAAGCATAGAGAATCGAAGCAGTTATCCTCCGCCTCGGGTACACCACAAAGCAGGGGAAACCAGCGTGGAACGAATGTGGGGCATGTATACCAGTGTGAGGGAATGTGATCTACAGCGCCGAGTACATGAACGGGCCACGGGACAGCCCTATGATTTGGTCATACGCACACGCCCGGATCTAGGCTTGGCTGCACCCTTGGATCTAGAACATTGTCTAGAATATCTAAAACAAAATCCCCGAACTGTTATCACTCCCAGAAATGAAGTACACGGCTATGGGCACAAGACCAACGACATGATGGCACTGGGGCAGAGCAGTGCAATGTCCACTTACTGTGATCTAGCTCAGTACATAGTTGAGTATCATCATAAACTAGGTTTGATCTATCATCCAGAAACCATGTTGGCATTTCACATAGCAGCACAGGGACTGACTAACCATAATAAAGACAGCTATGAAGTAGTGTTGCGTAAGTTTGGCGCTGTTGAACGAGATGCTTACCGTAGCGATTACGGGCGCTGGGCTTGAATCTTTAGAATCCAGTCACTGCATATAGCATGACATTTCCAGTCTAGATTACTCAGTGTGAGATCCGCAGTTTCGGGCATGACCTGTACACTTCTCCCAGTTACAGGATATCCTGGATAGGCCCAAATGTAGTTTTTACTGGTCAGTGTGTAATGATCTTCTTGATGCCAGAAATAATTCAAATCTTTGCCCAACAACCAGTCAAGTGCGTCTATGTGTTTGGCGTGTATCCACAGACCCGGTTGATCTAAAAATTCTCTAGTAATGTTGTACTGTGGACCATCGTGTCCTAGATAAAGTCTGCCGTCAAATACCCATAGGTCAATTTCACAATCGTAGCCCAGAGCTAGACTATTTTTAATCTGCTGTGGTTGATTTTCTAATGAACGGTTAGGACCATTGATCAGTCCACGATGTGCTATCAGTTTCATTTCTTTCTAAAATATAAGTTGAGTTCATTTGACCACTGGTCGTTTAATTGTTCGTGAAACACAGCAAATCCATGTTCAGAAAGGAAATCTTTCATCTCGGCCACTGTGTGGTTTTCTTTGTAGAGTTTCCCTGCTTCATCCCGAGCACATTCCACAACACCTTCTTGAATTAGGCGTACATAGTCGCCCATGCCTTTGAGCACACGTAGGTCACTGCCCTGTGTATCACAATGAAAGTAATCGATCTTTTCCAAGTTCAGGCCCTGTGATTTATACCACGTATCAAATCTAGAAACTTTGACTGTAACAGTTCTTGTGGTAACTAGGTCTCGCCGCCCGGGCCAGGTCTGACTTACTTCGTCAACAAATGGATATAGACTGCTAGCGCCCCAGTCACCTACTGGATCACGATCGGCAACATAAAATGTTGACTCACCGTCATAGTCACTAATTGCCAAAGGAAATACATGATAACGATCTTCGTAGCTAACGCCAGCTGGTTCAGCACGATGATAAAATTGCCATGTGTACCCATTTTTTCTTGCAGTGTCTATTCTACTAAACAATTCGGGAATAGGTTCAAATGCCCAGGTCTCTACTGAGGTGTCGTTACGTGTTCTGTCTAAACTGTCTTGACCCTGATTTGCACCGATGTCAAATAGAATATATTTGCTCATACTTTAATCTTCTTTATGATTTGCTAAGAAATGATTTAGATCTTCCGGAGTGCCTATACCCCACATCTTTTGAATTTTCTTAACTTTAATTTTCTTACCTGCTTCAATTGCTTGATTAAACACGGGGCAAACATAAAATTCATTGTTAACACGAATGTTCTTTTCAATCATTTCTTCGGCATATTTAACGTAGTCACTGCCGTGCTTCCAGTAGTAAACTCCAACAGTGGCATCGTTGCTGATAACTTTCTTTTCAGCAACTTCACTGACAAAGCCGTCATCTCCTACACGGGCATAACTCCACTTTGGATGGCTCGCTTCAAAGGTAATGATACCCCCGTCAATTTCATCTGCGTTGAATGCGTACATACATTCGTTACTGTTCCATTTGATGAATTGATCACTGTTGGCCATAACTAACGGAGCATCGTTGTTGATATAATCTTTAGCCAGCAATGTACTGCAAGCTGCCCCTTCAGTTACTCCTTCGACCTGCACAATATCACATCCTGGTGCAATTAGATTGAGCAAATACTTTAGATTGTATTTTTCGTAATGTTCTTTTTGTACAATGAAAATAAAGTGTGCGTCGATGTTTAGATTTTCCACAACTACTTGAATCATCGGTTTGCCGTTGACTTCAATTAAAGGTTTAGGGAATGTGTATCCTTGTTGTGCAAATCTACTACCTGCACCTGCCATGGGTACCAGCACATTAAGTTTACTGTCTTTCCAAGGAATATTATTTTTAATTGTTTGTGAGTTCATATGTGATAATTTATTATTAATTTTTGACCAGGTCACATCGTGTGAGTCTTCTACAGCCAGTAAGTTTCCACCACTGTCCAATGCACCTTGTCTACCAATGTGACTGTCTTCAATGATTAGTGTATTGCGAGGTAGGGCATTGCAGACTGTCATACACTGCCAGTACATCTCTGGATACGGTTTAGGTAAAGTAACATCTTGATTGCTAACGTAGTAATCAACATATTCCATGACTCCTATTTTAAGCAGACTTAGTTTAACAGTTTCTCGTATGCTGTTACTGGCTACTGCAATCAAGTAACCTTGCTTTTTTAGTCTAGTGAATATGTCAATTAGTTTATAATCAAAATCAAATTTGCGAATTAGATCAAATGTAGCTTCTTGTTTTTTACGCCATATTAGATCATGAAATTCTGCAGGCAATCCTTTTGTTTCAGATAGTAATTTTAATTTTTTAGTAGTATTGAGTCCGTCATATACACTAAGGTGTTCGTCTCTGTTGATCACATATTTTTTATCAACAGATTCTAATGCGGCATTTAGGCTATGATAGTGTAGTTCTCTACTTTCTATCAGTACACCATCTAAGTCAAAGATTACAAGTTTATTCATGATAGTATTGTTGGATCTTGCGTAACGGGCAAGTGATAATGTTTGTCAGTAAACTTAGAACGACCTCTTGTGGTTAAGACGTGATCGAAGTTTTCTAATCTGTATTTTATATTGTTCTTATTAAGGTAGTGGCCCAGTATATGTTCTCCGGACCAGTTTCCGTGTCCGTTGTGTTCCCATTGTGGATCTGATTCTACTACCAGCTGATTATATTGTCTACCTATGTCAGCGTACAATCGCATACTATTATAAGTACCTAAGGCAAATTGATCATTGACAGGCCATTGACTCCACCCACATCCATTTTTAGGAATCACAATGTCATCTTGAACATCAAGTGATCTTAGATCGATAATTCTATTTAGCATGCCGTCTGGTCTAAATCTAATTACAAGATCGTAGTCCTGGTCAATTAAATCAAAGGCCATGTACAAGGATTGCCACATTCCTATTCTACGTTGATACCACCAACGAATGTTTTCAGGAGAGGCCGGCGGATGTGACAGCGAGTGTAGTGGAAGATTCCATGCTGGTTGTTCTGTAATCTTTAGTTTTGCTAAACGGTAATTTGGCAACAGCACTGATTCTATCCTAGCTCTGCCCTCTGCTTCAGTCGAAACCCAGTCACTGTTCCAAAAATTTAGATAGAGGTCCGCAGACTCAAAGCCAGTTAGTTGATGCATTAAAGCAATAAAGTCTCCGGTAAACCTGGGATGGCCGCCGCTGATTAAGGCTACACGCATTTTAGAAATATTGAATGTTTAATCTAAAAGGATAGTTAATTTCTAAACGCTCGAATGGTTCGTTCTTACGAACTTCTAGCATCATAGTCTTACCCAAAGCCAGTGCAACTGCACTAGGTCCACCCATGCTGGTAACAAAGTATTCACTACCTTGAATAACTCGAGCAAGTTCCATTAGATTTTCTGTTCTATAATGAGGTACCCATACTTTGAATATTTCTTCAAAGGCCGCATGTTCTTCTTCACTGCCTACAAATACGCCCTGGTCAGTTAATCCTCTTTGACAAACGTTTTGCCATGTTTTGCTGTCTTTTTCATTTCCGTCTTGGTAGTTCATGTTACGATGTACTACGATAGGACGTCCTGGAATCTTAATAGGATTACGACATTCCATCCATGGATCTATTTGAAGTTGTCTGAAATGATATTTGTGATCAATGCCATTGGCTAGTGCATGTTGATTACTAAAATTACGAGGTAAGAAACCTGTCTCTAAATGCAATGCTGCATCTTCAAGTTCGTAATCAATATCTTCACCGTTCCATACTTTAAAACTATTAATGTACGGTTGATGCAACATAAACTCTTCCATTTGATCAAAGTCTACTTGTCTCATCTTATCGTTGTGACGTCCTGCATCAGGCCACCCTAACTTTTCTTGAATCATTTTTTTAAGATTACCTAGACGAAGGTAAACATCACCACCGCCTAATATTTTAACTGCAACCATGCTACACAATGTGTCGCCCATGGTACCTGAATGTGAAAATGTTGTCATAATTTCTTTCTTATCTATACATATCTGTGGCACGTAATACTGCGCCTTCTAAAATCATATCTTTGTATTGTTCAACATTACTAGTAACACATTCGGGAAAGTAATCATCTAGTTGAACCCACTCATATCTTTCGCTGTCATTGGGACCATGATGTCCGTATTTGTTTTGTATAAACCATTTGATATTGTGACGCTTGATCATATCAGGTGTATCAGTTTCTGTGTGAGCAAAGTTTTGAATTTTGGTAATCGCATGTTGATCATCACCTAGGTAAGTGAAATGCCAGCCGCCATGATCCACAAATACTGTGTTTTCTGGCTTTGCGTTCCAAAAGAATGTCCATTCTCTTTCTTGTTGTGCGTTTGAATAACAACGACCTCTTGTTACCATGATGTTGGCATTTTTTGAAACGTTATAAACTTTCATGTAGTTTAGTTTATATTGAAATTGCGGAATGTTCAAGATGTATTTGTCATAATTATTCTCATCTTCTTTTATCAAAGTAACGATCTCAGCACGAGTAATTTCGTCACAGTCACTGACAATAACAATGTCTTCGGGTTCCATATCATATAGGCCTCGGTCAAGACAAACCCGCTGGAAACGTTCACGGACCCACGAGTCTTCAGTCTCGGGCATGTCTTCTACTTTTATATGACGAATCTTACTCATCCACTGACTAAATCTCTCTTTGTTATTTTCAAAGATATATTCTTTGGGTTTACCGCTGTGACTTAGATTTGATTCTGCTAAAACAAATACGTCAACTACGTCCCACAGTTCTTTCAATCGAATTTCTAAAACGTCTAATTCGTTAAAGAATGGAAAACAATCATATACTTTCATTAAAATCTCCAAATGTATTGATAACCTTCATGTACTAAAGGTTTGCCGATGCTCTGCATAAAATCATAAATGTATGCACCTTTGCCTTGACGTTGCCCATTGACAATAAAATTATCATCTACAGCAACAAGTGAACCAGGCCGCAGTCTAGACATAATTGCCGCAAGTTCTTTAATGTGATGTGCAGCACTGGGCCATGGGTCTTCTGGTTCGTAATCATAACTATCTAAGTATAACAGATCTACATAGTTCTCTGTTTCAGTTAAGTTCTGATTTGCTTGCCAGAGAAATTCAACGCTGTCACTGCAATGGATTTGTACTCGATCGCTTACTTGAGTAAGTGCATATTCTACGTGTTCTGGATTGATGTCAACGGAGTGTAATTCACCGCCGCTTTGATTAATGAATGCATCAAAAATTCTTGTGCTGAATCCTTCATCTTTAAAACTTACGTCTTCGCTTCCCCACTCTTTATGTGGAGGACGAGCGCATCCTGTTTCAATTATTAATGGTTCTTCACAAGTTTTTAAATGCTCTATCATTATTTGGAATGAGTCCTGGCGCTTGCCAGTTTTACGGATCATTTCTTCTAAGGTCATTTTTATCCTGTGTAAATGTTGTTGATATTTACAAACAAGAAAGGAACCCTCAGGCTCCTTTTGATTCTTTATAAAAGTTTACTTATTGATGCTTAAATTTTTATCAAATGTCTGATCTATATAAGATACTAGCTTTTCTAATGATTTACTGTTACGTAAGCTCTTATATACTAAATTTTCTATCCCGTATTCTCCGGTCTGTTTTAGACCTATTTTGCGGTATTTTCGTAATAATTTTAGAACTTTTTGAGCCATTTCGAAGTCGTTTTGATTCAAAACATACCTGATTAAATTATCCCAGTACTCGTACTGCTTTTCGATGCTTTTACGGTCTATTTTGCCACTATAGTTCTTTGGCTCGCGTATCCAGCTATTAGTTTTAAGACTCCACGCTGAACTTACAGTCGGACGAGTTTGATCTTCTGTTCCGGGCTCTACAGGAATACCTCTGATATTGATTTGAAATTTTTCTTTAAACAGTAATCGTTTAGTGTCCAACAATTCTTCCACTTCTTGATCACACTGTATTTTACCATAGTCTATAATTAGATGCAGATCAAGATCGCTTTGCTCGGTATAGTGATAAGTGACTTGACCTCCGGTTATTTGTACATCGATAACAGGAACATCGATATCTATAAATTCTCTAAATTTTTCTGCAATCTGTAACAGCTTAACTTTAACTTCGGGGCGCAGTTGTATACCATCCCATAGTTTGGGATTTAATCGATCATGTTCCTCGTAGCCCTTGGTAAATTCAATCATTCGCATAGAATATTATTTATTGATTAAATATTATTATGATTGAACAAAATTATAGAGGTTATCTTTTAGCAGCTCATCCTAGACGACAGGAACCGATTCTTCGTAAAGGAGTATTGCTAATATTAGATCATGATGCAACCGGGGCTATAGGACTCCAGATCAATAAACCATTTACAAATGATATCACGTTTCAAACTGTAATGCAGAATGTAGGCTTACATACAGATCAAGACCAGCCTTTATACAACGGCGGTCAAGAGTCAACTAATAGAATACATGTAATACATAGTCTAGACTGGTATACATCTAACACTACTAAAGTTACAAATCGAATTGGAGTAAGTCATGATGTTTCAGTTCTTGCCGCAATAAGCAAGGGAGAAGGTCCTGAACATTTCAGAGTAGTTGCAGGATTTACACGTTGGTTGCCCGGACACATTGAAGGGGAAGTTGCAGGAAAAGAACCTTGGCATTCATGGAGTTCATGGAGTTATGCTCCTGCTGAAGTCGAAACTGTATTTGGATCAGATGATATTGACCAGTGGCACAAAGTTATAGCTGAATCAGGTCGTTTACAAATTGCAAATTGGTTTTAATCTTTTTCAGGATTTAAATTAGCCAACATACTTCTAATGTCGGCAACACCCTTGGCGTGTTTATTTTTACTAACAGCTACACCTTTTGTAGGATCAATTGGAATAATTTCTCCAGTTTCGGGATCAGTAGTAGTTGACACTGTGCTGGTCCTTTTTAGGCCTGCATAGACACTACTTCCGCCACCCTGTTGCCGTTGCTGACTGAAACTGCCTTCTTGCTCATCTTCACCTAGGTCGCTAATACGCAATGTATCTACATTAAACTCTAGATCAACTTTTTGCCCAACACCACTAGAACTACGTGTCTTCATAAACTGTATTTGATACCGCCCACGTTCTTTCATAGCACGTGACGTAAAGATACCGATAACATTATCCGCCGTCATAATCTTACTCAATCCGCCCGAGATGTGGCTGTGATCAAACTCAATTTCTTCAACAGCACTACGGTTTAACTGTGACGCTGTGACTGTGATACATTGTGTTTCCATAGCCAAGTTACGAATTTCTTCCGACACATACTTGTCCTTAACGAACAGGTCACTTGGGCTAACTTTAACACTCAACGGCATCATCAAGTCCAAATAGTCAATTAGAATAACGTCGGGCTTGCAACCTTTCTTGACCTGATACTCTTTCAAGTAGGCACGGATATCGTTACAGTTCTTGCCCGATGGCATATACTTAACCTGTAAGTTACCACTCTTCTTGCCCAACATCTTGACCTTGAGTTCAACGTCGTCGATGTTCTTAAAGATCTCTCGAGTTGTAATACCTGTCATCATACTATCGAGTCGCATACCTACGAGGCCTTCGGCTAATTCAAATGTAAGATATAAGACATTAAGTCCAGCTAGTGCCCAGTTCACTCCTAAGTTGGCTAAGAACAAACTCTTGCCGCCACCTGATCCAGCACAGAAGATATTCAGTTCACCTCGGTTAAATCCGCCGTATAATTTCTTATCAATGCTGGGCCATCCTGTGCTGATCTGCCCATTGCCATCTTTAAGTTTAGTCAGACGTGCTCTGGGATCTTCAAAGTAATCTGTACCCATATCTTTGTTTAGAGATATCTGTATAGCATCCTTAATTAGTTTTTCAACTGGACCGTAGTCTCCGGACTCTAACAAATCACTAGACTCGATAATTGCCCTTTCTAGTCCTTTGTGTCTGCTAAAGTTTTCAAACTCATTCATTAACCATTCATAGTTTTCTCTGGGCAATGCAACTGGGTTATACTGACTTCTTGTAGATGCGTTGACGATATTGGCCTCGGGCATTACCTTGTATTCATCTACATATTTTGTAATGAACTCTGCACTTTCTTGCAGTCGCTGATCAAAGTTTTTGGGATCAAAAATATTTTGACAACGTACAAACGTCTCAGCATCGCTTAGAAACATTTCCAAGTACAGCTTTTGCACTTCAAAGTCATAATTGGGTTTTTGTGGTTTTTCTTTTTTATTCATCTCTTAACGCTTCTAGTTTCTTCTTCATTAGATTTATTTTTATCTCGCCCGCAACCTTGTAGTGCAAGATTGTGGCTAACACATACAGTCGTCCATATTTCTTTACAGCATCTGCTACATCTTTGACGTCATCGCCCCACGGAGGCAAACTAGCACTCCAGCCATTGGTTATTGCTGATTTGAGCATCTTGGCACCGGGGCGATCTCTGTCTGGTACTACTATAATTTCTTTTCCTAATCCAGTCAATCTTGCAATCTGGGCATCGTTAGGCTCGTTCGTCATAATGGCTACGCCATCTATAGCTATAGCATCAAATTGTCCTTCTACGACTATGACGCATTGACGATTCCACCCTTGACGATCCAAATTAAAAACATATCCACTTTGACTATCTGTCAAGTACTTAGGGTTGCCGGGATTGATTTTTCTGCCAGTGTATCCTATTACCTTTCCATCTTGATAAAACGGTATTAGTACTCTATCTACATAGCCCGATGCAGGACTCCACATCCAATTGTACCAATCGAGCTCCATACCCCTACTTAAAATGTATTCTACTATCTTGCCAATGTCTTCTGCTACATCGGGCAAGTACCCGGTATTAATCCATTCCATTACAGACATTGTGCCATCGGGCAAGGGTTTTTCTAATAATACTAAATTTAGTGCTTTCTTAAGAACGGGCTGGTCATCTTTGATCTTGAGTGCCGCAAGATTAAGTTTACCTATGTCTATCTCATTCATGCCTATCCATTGAAATAGGCTTTTGGTATTCTTGCTTAGAATTTTACCAGGAGTCCATCCTGCGGCAAATCCACAATTGAAACAATGATATACAAACCCGTCATTCTCTACTCTAATACCGCCACGCAGTTTTTCATCTTGACGTTCTCCTCTGTGATGACAGCAGGGAGCATTAAAACTGGTCCATCCACCGGATGTAAGTTTCCTCTTAGAAGGCAGTAATGTCAGTAATGCAGATTGTATATCGTTCACATATACAGTTTAGCTTCTGTAAAGTGCTTTGTCAAACGATCCGAAGAAACTAGGATTATCATTATTAGATTCTGCAGGTGCAGTTCCAGGAACATGTAGAATTCTAATATAGGTATAGACACCATTAAAGTTAATCGAATCTATTCCGGTAAATCCAGTATAAGTCTTGGTAACGATGTTAGAATAATTTCCACTTGATCCCGGAGTGTTGTCCAGGGTTCCTTGAATGTATACGGTCCCCTTATATCCGGTCATGTACATGGCTAATGTGTGCAATGCGCTATTACCATTGTATTCTGGGTTAGCATAGATGTTTCCACTCTTATGCTCATACTTCTGTATATCGTCGTTGTATGTAATATTAAACGTGTTTATAGTGGTGCTGTCTTTGAGAACAGGAAATACTTCAGAACTTAGATGCAGGGTTCCTGCCATTCCGTAGTAAGTATTAGAATAAGTTGGGAGATAGGCTCCATCAGATTCTCTAAGTTTAATTGTATATTGATAACTGGTTCTATCTAAATCTAATGTATCACTCTCATTAAGAGTTAGTATAGCTAATCCCTTGGTTGAAGTAGTTGCTACATCTAGTACTTCGATTTGTTTTTCAACTATTAATCTCTGATTGATAGCATCAAACATACTGAATACAAATGTTTGCGTGTTGTAGATTCTAACATTTTTTTGGTCGCTATTTTTAAACTGAATTCTAACTTGATTTTTGATACCTTTTTGTATCTTTAGGTCTCGCTGGTACATAACCTGGTTTACTCCTCTTACAGTAGCGTCCAAATCTAATGTTACATCGAGTTTGTAATTATATAAATAGACTGGTAAATTTTGCATAAAGTATTTATTTTAAACTAATGAGAGACCAGTTCCAAGAAAACTTTCCGTTCATAACCTGCTTAAAATCCAATGATAAGGAATATGTAGGTATTGTTATTAACTTTGATGATTATGTTGCTAGCATCTACGATCTATCTATGATCGTAGGAGTCGAGGAACGACAGATTTTCCTAGAAATGGGTGAAGTCTGGTGGTGGGAAAGTAACAGAAAAATACCCATAAACATTTTTCTTAAAAAAGAAATGCATGTATTCCGACCCTTTATAAAAACTTTTAATGTAAAAGACATAGAGTTAGTATTTGGTCCTAGTGTTAATCTAAGCGAAATTGCTGAAAAGAGAGTAAAACGTAAATCTATTCAGCTAATAAGGAATGCGAGGAAGTAAGACCTTCGCAAATTAAGTTCATTTGAACTACAATAGCTGCCGCATATGCTATAGCGTGAGCTTTTTTAAAATAATACTCATTACCCGCAGGCTTTTGCCAAATTTCTGCGTTTACAGTATTCCAGTCTTGTCCAATTAGATAGCGTTTTGCCGGTCTAATCATAGCTAATACCGCAGCCAATTGACTTATGCTATTTGGCAACATCTGTCTTAGAATTGATCCGTGACCGTTCACATGGAACAACATATTAGTGAAATCGTCCTGTTGTAAAAGATCCCATAGTGGTTCTTGATTTAATAATTTTAAGAGATGTTCTTCATCTCGTACATCTTTGTAAATTCCAACATTTAATAGGTCAATCTTAAAATACCCGCGGTTTTCAGCTTCTTTATAGTCAAAGCTAGCAGTATCAGTTATGGAATTGTACGGGATAGAATGACAATATACGCCAGTATTGTGCTTTTTAAAAGTTCCATTATCTTTAATAGCCGCTGGTACATGCTCGATAATTTTGAGAATTTTTGTTCTATCAGCAAAGTCGATATCAATATCCGGCATTTCTAATCTCGTCGTATGATGGTGCGTAATTTCCTAAATGTTGTACAGTTAATCCTGCGGCAACGTTAGCAAACATTATAGCTTTCTTTATATCATTTGTATATAGGTATTGAGTGGTTAGTGCCGCCAAAAAAGTATCACCACATCCACAAACATCACTTACTTCTACTTGTTTACTTGGATGCACTTCGTCCCATAGTCTAGCACCTTTGCTACCTAATGTAACAATTAACCCAGCACACTCGCTTGTTAATCTGCTATACTCTAGTTCATTAATCTTAACCCATGCACCTTGAAAACGTTCTAAGTCAGTCTTTTTAGTGTCTATGAACACTGGTATGCTCAAAGCAACGAGTTCTTCGATTAATTCGTAGCTAACTGTACCTTTGTTGTAGTCACTGATCACAACTGCGTCGTAAATCGCAGGAATAGCCGAAGCAAATTCAATAGGATTAGATTTAACATCATTGTCAATTCTTACAATGTGTTGTTTACTTTTGGAATCGATTAATCTGGTCTTAACACTTGTTTCTCCGCATAGGTATGTAACTTCACAGCCCAGTGCTTCAAGATTGAGTTTGACATTACGAGCCATGCCTGCTCTTTCTTCCTTAGAGCTATATTTGAATACAGGAACAGGTGCCTCGGGACTTATTCTGTCAACAGTTCCAAACTGATAAACATCTAAGCAATCATCCCCGATTAATAATATTCTGAATGGTGTTGGTAGTTGAGTATTCGCCGACTCTGTCATAATAGATCACTTCTTTACAATATTCTTCTGCTGTGCTAGGTCTATCTTTTTTCCAGTCGCTGCCTTTTACATACACGTCTGGTTTCCAGCTTTTCATTATTTCTATAAGTTGTTCTTTGCTGTCAAAAAACAATACACTGTCAACTGCTTTTAAATTTTCTAAATGAAATTTACGATCTTCTTGGTTGTTAATAGGACGATCATCACCTTTTAACTCTTGCACTCTACGATCAGTATCAATCACAACCAGTACCGCATCTCCTTTGCTTTTAGCAAAGTTGAGCATTTCAATATGACCTCGATGCAGAATATCAAATGTTCCGTTAACCATTACTCGGGTCATAATACTTTCTTAGGTTAGTTACATCAGCACATGTGTATGTTTGATAATGTGCTTTAACATTATCAGGCATAGGAATATATTCAACTCTACATTTCATTCCTTCTGCAATTGTTCGAGCAACGTTATCAAACGATGTAGCGCGACCTGTACCGGCATTCCAAATACCAGATTCAGTTACGTTAAAAAACTTTTTATGAATACTAACTACTTCATGTACAGAAATAAAATCACGTTTGTAATTCTCAGAATTTTCAAATAGCTTGATAACTCCGGTAGCTTCTGCCTGCTTGGTAAACTTATGATGAGGGCTAGACTGATCACCTTTATGATCTTCATGAGGTCCATACACGTTGAAATACCTAAATCCCTGGACTGTTATGTTAGACCATTTTTCTCTAAATCCACTTACATATCTTTCAAAAAGATATTTGCTCCATGCATATGGACTTAGCAAATGAACAGGTGCATTTTCGTTAAATTCTTTTCCTAGTCCATATACGCTTGCAGAACTTGCATATTGCAAATTTACATTGTTTGCCTGACATTGATTGATAACAAGTCTACTAAAATCATAATTCTGATCTAGCATCTTGTCTACATCCATTTCAGTAGTAGACGAATTTGCTCCTAAATGTATGCACCAGTCTAAGCCTCTAAAATCTGGAAGTTCTTCTCCCCATTCAAAAAGAGACAGTTCGTGTTCGTCATTTAGTGCATTGACCATATTTTGACCAATAAAACCTTTATACCCTGTAATCAAAATTTTCATTTCTGACTGTCTCCTTTAGCAACTCGATAATTGTCTTCGACACTGTCCGGTGTGCTAACTTCGATAATGGTCCCTTCTTCGAGACAAATCAGTTGATGTGGTACCAGTGGATTATTATGCCACACAGAGCCTGGTTTTAATACTTCTAAATATTCATCCGCTGTCTTCGTATCAATAAATCTAACTTGAAATTCACCGCTTAACACATACCAGGTTTCTTCCTTTACAGAATGGAAATGCATACTAAATCTAGCACCGGTATTAAACTTTAGTAATTTTCCGCAATACTTGTCGTTTGTTGCCCAAATTAATTCGTGACCCCAACCTTTTTCTACAAAACCTTCTAATCTCATAATTCTCCACTTTCAGCCAGTTTTAACATTAGGCTATATTGTTCGTATGCTTTTTTTACTGCTGGATATTTGTCCCGCAGTGCTCTCTCTCGTTCTTTCTGCTCCATTAGTGTTTCAAACATTCTGTAATGCCCTTGCTTCTTCATGTTGTTAAACACCTCGGATTCGAAGTCTGCAATTCTTTCTAATTCACTTTCAGCAATTTCCACAGTATACAACGGTTCGCTATCATATATAACATCTTCATAAACTCGATTAAAATCCATAGGATCTCTAAAGTAATTTAAATTGACTTTGCTGTACCGATGTGCCCGCTTGTTTGTATCAAGTACACGAATACTGTGATGTTGGCAAAATTGTTTTATATTTTCTGTAGTCATTATTCTATCAGCATTAACATAGCCATTGTGGCTTTCTTGTCGTCCTCTAAGCAAAGTAAAATTTCAGCGCCGCCACGAAGCGGCATAATGCGCCAACCTTCTCCACCTATTCTATCGTGAATATAATAGAGACGAGGCCCAACGTGCTTCATGCACCAAGCCTCTGCTTTACCTACGCTAGGAACTTTAAACTCAATCATGTTCTATAGTATATATCACTTTATGTGCCCCACCTCAACAAAAACATAGTTAAGTCTTTAGAATCTTTAAATGCAAAAGTAGTGTTGCCAAACATGCTGTGCATAACCCAAATCTTACCATTCATGCCTTCCCAAGTTTTAGGAGTTTGGTAGGACCACCCACCGGTTCCTATATGTTCGTGGCACCATTGTTCCATGTCTGGATGTTGCCAATAACGTTCTTTACCAAATGTAATCCAGCTAGCAGTATCACTCATGACCACCTCAGAATGAATAAGGTCAAATCCTTTTCATCTTTAAAATAAAATTTGTCTTTCTTTTCAAACCAACGACTGCCACTATTTCCAAATCGTTCTCTGCACCAAGTCTGTGCCTGTTCATTTAGATCCAAGGGAGTGCTTTCTGTTCGAGCCATTTCAATCCAGGTATATTTCATACCCCATCCGCCAGCTTCTCCCGTTTTCATAGGTCGCAGTTCGTGTTCTGAACCGATGTTCAAGCCGCCGACAATAGAACTAATACTGGTCATGACCACCTCAACATAAACATAGTAAGATCTCGATCTTGTTTAAAATAATATTCAATAGAAGTACTGTGATGAACTACATTCCATTTACCTTTGAATTTGCCCAAGGTCTTTCCTAACCATTCATCAACTTCTCTGGTACTGTGCAAAAGATTAACTTTGGTCTTATATGGCCATAATTCTTTTTTAAGTCGTCTCATGTTAGTGCTTTCACAATTTCATATTGACGCAGTGCTTCTTGGACATTGTTCCAAGCGATAGCCAATGCTGGATTAGACTTTGGTGCTTTTCTATATCTCACAGGAGGATCACTATCGACCCACTGCTCTGGATTATCTTTGGTCCAGTAATAGACATTAGCCCAATGACTATGACAGGTGCTGTCAGTACGCCATTCTCCCTTGCCGTTCATGCCTCCAGTATGATTCCAATAAAAGTAATCTACACCACAAGTATCGTCAGCTAGGGTTACGGTCCTGAAGCCCATATAATAGCCGCTTTTATCAGGCTGCTGATCTGCTGTATGGTGCCATATGGAAGTCTTCATAGTCTAAAAAAGATGTTGGAGTTTCTGATAGAAGGAGTGCGTCCCCGTACTTTAATTTTAACATCATTTCCTGTTTTTCGCAAGTGGTTGTTATCTTGATGTAGGGATTTTCGTTTTGATATCGCCAGCGTGTTCCATTTGAAGTTTCAAAATCTTGCCATTCGGGCATAACGACTTCCACTTCGCAACCCAACCCAAATAGGAATGTTGCATCAATTTCTGTAGCATCGGGCTTACTCAGTGTCCAAAGTGTTTTAGTAATCATACTCCGTTGCCGCTCCCAAACTTTAATGCAAACATAGTTGAATATTTCTCACCCTTGTTCATAAACTTAAATGTTACATATTCATCGGCTTGAAATACTGCCCATTCAAAATCTAGTCCCATAATCAATCCCTGATCCTTACACCATTCTGCTAACTGGATAGCGTGGTTACTAGCGTGGTGTAGTTTCATAAAATTAAGATGTCTGTATTGAACTATAGTGTCGAACGGTATTCGAATTTCAATCATCGTTCATAATTTCTTCTATATACGGACTTTCGTTAGGAAAATAATGCACATGATATTCTCGCTGATTAAATCTGTAGACTTCAGATATACTATGTTGATTGTTACTAAACTCGTCGGGCTCATCTTGCATCTGTATCATCAACCAAACATTTTCTTTTTCTTGACCTTCTAATGTTCGACGAGGAGGGCCCATGACCTTACGAAGAAATGTTTTTAATTCTTCTTGGGACATGTTGTTAATAAAGGCTGTCATTTTATCCCAGTCTCGTTGCACAGTTCTTGAATCATCAAGATATCTGCAGGACTATCTTTAAATTTCTTCATCCAGAATTTAACATCAAATACAGGTGTAATCATGCTCAACTGTTCGTCACTCATCTTACTAACCATGGTCTTACCCGATGTACAATTTAGGATAAGCCACGGACTAACGCGACCATTTAGCATGTCATGCACTGCTTTGTTCAAACTGACATAATCAAAGTATTGTGCAAAATTTGCACTATGCTCGTCTCCCCAATCCATCATTGTTTGCAATGTTCTCTGCACTGCTGCTTCGACTGGTTCTACTTTGAGCATGTCAAATAGGTACTGTTCATACAGTTCATCCCTGCACCAGTGGTCTAATTTGACACCACTTTTAATCACATAGTCAATGAACTTTTGAGGATAGATAGGATTGACGTTATTGACAAAACTGCCAAACTTTACAAAGGCATTATAGTAAGCACTGGTACAAAAATGTTCATAGGTCTTGCCTTTTTTATCATTTTGTGTAAGTTGATAAAAACGAACATAGGCCATATAACCTGCTTGAACACGCTTCTCATCTTTCTGCAGAGCACGCCTTTTTTGTTCACACATGTGCGCTACTAGAGTCTTTTCTTTCATAAAACTCTTACCGCAATGTACACAATTAAAAGGTTGATCTGCCAATGCTATCATTCGTAATCTTTTCGTTGCTTCTTGTCAAAACCCATTTTGTCAAACAGTTCGTCGATGTCTTTCTTAGTCATCATGCTAGCTAACGTCTTAATGTCATCTAGCTTCCATGCAGGATAAATTTCAGCTAACAGTTTTTCAATCTTATTTGCTTTGCCCTTTTTACCTGCGGCAAGATAAGGATGATACATGTTAGAACCAATACCAGTTGCTGCAAATAATTTCCACAACAAGGGTCTATGATTCTTACTTAATTCCCAATGATTTTTATTAACATACTCGTTAGTCCTTTCTAGGAACCATTCTTGCAATGATTGATCACCTTGCACATTAGCAGTATACCTCATTAAGATGTAAGGACTGAATGCTTTCTTTTCCTCGTCGGTGAGGTTTTCGTAAAAGTCATAGTTGCGACTGTCTACTGCATTTAGTTCACGCTTAATATCAAGTTTTGCGGTTGCCATATCTTTTTTCGTAATCTTCTGTAAGGTAGTATGTTATTTTAACACGGTCCAGGGCGGCTTGTAAAGCAGTATCGGACTTGGCAGCACGATGAATATCACCCCACAATTTACTTTCCATTATTTCGTCATGCAATGATGCCCTAGGTGATCCTGTTCCGATTCCTACATTGCCGGAACTGTCTATCCGCATTTTTTCAGTAGAACCTGCATTTCTAGCATAAACAGTTTTACCCTTATCCGGACTTTCAAAAATTAGTGACATCTTACCAACATCTTGTGTAATCTACAATCTCACTTTGTCTAGAAACTTCTTTAACAAAATAGGCGCATAAAGGTTTTTCGCCTGCATGTAATGGTGTGGTTAAAAGTTGCCCAGCCCTCATTTTAGGAAAATACCATTTAACATCTTGATAAACATCAATAATATCAATTTCATGAAATTCTGGCCTAAAGCTACTAAGTGGATTAAAACAATATGTTTTGAATCCTCTATCATTTAGACTTGTTAATGGCAATACTTCCATATCTGGTCCTTCTGGATCTCCGACAATTGTACACCAATCAAGTGGCATAGTAATTTCATCCTGACCTATTTTAAGAACTGCTGCAGGACCAGTAAAACTTTCAAGAAAAATTAGTGGGATAAAAAAGTAATCAGGATTTTGATTATCACTATTATCTAATACTGAAAATCGTAGATCATCGTCTACTTCTTCAGGTAATTCGTTGAGATAAAATGTTTTGTTTTCTAAGGTTAAGATTTGCATTATTTGTTATATTTCACTTTTTGAATTTCGAATGGATATTTCGCATCCTTATAGAACTTTTTTCGTTCAGTAAGGTGTCTCTTTGCATACTTCGTTGACGCTGTAATATCCCAGATTTGTACGAAGTCTTTGTCGTCTGCTTTTCTAATGCCTCGCCCAATTGATTGTATAACGCGAGTAAAGCTCTTTCCGGACTCCAACATAACCAGATTAAAAATCCTAGGGATATTAATACCAACAGCGGCCACACCGTAAGTCGCCACAATAATCTTGTTAGTAGCAGTTTTAACTTCGTCATATTCAGTCTTTCTATCTTTGGTTTTTACTCTACCAGATATAAAAGCAACATCCGGTTCTTCTTTCAAAACATTGAATAAGCCACTAAGATGAGTTTGTAGGAATTCTCCGCACTCGATTCTATCAACTAACACAAGGGTGTTGCCAGTGTTTGCAATCTCTTTAATTAGCGTAGATATGTAACTCATCCTATCATTATCGGTTACTAGGAATTTTAACTCCTCAGGATATCCGCTAAATTCTTTCCACTCTGCCGTTTGAATAATGTTTACGTGGCAATCACTTAGTACACCTTTTTCCTGTAATTCGTGAGCACGAACTTGATGTACTACTTCACCTAGACTTGCACGTAAACTTTGAAATTCGTGGTCTGCTTTAGGTACAGTACCAGTTAAGCCCCAGCGTATTGGTGCGTTGGCAAGATTTCGGGTTAGCAAGTTTTTCAACACTTCCGCCTTGGCCATGTGTACTTCATCAACCATAACTGTAGCAACTCCTTCGAGTAATTCTGCTAAAGTTAACACTTCTTCATCAGTGGTATCTTTGGATTTTTTGTCTAAAATATTCAAACTTTGCCAGGTGCAAATAGTATGCGTTTTGTTCAGATCTTTTCTGTCACCGTAGTAAACACCTACATCTAATTTACAGTTAATGAAGTCTTCCTCTGTTTGTTCCACAAGACTTTTGTTAGGAACAATGGTTATTGTACGACCATATTTTTCCACAATTTTCGATAAAGTTGCGGTGGTTATTGTCTTGCCAAAACCAGTTGCAATTTCTTGAATACACTGTGGATTTTTAAGAAACATATTGACTGCTTCAACTTGATCGTCACGCAGTCTAATAGGTTTGCCTGCAAATCGATGACCTTCGGGCCATGTCTGATCACCCCAAAAATCTTCAAAAATTTCAGGAAAATCTAGGGCAATGGGCTTGCGATTATCTTCAAGATCAATGTTGTAATTTTTACTCTCAAGATATGTTAACACCTGTGGTAGCATTGATAGATAGGTAGTTCCACCTAATCCGAAAAAACTAACACTGCCGTCCCAACGACCTAATTTATAGGCTGGACGATACCTAGCTGTGGGGTCTTCGTACTTGAATTTCTTGACCAGAGCCTTTCGTGCGTCGAGGTCTAAATTTTCTATCTTAACATTGACCTCGTCTTTTATTATTATTTTACAGTATGGCAAAGTTAAAATTCCTTTGTGGTTTTTTGTCCAGTATGTGAATCACATTATGGTGATTTTTCACAAATTCTCGTATTGTATAGTGTACACTATGTAGGCTGAAGTTTACAACACAATTGAATTTAATTTTTGATTCGATAACTGTCTTCGGTACCTTGCCGCTGATAAACACTGCACGAGTTTTTTCAGTGATGGGATTGTTTAGTTGCTCGTCTTTGATAAATTTATTGAATTTTTCACCAGTTTCTTTAGGTAGTCTAAACATCACACTCATTTCTTCAGGAGTGATATCAAGTGATTTTAAAAATTCATAACTTTTTGTAATTTTTTCCATCTCCAGGCCGCCCGGTATGATAAACATGCAAGGAGACAGATTTTTAACAATACGAGAAATGTCGTAAATTGTAGATTCTTCCAAATTTACGGTAAAATTCACCCCTGGATTTTCATTTAGGAAATCTATTACAGATTGTTCAATATTATTTTCAGCCAGGTACTCACTGACACTATCATCCCATGTATGTATACCGACTTTTCTTGCTAAAAATAGCGAGTCCAACAAATCTGTGGTTTCAGGTTGAGGCACACGATGGCTTACATTGATAAATTTTGGCATTTTTTCGGTATAACTGACCATAGGTACAAAATTTTCAAGATTTTCTTGAATAGCCAGTATTTGCTCAATGTAATTAACAAATTCTTCGTCAGCAGTGAACTCGTCCTTCTCAACAAACGAGATCAGGAATTGTATGCTACGTTCGTTCAGTGCAAAAATCCATGCTTTTTCATCTTTATCCCATTCCGCGTGTATCAAATTAGGACGCTCTTTTCTAATTCTCTCCAAGATGGTTTCATTATAAGGAAATTCCACTTTGATTGCCTTAGTGTATTCACTATGAGCAATCACAGAGATTCGTTTGTTAGAATTGATAGTTCTACGGGGTACTCTATATGTGGGATTTTCCAGAAAATTTGTGATATCTTGTCCAAGTATCTGCGTTAATTTTTCTTTTTGTCTTTGCAGTATTCGAACTGCAAGAATTGCCTGTTTTTCAGTGAATCCAAGACCTCTAGAAATTTGATCATGGAAGCTCCAAACCATTTTTGAATCATAGGGATTCATTTGGGTCTTCATTGCAAGGAGAATAATTAGGTCTTCAATACTCATACTAACATTATACAGGAAAACAAAAAAGGACGCAAGTCCTTTTTTAGTTAGAGGGAAATATCGTCCAATCCGGCAGCGCGGAGTTTGATAATATTGCTAAGTTGCCACTGTTTGATATCCAGTGCCTTGATAATGCCCAGCCATTGATTTCTCAGCATGGCAAATTCGTTGATAATTTTTTCCATATCAACAACATCTGCTTCACCATCGACGTATTTTTCAACATCTCGACTGCTTAGTGCTCTTTGATAATTCTCTAGATATTTCTTAAAGGCTTTGCTTCGAATACGGCGCAACTCAATGTTCAAATATTCTAATACTGCTTCAATTTCCTGCAATTGGTTAAACCTTTGTTCAACAATTCCAGGTAAAGAAGCCGAAGCTTTCTCTACTTTTCCGTAGATCTTAACTTCGGCCCTTGCACTATCTATTTCTTTATAAAAGTATTCTATGCAGTCAGGTAAGTGAGCAATGTCCTTACTAACTTTAGAATACCATCCCATAATTAATCCTCATCTTCGTAGAAATCATCGTCTTCAATAAAGCTGTCATCTTCTTCTTCATTAAATTCTTTCATTACTAATTCGATAGCATCGTCAAGATGTGGATCATACCCTAATAGTCCTTCTAATGTGTCAGCTTCGACATCTTTGTTAACTAAAAAATCAACAAATTGTGACGCTGCAAATTCACGGCCCTTTTCAGGAATGTGATCTCTAAATGTGTCCCAAATTTCAAAGATTAGTTGCTCTTCCATTATGCTTCCTCATTGTCTTCAAGTGCTATTGGATCTAAGGCTTTTTCTCCATTCTTGGAAATATCTTCCATCATAATGGTTAGCCCGTCTTTTTCGTTCTTTTCCCAAGCCTTACGGAATTGTTTGATTATTTCACCATCGACTGTTGTGTAAACAAGACTGTTGCCTTCTTTCTTCAACATATTTTTAGCTTCGAACAAATCAACCAATCCGCTGTAGGGACTCATGCCAGTTGTATACGGAATTTCTACTTGCACTGACTCGAACGGCTTTGCATAACGTGTTTTCATAATCTTACAAGCTGCACGAATACCGTTAACAGTTGTAGTCTTATTACCATCAGCGTCAGTTTTCAGTTTGAGTTTCTTCATAGCAACTACAATAGAACTTGCATAGACAAATCCTTGCCCGCCACTAATCTTATCATCTGGATCAAACATATCCTGGCTAGCGTATGTGTGATTTGTACAAACCATACCTACATTCCACGAGCCAAACATGTTTACACAGTTACGAACCAATGAAGTAAGTGCCTTAGGCTTACGACCCATGTCACCTTTCATCTCGCCTGCTTCGAACTGATTAACGTCTGTAGGAGTCAACAACATACCCAATGAATCAATTACAAATAATACCTTAGGACGCGAATCTTCGGGCATGGTTTTGTATTCTTTCATGAATTCACTAATGGTTTTTGCCACGTCGTCAATCATAGCCATGTTAAGTTTTAGAAGTTTATCTTCACTTGTATTAACACCTAGATCAAGCAACCACTTTTCGTCAAGGGCGTTTTCGCTGTCAACTAAGACAACAAAAATACCTTGTTCTTGTGCCGCTTTAATAATGTTACCAGAGCAGATATATGATTTACCTGCACCGGATTCGCCCGCAAAAACTGTTACTTTGCCTAGTGGAACTCCTTTGTAGAAGTCCCCCGAGATAAGATAGTTTAGGGCGTAGTTACCGGTTGAAATCCAATCGGTGGGGTCGTTAAACCCAATTCCCAAGCCATCAATACTTTTCGTAATAGACTTGCGGAACTTCGAAATATCGAAGGCCTTTGACATAGTCTATTCTCCTATTAGTCTTTTTGACGGTTACGAATCATTGCAATGATATCGGCTGCTCTGCTCGATGCCTCCCCACCTGCGCTCTCAGCTTTTGCGGCTGGAGGAGTGAATGATTTCTCTGCTGTTGCAACTTCATCTTCCCAAGGTGCTGGCTCTTCAACGGCAGGTACTGGTGCTGGTCTAGCCACCGGTGCTGCCGCTGATTTAGCCGCTCCACCTTCTGCATTGTCACGACCACCATAGCCTGCTGGCTTGAAGTATTGACCCCAACGATCCATATCAAATGCTTCACCGTCTACTGACGCTTCGAACATTTCTTTCATGACTTTGAGTTCAACTTCGCCTGGCTTCTTAGGCAAGAAGTCTTTTAGATTATACAATCCATGTTGTGCAATTGCAGCATTTTCTGCATCGCTTAGAGCACGTTCACGACGAGCCCAAGTGCTAGTAGAGTAGTCAGCATAACCACCTTTGCTTGTTTTAGCAATCTTGAAATCAAGACCACGAACCAAGTCTGTCGGTAGTTCTTCAATCTCACTATCCATCAAAGCATTTTTAACAATGTTAAAAATTTGTGAGCCGATGATGAAGCGACGGATTGGATTTTCAGGAGTCTTATCTTCCTGTAGTTTGCTTTCGCCCACAAAACCTTGGAACAGGTATGACTTCTTCTTCCAGTACTTACGACCCATATCTTCCAAAGACTTGTCTTTGAACCAAGGACGAACCTCAGTAAGAATTGGACATGTCTCGCCCCACATTTCCATACATGGGACTTGAACAGTCACTGGCTTGGAATTGGTTTCACCTTTCACACCGGCAAATGGCAATTTGATCATTGCACGTTCGATCCAGAAGAAAGTATTTGAGCTGTCACCGTCAGGAAGGAAGCGGACTGTTGTAGTCGAACCTTCTGGCATGTTCCAGTGAGGGTAAATTGCATTATCACCGCCGCCGGATTGCCCGCCGCCTTGTTGTGAAGATGCTTGTAGTTTTGCGCGAATTTCTGCTAATGTTGCCATAATGTTTTTCCTTAATGTTGATTTATTATGCCTCTTCTTTAAAGCCTACTGACTAAAAAGAAAAACTGTGCATGTGTTTAGTATGCACAGTTTTATTTATTATCGCAACCTATACGGCTACGAAAATACGGTTATTTTTGCCAATTATTTTCTGTAGTTGGCAATTCTCATAATTGCTGCTAAGTCAGTAGATTCGTTCTGTCCTAGACCCAGTTCTGCTTTTTTACGGGCTAATCCTGCTGAGCTTGTTGGGCTATTGGTTTTTTCTTTTTCTAAATCTTTAGTGGACATCTTCCAGTCGCCGCCTTGTTCCTTGCGTTTGTACGCAGGCACTTGGCTCTTATCTGGACCGCTTTCATTCGGACCGCGGTCGTCCGGAACACCGGCAGCTTTTAATGCATCTGCCCTGTCACTGTAACCTTTAACACCTGGTTTGATATCTTTAGATGCTTGTCTAATTGCTGCTTTTTCCGTGTCAGAGGCATTGCTGGCATCAACGTGCTTCATTGTTGTAGAAGCTTGATGACTATCTCTACCTTCAACTTTTGCCTTGATGTTTCCCACTAGTTCTTTTAATCTTGCCAATCCGTCATCGCCATTAACTGGTGTGCCGTGACGCTGTTGCCATTCCATAGTTAGTTTTTCCATAAATTGTTCAGCCATTTGTCTTGCCTGTTGTCCAGCTTGCTCTCCAAACTTTTCACTGATTTGTTTTTCAACATCTAATGCAATGCCTTCACCGCCACGGAATGGTCCAACTTCTGGATTGTCACGATTGTAAAAACTCTTAACAATCTTAGCAACTTCTTGTACCATTGCCTTAGGATCTTTGCCTTCTGCAACAGGAGGTTGTTCTGGAGCAGGAGCGTCTACAGGCGGCATTTCTGCTGCTGGCTCTTGAGGCGCAGCACCAGTTAGTCCTAATGCCACTAACAACTCTGGGTAACTTTCCTGCGCCCACACTTGTAATACTTCGATAGGATCAGTTGTAGGATCTAAGTCAAACGCACCTTTTAATTTTGCTTCGAGGTCGCTATCTTCTAAACCAAAGCTGCTGAAGAATTGCCATGCGGTTTGACCGTCTACACCCAGTTCTATCTCACCGTTAGGCAATTCATCCATTGCCTGCTTTAAAGATTGAATTTGATCATCGGTTAGTTTACCTTGCTCAACCGCTTCTGCCCATTCTGTAAATTCGTCAAATACACTTTCCTTGACTTCTTTATCGTCGTCGTTGCATTCGCACGGCGAGCAATCGCATTTGGAACAAGTTCCTTCATTAACAAAATCTTCAAGATCAACAGCATTGGCTTCTTGCATAATGCTGTGAATTAGAGGAAAAAATGCTGCTAGATCTTCTTTGAAATTTGTTTCTGTAAATTTTGCCTTGTATGTTTCCATAGTGACAGGATCTAGATCTGCCATTAGTGTTTCATCTTGTTCTACAAAACTTGCTGTCCATGCTTCATAATGATGACGCTTGCTCAATGATTCAATTTGTGCTTTTAATTCTTGTAGTCGGCCTACGGCCCTTTCTTTAATGCCCATTGCATCATCATGTAATTGAGTGTGTTGTACTTGTCTGCTGAATTCTTGTAATTGGGCAATCTGTTCACTCATACGTACAATTGCCTTGCCGGCTGGATCGTGTGGAACGCCACCGTGGTCAACGTGCTGAGCCATGGCAAATGCGCCAGCTGGATGAATGAACGGATATTTAAATCTTTCACCGTCTCTATTTTGAATGTAAATTGCCTTGATGTTTTTCTTCTGGCTACGTGCGCCTGGATACATTTCATCTACTGGACTGTGGTGTCTAACAATAACTTCTGTGGCACCTTTTACAGCGCGGCTAGTTTTTTTAGAACTTCTTTGGTTCCATCGGCTTTCTTGCAGACCTTCTCCCATATGTTGCTGTGTTCTATCTTTTAACATTGATAGTAGTCTTTCAGCAATTTCTTCGGGATGATCCTCATATTGTCTACCTAGGTCGTATTGTAGTTCATCAAATTCTTTTTGGATATAACGTCCAACGGGATGTGTTATAGAATCTCCAGCATCTACTATTTTTAAAATAGTATCACTATTGAATTCTGGACTATTCACTACTTTTCCAACTTTTTGCATCAATGCGGTATTATCAATACTAGGACTCATTCTCGATATCAACCGATCACGTGGAGTATTTGTCAGTTCACGACCAGTGTTTTCTGATACACCTTTTCTAATTTTTTTAGTTTCGTTCATAGTATTCATTTCGGGTTCTTCCTTAGTACCTTGCGTTGCTGCAAGATGTTGAAAATCATTTTTATCTAAATTTGTTTTAGCAATATCGCGTGTATCAAAACGTAGCAATCTACGCATTGCAAACAGTCTCATTTCTTTTAGAAAATCGTACCACATACCTTTTGCAGGATCATCTTGATTTTCTGTAATGCCTTGACTGTAGTATATTTTAAGACTACCTAGATCGTTTAGGCTAATGCTCACACGGCCTAGATTTACACCTTCGTTAATAAAGTCAAAATCAAAGAATCTTGCCTCTGCAGGATCAATGGTTACAGCACCTGTTTCGTCGCCCATTTCCAAATTTTGGAAACGACTGCGGACTTTATCGAACAAGTCTTGGGAGATTATTTGAATAGCTTTCATATGTGTTATTTATTAGTAATTAGATATATAGATAGGCATTGGCATTAGGAATTCGTCCTCGCGCTCTTCCCGCATTTTATCGTAAATTGCAGGATCCCATTCTTGTAACATTAAAGCCATGCGTATAACCAGTAACGTAGCACTTACTAAGTCGTCATGCAGCCCTACTTTAGCTTCAAAACTAACACCTTTTGCAATATATCCTTTTAATTCGCTAATTAGAGGTTTAGATCTAACACGGAATCTTTTGCTTTCTACTAGATGTTTTAATTTAGCACATGCATTGATTTTGCTAGAATTTGTAGTGTTAAATCCCTTACGGAACCGGCGCACATGTCCTTTCTTAATAGGTTCGCTTAAAAACAATCCCGGGATACTTTCTTCTCCAATTTCTTCAATAGCAACTAGTGCCGCTTCGCCAATATTGTTGTTTTCTACTGAATAATATATGCTTGCCTGCACACCTTTGTTAGCACATTCATCGTTAATAAAGTTACACAAATCTCTAAGTATACGCACCTGCCCTTGTACAGTAGTTAGATTATGTTGCCACTCACCTACTTGTTCAAAGCTAGGAATTTCTAAAATTTGAATAGCAGCAGGGTCACCACCTGTACCTAAACTAGGGTCTAGTGCTAGTAGATATGTGCTCATTGGATTAACTTTCTTATACCAACGTGCTTGACCCATTTTCATATAAGGCTCATCACCCTCCATGCCTGCAAGACAAATACTGTTAATTAATGTTTCATCAAATACTAAGAATTCGCAATCGTGTTCTCGACGGAAACGCTCTTCACCAATACGACTACGTTCTTCATTGGCCCATACTTCATCACGATCCGGGTGCTCGTTCCAGTATGCCCTGAATGGAAAGAATCCGTTGCGTCCTAATTTTTGTTCGTTGCCAAATTCGTCAAATTTGTAGTTTGCTTCTTTCCATATGTTAGCAAATTGATCTTCGTCACTGTTAGGCGTTGAAGTGATAATCGCTTTACCGCCTGTTGCAAGTGTAGGGGATATAGAAGTCCAGAATTCAACAGCAATATTAGGTTCAACGAACGCAAACTCGTCGGCGTATAGTAGCGACAATGACAAACCTCGACCCGTTGTTTCAGTTGTTGTCTGTGCAATAATACGCGAACCATTGTCAAATTCAATTGACTGTTTGTTGTAACTCTTTACACCGCAACGAATATGGTCAGCACATAATTCATACGCATATCGAATGCGCGACATAATTTCTTGGGCACCGGTAAACTTGTGAGCAGCTACTAGAACAGTAGCATCTGGAATAAACATAGCGTACCATAATAGATATCCTGCGGCCGTTGTAGTCTTACCTGTTTGTCGAGGTAACAAATTTACATTAAATCGATTTCCGTGATAGCTGTCAATTAGTCTACGCTGATATTCAAACGGTTCGTATTGTAACTTACCTTTAGTGGGATGTTGAATATAAAAGAAATGATCAAGAAAGTAGTGTGGGCCGTTAATTGGATCTGTACAGCTCATTAGTTCTTCAATATCCTTTTCAGTATATTTTTGAGCACTGTATGCAGTTTTAACTAATTTATTATCGGTGTAGGCCATAGCAGTATTTACTAAAAAAAATAGCCTCCGAAGAGGCTATTTGGTAAAACAAGTTTGATCAGTTTTCACGTACAAACTTTTTATATTGTGCAAATAGATCGTTTACTGCTTCGTTCATATCTGCGTATGCTTTTGGACGATCTCCGTCCATCCTATCGCCTTGCCCTGGCTGATTCTCTTGATGAGCGTGTGCGTTTGCATCGAACTCGTCTTTGTCATTTGGGTCAGCTGGAGTATTGTCATACTCGTCAACTTTGTCTTTCTTTTCCATATCGTGATCATCCATGTCGTGATCACCGTCGTTATCTAAATCACCGTGTGCTTGATTAACATCGTCTTCACCGTTGTCATCCATTGGATTCAACTTGTCAATGACACTACGCATAGTATCAGTTGCTGATGGTGCACCTGCTGGTTCTAATGTGCTGACTGCTGGAGGAGCATTGTCTAATGGAGGAGCTGCCGATACAGGTTTATTTTGTCCTGCAAGTTGCATAATAGTGGCCAGCATGTTGCTTAGTTCGTCACCGCTGCCTGCTGTCATATTAATGCTTGCTGGCATCGATGGCTTCTCCGGAGCAATGTTCATGCCCATTTCTGGAACCATGCCTGGCATCATTCCACACTCCCCAACTTGAGCACTTTCCTTAACAATGTTAGGATTCTTAGCATCAAGTTCTGCTAGTCTTTTTAGTACGTCGATCATATGCATATTATTTTCCTTTGCCGCCAAATAGGCTTGTGTTACCCGGCTCTGCATCCGTATTGTATTTGGCAGCACCTTCTGTTGGGATTTCTTCTCCACGTTCTTTACGTTGAAGTTTTAAGATATCATTCAATTCTTTAACAAAACCAGTATTGTACTTATCACCGTAGTAATTTTCAAACTGCGGATTGCCTGCCTCTTTATAGTCAGGATCTAGCAATAAGGCCCCTTCTCTTTTCTCAGCGGGCATTTGATATTCTTCACTTGGCTCGCCTGGACGACGAACCACAAGATTTTGTTTGCCAATACCTAATTCAGCTGCTAGATATTCTGTTAGTTCAAACTGTGTTGTTGGAAAATCTAGAGTAACTTCATAGATATTTACTTCGCAGTTTTTAACTTGCGGAAAGTCTAACGGTACTGCTTGAATAGGCGTCTTTGATTTTTTAAATCCTGTTAGGGTATTTTCGTTAGTAAAACGCCCTAGCAAACGCTTCATTGTGTCTTCCTTCTCAGTAGACATTTCTCCTGCAATTTTAATGCGGAAGTCATACTGTTTCTTAGACTCGGTTAGGTATTCGGTGAATGATTTCATGATGATTTATTTATTCAAATTTTTAAGTTTTTCAAGGATACTATTACGGTCCGTAAGTATATATCCTTCACCTTGCACAGTTTCTCCACTTTCGCCTCCGTGCTTTTTGTCGATCGCCAGCTTCTTTAACTGTAGATCAACCATCTTTAACTTCTTATCTATTTTAGCACTCTTTGCAGCAATAGCCTGTGTCATCATGCTGGCTGCAACTTCAAACATACGTGCGCCATAACGTGCTTCTACATTCATGCCTAGATCCATTAGATCATCGTAGGCTTTTTCTGCTTTGTCGGCTAGTGCATCTAATTCACCATCAGCCATATCTCCTAGCCCTTTAACTCTAGGTAAAGCAGACGCAATTTTATCAAACTCTTCTAGTTTTTCTTGTAAGTCAATAGTTGCTACAGGTTCAGCATCAACAGGTTTGGCAGCAATAACGGGCTCGCCGGTTTCTATATTAAGTAATTCTTCTAGTCGCTTTGTCATACTTTTACTTATTTCGTTTTCCAGGATTATGGAAAATATCTCCTTCATTAAGGATTCGAAATTTGACACCGTTTTGTTGACACCACTGAGATGCTGCTGCCCATTTAGCTTGATTTTTTATAAACTGTGCCTGATTATAAACATTTTTACCAACTTTTTCTTTAAGTGTTTGATTTGCAGGTTTTACTTCCCATAGTTCTGCGTGACGTTTCTGTGTCTTGTCAAGATATACCACAAGAAAGTCTGGTACATAAATTGTTTGCTTTCCTGATAATGGATCTTTATATGGAATTTTTACAGGTTCGCTGCTCCATTGCTGTACGGCAGGATTGTTATCACAAAATGTCATCACAGTAAACTCCCAACTACTTCTATATATAGGTAGTTTGTTACCTACATACTTTTCCGGGTTGTTGAGTTTAAAACCGCCTTTACTAAACTTCAAACTCATGCAATTATGTTTCGTTGTATTTCGGGATTTGTTTTAAATTCTTGTGCGTAACCTAGACTACTTGTTTTAAATCTATTGTAATTTAAGATTTCAGATACAAGCCCCGATAGTTCTACGTCATTTAATCCTCTTAGGGTATCTAAGATTTGCATAGGATTATAACCATCTTGTTTTGCCTGTGTTATTAAAATAACAGCAATTGATTCTGCAGACACTTCACCAAAACTTTTATTTGTAAAATATCCCTTCATTGCGGCAAATACAGTTGCATCTATCTCTACCGGAGATGTATACTTGTTATCAAATGCAATTACAGTTTGATTTGTAGTATTCGATACAGGAATGTTAGAATAATTCATAATTATCTCTTAGGTGGGAATATGATGGCTGCAGGATTTGCTCTAATTTTTCCATCAACACTGGTATTGAAACCTTTGAATATGTTTATCCCGATACCTCCGGGCAAGTTAAAAATTCCGGGTTGATTTTGAGTACTAGGTGGGCTTGAGTATTTTCCGGGGCTAGTTGCAGATATTGCACCTAGTGCGCTTGATGCAATATTGTAGCCCACGCCTTTTGCTTTCCCTAAACCATTTTTGTTAATATAATTCTTTGCTAAAATTTTAGCAATATCTAATAATGGATTTGAATTTGCAGGAGGCCTGTAAACAATTTTCTTCTCGGGAAACGGATCTCCTTTAACTCCATAAGGACTAGGAGTGTTGTCGTAGTAAATAGGAATCCATGTCTCGGGAGACTTTCCAGGGTTAACTGCCCCAGTTTTATATATCACTGTTTCATAAGATACCTGCATCTTATTTTGTAAAATTTTACCACCGTCACTCTGAGCAACGTTATCATGTGCCCATTCAGTTATAAGTGGATTAATTAAAGTATATTGTGTGAATTTCTTTTGATGAAGAACATAGATGTCAATGGACTTGATAAACTGATTATCTTTTAGTCCTCTATCGTAACGTCCGTATGTATAATCTATAGTTCCATATTTTGTATCTCTAAAGGCCTCAGGGCTTGTTCTAGCCTTAACAGTACCTGAATCTAGATCACCATAGTTGCTGTCTGCATAATAATGTTTAAAATAATTTAACCATAGATTATGTGTTAGGTTACTGTTGTCATCGTGTAGTTCTATTGTAATAGGCGAGTATGTTAATTTTGTTTGAACTACTGTTTTTCTATTATATTGATTTACAGTTTCAGTGGCTACTGTAAATCTAGGTAAATCTGTTTTCTTTGCAAGCAATCCTACGTCTTTACTACCTCGCTGACTTAACCATTGTTGATCAATAATTGCATCAGAATTTAAATTAATTTGTACAAAATAGATAAACCCAAATTTTGGGGCCCTTGCATATGTACTATCAACATACAATCGACTAGCATGTTGATAGTCCTTCATCACAGGGTACCCGGAGGTATAACTAGAGTTAGAAGATGTTAGAAAATTATTAAAGGCATTACTCATATGAATATTTAGTCAAAGAAAAAGCCCAGATATTCTGGGCTTGATTATAGTCAATAAAACTATTAACCTGTAGCTAGTCCTTGAGCGCCAGCTGGTCTTACAACACGACCTACATCTAAGCCGATACCGCTTGCTGTGCCGCCTGGTGCTTCTAATTGAATTGCATTATCATAACAGATACCTAACGTAACATCCATTGGGTCGTTACTTGAGTAGTCTCCGCCTTGATATGTTGCTTTAGTTACCCAGCATCCTAGAAATTCAAAACTTTCTAGTGTAACAGGTTCAAATTGTCCGTTACCACCATCTAAAATTTCAACTCGCATTCTAAACTTATAATCGATTGCGCTTGCTGCCGCACTTTGTTCAAAAAAGTCAAACTGCTTCTGAAGTTGCTCGCCTACTTTCTTGCTTACAACTCCACTTGCGTCATCGCGTAATTTTAGTTCAGCGTCTTCCCACTTGTGCTTACCAGCAATTTTTACAGTGCTGTTATATACAGGTAGTTCAACTGTTGTGAAACTAACGCTAGGTCTGCTTACTGTCATAACTTGTTTAGTTAATTCAGTAGAAGGAGTACCCTGGACACCGAAATTGTCTAATGTAACGCGGAAGCGGTACTTTAATTTTGGCATCAACAGACCCTGAGTTGATGCTGCCTGTGTGGCGCTCAACGGTACTGTGAATCTATTTAAACTTGCAATTGGCATCTTTAATGCTCCTTATTCTTTTATTTACCTATTATAGTCCAGCTGCAATATCGCCAGTATTTTTCAAGCGTAATGGAATGTAGATAAATTCCACGGCCTTAACTGGTTCAATAGCAATATCAACATACAACTCACTGCGATCAATTCTTGCTGGTGTGTTATTTGTTTCATCACAGACTACAATAAAGTCATATAGGGCACGTTGACCTACTAACTCTAACATTAGGCTTTCTGCTGCTGCTTTAATTTCTCTACGTGTTTGAGCATCATTAGGTTCAAACAAGAACGGTCTTGCTAAAACATCAAGCTGTCTACGTAGGTAGCAAACTAAACGAGCAACGTTAATTCTATCTAATGATGAAGCATTTCTTGCACGAGTACGTTGACCATACGCTAAAACTCCGACACCTGTTAGTGTTGCAATTGGATTAATCTTAACATCATCAAGTACATCACGTAGTCCTTGGTGTAGTGCAACGGTTCTGAATTCACCTTCTGCATCAACATATCCAACGCTGCTGGCATTGTCAACTCCGCCACGACGTGTACCTGCTGGAGCAAACCATGGATAGCTCTTAGCATCACTGTTAATGATTGTACGTAGCATCATGTGGCTTGGTGGAACAACAATACTGTTGCCAGTGTTATCGTTAGTGAAGCCACTTGGGTAGTACATAGCCATGTATTCGTCAAAACTTGTTGCGCCAGCATCACCGTTGTCTAATGCAAGGGCGGTGTTATTACCCCAGTTGCTTAGTGCTGTGCCAGTTGGTGCTAAACGGAATGGAGTATCACCTACTACAAATGCAGTAACGCCACGATCGGTATTGAATGCAATCATGTTCTGAATAGCTTCCGGGTAGCCTGGTGTTGCTAGCAAGTTGAAGTTTAATGTATCAGTGTCACGAATTGTTGAGTTAGAATCAATTAGTTCTTTGAATGCATTTACAACTTGTGCTCTCTGTGCCAAACGACCAAACTGTGGACTACCGTCTTCCGCTGTTGGATATTGACTTACCCAACGATCAGCAACATACGAAGTCATAGACTGGTTGTTGAAACGAGTGTTTTGTTCATTGTTAGCATTTAGATTTAAATGTCCTACAATGTATTTCTTAACGTTAAATCCACTGCGGCGAGTGTTCCATAGGCGCATGCCTTTTGGATATATTGCTGGATCTGGTGCATCTGGATCTAAGTAGTTGCTGGCTAGTAAGGCTTCAATTGTACTAGGTGCTGTTGCACTGCCAGATGTTGCCCAACGTGCATCAGCAAACAACCATCCGTCAGGAGTAGACTGATCAGTGGTGTCTTGTAAAACCCATCCGTTAGTTGTGCTGTAAACGTAAATGTCTTTACCAAATCTTTCTAGATTAGCTGTGCTGATCCAGACGTCACCTGTGTCTAGTTGAGTTCCGTCGCTTTGACCAGTAGCTGCATCTGGTTCAGTTGCGCTAACAATAGGACCGTTGGGGCTTGTGTTAGGAAATGCCGTAGCATCTCGATAGCTAACCCATGTTGTTCCGTTGTGATATAACACATCGACTTCGTCAACAACACTGCTGTACCATAATGCTCCGTCAGCTGGATCTGTTGTAGGAGCAGTTGCTCTTGCTTCGTAAACCAAAGGTTTCCAGTTAGTTGCAACTAGCCCAGTTCCGGCAGGCGATGTGTATAGATTAGGTGTTCCTGATTGCAATACTACATCATACGCTGTAAATCCGATCTTTGTTAATGGGTTACTTGTGCCGTCTACCATTTCAAAGTTACCACCCTGGCTGTGTGCCATTGTTAACTTGTTGTTTGTAGAATCCCATGATGCAGTAACATACTGTAATTGTGATCCACTGATAGCAGCTGGAATTAAAGATGCTAGGATAGAAGATGTAGTACCAGCTAAAGTGATTGTATAAGAAGCACTGTAGTTAGTGGTTGTATTTCTACTTTCTCTAATAGTAAATGTATGTGATCCTGTTGAAGCATTTGTTGTTGCAGAACCTGTAACTGACGTTACACCTGCAACTGCTTTTCTCCACACTTTGAAAGTGCTGGTTGCAGTTGTTGCATCGCTGATATTACTATCAACAAACAATGTACCTACGCCAACGCTTGTTCCGCCACCGTTAGGATCTAATGTTCTGTTTGCTTCGTTGACGCCACTGTAGATAGGAGCAGATACTGTGCTCCAGTCTTGTGTAGAACCGTTATAATATTTTACGCTCCAGTTTGCACCGTTTGATGGAGTTGTTGTAGTAACCCATACAGAACCAGTTGCTGTACTAGCGTTGAATACTGGGTAAGAATAGTGAGGAGCAGCAACATATCTCTTACCGCTGTCAAAAGAATCTTGAACTGCTACCCATGCATTACCGGAAGATTTTCTGTAAAGAGTGTTTGCATTATCGTTTGTAACAACAATACAAAAGTCTCCTTTAGAACCGATAGAGTTTGAAGGTGCTGTACCGCTGAAGCTAGAAGCAGGAGAAGTATCATCTAACACTATAGGAGTTTTAGAAGTAAATTTCAATGTACTTGCGTCCCATTCTTTAACACCATATAGGCTAGCATCTGTATCTAGCCAGTATGTTCCTGCTACAGGATTACCTTCTGGTACGCTGCTAGTTGGAACTAGTTCACCTAAATCAAGATCAGCACGTACAATGTACGCTCTCGAGCTTGCGCCTAAAAGACTATAAGTGGCTTGCAGTCCGTACTCGTTAAGTTCATTACCGTGCTGTGGATTACTGCTAGCATCAGTATAGAAAACCGGAGTACCAAATGTGTCAGTTAAATCTCGTTGACTTGTAATCAACCAAACTTTACCTGCATTTGCTGCGGTTGTACCCAATGCGGTTGTACCGCTAGGGTTTGTTTTATCTTGTGCAGACGCTACAAATACCATAGGCACTGTGCCTGGGGCTGATGGAGTATAAAAACTCTCATCGATTACGGTTACTTGTACGCCTGGTGAATTCAATGTTGCCATTACCTGATCTCCTAAATGGATTTTTACTTTAAATTATTTAGCGGTTTGGCTGTTTTTTCCCGGTATTAAATACAAAGAAAAGGGCAATTAAAAGGGCGCAAGATGAGAGATTTATGTAAAAAGTGCAATCAACGACCGGTTGCTATCAACTACTATAAGGAAGGCAAGCCATTCTATAGGTCAAAGTGCGATCATTGTGCTAGAGAAAGGGGAGAAGGTACCCCATTATGGGCTAGAGCAGGCTACAAGAAAAAAGCCACATGTGATAAATGCAGCTTTACTTCGAAATATCTAGAACAATTTAATGTGTTTCACGTTGACGGAGATCTTACCAACTGTAGATATACTAATCTAAAAACAGTATGCGCTAACTGTCAACGATTATTACATAAACTTAAATTGCCGTGGCGACAAGGCGATCTTCGACCAGACTTTTAATTTGTTCAAACAGTGCGTCAATGGTGGTGTTGTTATACACAGTGTGGTCAATTGCGCCACCGACCCATGCTGTTTCACTTGCGTGAATTTTAAGTTGCGCTAATTTAGCCTTACTTAGACTCCAAGTAGCATTGCCATTTGGACCAGAATTTGCACTAACTGCTGCATCATACCATTCGGGTTCTTCACCGCGCTTGATACGCACTACTATACCGCCTGCATTATGAATTGCTTTGATTTCATTAGGAAATCGCACATCGCTAATAACGATATTATCAGTAGTTTTACGCATTTTGTTTTCTACAGAAGCAATCCAAATGTCATCATGAAACCCTGTACGACATACTTCTGTACCCCAATATTGTAGAACCCAACGTGGAGTTAATTTGGGCATATCTAAACGTTCAGCCCACCACGGGTCTACTTGTTCTCGCCATTCCCGGGCTTCTTTTGTACGCCCTTCCAACAGAACGCGGTCCCAACCAAATACGGCTGCAACCGCGTCTTTTAATGTATTTGCAAATGAGTCTCTTCTAAACCCGTGTGTATTAACTAGATAATCTGCGGCAGTATCTTTGCCCGACCCTATAAACCCAACAAAGCCAATGATCATAACATCCCCTAGATGTTATAATTTATTACATTTAGATTACTCTGTCAATATTTTTATTAGCCAATTACAAAAGTAAGTGGTGTTCCGCCGTCTTTGTAATTTACTAGATCTAGCTCTAGCATTTCCATTTCAGCTTTGCCTTCTCCTTTTAGGGCAGTTCCGTTTAGAGCGGTGCCGCCTTGTGGACTAGCAATCTGATTAAACTTCTCACGAGCTTCTCCCAACATCGATTTGCAGGTAGCTAATGAATAGTCTTTGAGCCATTGATTAGCAAAAGGGTCCTGCAATAGATTAAAGTCAGGACGATAGTTATATACCCATAACAGCACTTCTTCCTCTGATCTAGGACGTTGCATTAGGGTTAACTTTTTGGTAGTTTTATTGTAAGTGAAGTTTATCTCACTGCCAAACATTTTGCCCACTTGTTTTTGATAGCTTGCAAAGGCATAATAAGTGGCTAGGCCACCCATGTTTGTAGCAGTCAACAAGTAAGTATTAGAATACGCAAGATTAAACGGTTCGAACAGCGTACCACCTTGTCCACCGCCTGACCTAGAACCAATACTGCGTCTAAAGATTTGACGCACAGCCATTACTTCTGGTGGCAGCGTATAGTCATTTTTATCAACTTCCACTGTTAAAAATGCATAACTTTCTTCTACCGCGTTACTACTGCGTTGACGAAACTTGTTTAAGGCACGGTCAATTGCAGTGTTGTAATGTACAGGATCTAGTTCTACATCGATCATGCCATCTCCCAGCATGGTCTTGCAGTAATCTATTACCTTTTGTCGTTCGTTTTCGTTTTCAGTCATACTGATATTTAGCCATAAATACAAGACTATGCCACGCTTATCCTTATACCGTCCCGAAAAGGGCAATGATTTTAGATTTTTAGATCGTGCAATTAACGAACAGTTCCAAGTAGGCGGAACTGATGTTTTCTTGCACAAATACCTAGGACCAGTTGCACCAGAAGCCGGTGATGCTACTCCCACTACTCCTGATCAAAGCGGCTCAAGCGTTCCTGAACTCGGTATACAAGATTTATTATTCATGGAAAATAGAGATCGTCATTACGATCCAGATGTTTATATTTTGCGTGGAATTTATACATTACAAGATATTGACTTTAATCTAAGTCAATTTGGTTTATTCTTACAGAATGACAATATTATGGTTACGTTCCATTTACGTGGAACATTCGATGCAATAGGTAGGAAATTAATGGCAGGTGATGTTATTGAACTACCACACCAAAAAGACGAGTATGCATTAGGTGACGATGCAGTTGCACTAAAGCGGTTCTATGTTATTAGCGAAGTTACTCGTCCAGCAAGCGGGTATAGTCAGACATGGTATCCGCACCTACTACGTGCTAAATGTCAGCCGTTAGTTGATACACAAGAATTTAAAGAAATACTTGACAAAGAACTTATCGATGCTAATGGAGATGCGACTGGTAGTACGATTAGAGATTTAATTTCTAATGTCCAAACTAGTATTGATATTAATAATCAAATTATTGCACAGGCAGAAGCAGATGTCGGTCGAAGTGGGTATGATACAGAACATCTGTACGTTGTTCCTATGAAAAATGCAGAAACATTAGACGTTGCAGATGTTTCAAATACAGATCTAGATGTTAGTGTTGACAATCCTTCTTTTGATGCAAGTATAGTTTTAAATTCTCCAGATCACAATTATTATGTAGGATACCTTACAGGGGACGGAGTTCCACCTAACGGCGCTCCGTATGGCTTTGGTATACAGTTTCCTACTTCACCCGTCAACGGACAGTTTTATTTAAGAACTGATTATTTGCCTAATAGACTATTTAGGTATGACGGAAGACACTGGATTAAGTTTGAAGATAATGTACGCATGACTGTTAGTCAGACAGGCGAAACACAGACTACTGATGCAACAAAGGTCAGAAGAACACAAAAGGCATCGTTTATCAATAACACTAACACTGCTACTATTGCTGGAGAAGTCGTTGTTGAGAAACAAGCATTGAGCAAAGCACTAAGACCAAGAGCAGATAATTAATATGGACCACTTCTATGACGGCCAAGTACGCAGATACTTGACACAATTTATAAATGTAATGAGTAACTTTGCCTACAAAGATACTAAGGGGCAGTTAGTTCAAGTACCTGTTCGATATGGGGACATGAGCAGACAAGTTGCATCTATACTAAGAAAGAATAGCGAAAACGTTATTCCCAGTGCTCCGTTCATTGCCTGCTACATTAAAGACTTGCAGTTCGATCGTCCTCGTATGCAGGATCCTACGTTTGTTAGTAAGATCCAAGTTCGTGAACGTGACTGGGATGAAGATGGTCAAGAATACCTAAACACACAAGGTAGCAATTATACTGTAGAACGAATGATGCCCAGTCCTTGGTTAATTACCTTTGCCGCAGACATATGGACTACTAATACAGAAATGAAACTTCAACTGTGGGAACAAATTTCAGTATTATTCAATCCTAGCTTTGAAATTCAAACAACTGATAATTATGTAGATTGGACTAGTCTAAGTGTGTTGGATCTAACAGGACAAACATGGAGTTCAAGAACAATCCCTCAGGGCGTTAGTGAAGATATTGATATACTAACAATGAATTTTACAGCACCTGTTTGGATAACCCCGCCCGCTAAAGTTAAAAAATTAGGAATTATCACAAAGATTATTTCTAATGTATATTCTGTAGGTCACGGCACAATTAATTCAGCTTATGATAAAGAAGGTGCTGCAGAAGTTTTTGGGGAAATAAGTCCGGATGCTACTATTACTGTAACTCCAGGTAATTATGATCTATTAATATTAAACAATCGAGCAAGATTGATTAATAAAAACGGTCAGGGCGAAAACATAGATATTACCGATCCTAGAAATATTGTGTCATGGCATAAGTTGTTAGATCTGCATCCTGGTAAATTTAGGGCCGGATTGAGTCAATTGAGATTTAATCAACCTGATAATACTGAAGTCATTGCTTATATAGGATTAGATCCTAGCGACGAATCTTCTATGGTACTAAACATTGATACAGATACTATTCCCAGTAATACTACGATAGCTGGTAGAGGAACCGTTGACGCAGTCATTAATCCTGAAAATTATAATCCTACAGGTGTAGCAACTGGCAAAAGATTTTTAATTTTAGAAGATATTAATATTAATAGTGCATATAACACTCCGGGGTATGACGGTCCCGATGCATGGAAGAATGCTGATAACAGCGATTTTCAAGCACATGCAAACGACATTATCGAGTGGGATGGTGTTGCATGGAACATTGTATTCAATTCTACTACACAGAGTAATGTGGTCTATATAACTAATTCATATACAGGAACACAATATAAGTGGGACCAGAAAGCATGGTCTAAAACTTATGAAGGTGTGTATGATTCAAGTTTATGGCGACTAGTACTCTAAATCAAATTATTTGTAGCGGCGGTTTATTTTTAGCAAGAGATACCAAACGATTTCTCTTGCTACAGAGAACTCAAGGAAAAACTGCAGGAACATGGGGGTTAGTGGGCGGAAAGAAAGAGCCTACTGATGCTACGCCATTTGAAGCATTACAACGAGAGATTGAAGAAGAAGTTGGAAAAGTATCTGGTATTAAAAAAACTGTACCTCTTGAGTTGTTTACCAGCAACGATCAAAAATTTCAGTATAATACCTATGTTGTGATTGTAGAAAAAGAATTTCAACCACATCTAAATAACGAACATGCAGGATATGCGTGGTGCAGTTTTAACAACTGGCCAAAACCTTTACACCAGGGTGTAAAGAATAGTCTCAATAATAAAATTATTAGAGCAAAAATAGAATTGATATTAGAGTTAGTCTAGGTCGCTAGGACCAAAACCGTAAGTTCCTAAGTGGCGTAGTTCTTGACTTAGTGCTGTATCAACTTTGACAGTGTACCCGGCTGCACTGACCTTTTGCCATAGTAACATGTCTTCGCCTAAAAAATCATTTGATGCAGGACTCCATCCAAATTCAAACCAAGGTTTCGGAAGTTGATTGAATATTTCAGTTTTCATTAATACACAACCCATGCCTATTCCTTCTACGTCCACAAGTTTATCTTGAACTTTAAAGTCTAAGGGATTTTCCCAGTCGCCTATTGTTTCATAAGCAACACCTTTACAGGGAAATTGTCGTCTAACGTAATTTCCTGCAACTATAGGTTGATTGTGAGCTAACAGTCTAACAGCAGTGGTTGCTGGAAATACTATATCACTATCTAGCCACAGCATATATTCAGCCCCTAAATCTAAGGCCATTGTTGCAAGTCTCTCACGTTGTGTAAGTAAGATTGTACTTGCATCCATAAACACATGTGTGTCTAAATCATTCATGGTATTAAATTTTACCATTTCAAGTAAGCTCATTGCATGGGCAGAATGCAATGTATCCCGTGTAGGAATACATACTGCTATTTTTCCCTTTTTAGTTGACCATTTACTTGAAGAAAATACTGAGTTCTTTTTCATGCGCCTGCTACATCGTTACTAAGTGTTTCGCCCTTAATTACCAATCCGTGGATAGCATTGATTAAGTCTTGGGTCCTCTTAGCACACAGTATAAAGTCATTAGGACTTAGTTTGCAAGCGGTTGTCATGGTTTCAAAGCTCAATTTTTCATTTGTAAGAACTTCAATTGCGCTGGTTCTTGCCAAGTTCTCAATAAAAGATTCTTTAGAAGCATCTTCATTTAAATTTAAAAGTTCAGAACATTCATCGATGTCCATGTCGTCTAGTAAATCTGTTAGACGTTCTAGTTCAGAGGCTTCGCCGGGTGTTAATGTAGCACCAGACTCTGATAGAGTTTGGATTCTTTCCAGGAATTTTTTTAAAATTGTTGGATTTGTTCCTCTATCTGCCCAAATTACGTTATCTAATTCCCACTTGCTAGGGCATTCGTTTACTGATTCTAATAGTTTTGCAATGTTGTTTGGTTTCATGTTAATATGTAAAAGGATATGAGCGGCCGCCAAAAGTTTGAGAGAATCTAATCTGGGTTCCGGCTGCTTGGTTAATACCGTAAGTAGCATTATTACCTAGGATAGCACTTAACCTAATATTCTGGCCGCCAGACGGCGCATTTCCGGCAGCACCGGGCAGATTGTTAGTATACGCCCTGTTCACTCTTCCGAATGATAGTTCCGATCCTGTTGCTGGTAAAATTCCTGCCATTATGTCCTTGAGGCCCTGATATTTATGAGCCCATTTCCTTGTTTATATTAAAATGTGACTATGTATTATTCAGTTGGCGGTGCCATAGGCGCTGCTGGAGGTTCAGGCATCCATGATAACTTAACATCTGCTAACACGGATTTTTGCTGATCGATCTGTTTCTGGATCTGTCCATTAACATGTCGTTCGTAATCGTTTACAACTATAGCCTTGATCCAGCCCATAACATCATCTTCACTTAGTGCCTGAGTCGGGATAAGCTCTGCGCCTTCTGGTATTGTAAAAGGAGTTGCTCCCGTAAAGACTCCAGAATGTCCATCAGAATCTGTACCAGTTTTTTGCCATGTGGCGTGTACAACTTCGCCGTTGCTATTTTGCTTTAATCCTGTAATTTTCCAGGTATACGTAATTGACATAATTTCTCCTAATCCTTTAGATTAACTTGTTTTTATTTATTCTATCTTCAAGGTCATCGATGCGTTGACTTTGTTTTTCAATGGTTTTTTGTTGTTCTTTAATTGCTTCAATTAATAACGGAACTAATTTTTCATACTGTACTGTTTTATAATATTCACCAGATTTACTATCACCGTCGTCATCAATATCAAACGGTGCGGGTCTAACAATTTCAGGTAGTACGCTTTCAACTTCATCTGCAAATACACCTGCTTGTCTTTTATTGATGTCGTACCCGTGTTCTCCTGCAATATTGTTCCCTGTATAAGTAATACCAGTTAATTTTTTTACTTTGTCTACGGCATTTTCGATAACTTGAACGTTGGTTTTTAACCTACGATCTGAATAGTAAGCTGTAATTTCATTAGTTGCTCTAATTTCACCCGTTGTACCCGATGCATTAGTGCCCAACCCTAAGCTAAGAATCCTGCAGCTACCATCAAACATAGCACCACTATTGAAATATTTACTGTGTTGTGCTTTAGGTTGAATTGTAGTTGTTGGTGTAAATGTGTAAGTGTAGTATGATGGGTTAGATTCAACAATGTTTCCACCAGCAGAGTTACCATTAAACAATGTTGTATTACCTACAATATTGTAAAAGTTATAAATTGTTGCGCCACGAAGCCAAATAATCATTCTACTGCTTTCGCTGACCTGTTGCCAGTTTGCAATCAATTGAACGTTTTGATACAAGGATTCGCAATTTTCATATGTAGAACCAAAGCCCCAGCCGCTGGACTTGTGACTAAAACGTGCGTTCATAGTAGAGAAGTTAACGCCGGTGTATCCAGGGTCGTCGTATCCACCACGTTCAATCATAAACTCGCCGTATTGTTGTACAGTTGGTCCTGAACCAAGTTGAAATACTACAGGATAAAAATTACTTGTATTGCCACCTACAGTAAATGCAGTTCTTTGTGCATCATCAATTCTAGTTGCATATCCGCTAACGCTTCCTGTAATTCTATTAGCGACTGTTAGCCCTACAAAGTTTGATGTACTGTTGGGGTCAGCATAGTAACCGGTATTGTTGCTGTCGTAGAAAATTGGAGCACGAATGTCAGTATTATTATATAATGTTCCCCTAGTATCAATAGCGTACCCTGGATCACCGCCTCCTAATGCTCCCCAGTCGCCCTGAGCGCCGATTCCTATATTTCCGCTAGTATTTGCCCTAAAGAAAGTAACACCGTTGTATCCAGCAATACCATTGTGTGGATTCCAATCGCCTGCGCTAGAATATCCCATATCTAGGAATGTTCCGGCTCCACCTGTTCCAATAACAAACTGATTACCGACGCCGTTGCAGGTAAATTGTATTGTGGGTCCGTGATTGGTATTTGATGTTACAGTATGGTTTAAAGTTAATGCAGGGTACTGACCATGAGCGTGTAGAATAGGTCTTAGATTAGTATCTTGTAATGAAAAATTAACAGTTGTGCTGCCTACAATAAGTGCATTACCTGCGCTGCCCGATGCGTTACCTGCTATTTTAACCTGGCCTCCAAGTCGGGTGTCGACTGCAGGGTTAACATAATATGTAGTATCATTACTGTCATAGAATATAGGTGCATCGACACGAGTATCGTTATACAATCTACCATATGTTTCAACACCGTTATTTGGTGCTAGATACATGTGAGTATATCTAGTACCTGAATAATCTCCTGTACCTGCGGTAGCGGTATAGAAATACCACTGTCCGCCTGTACCCATTCTCATGTACGCTTGTCCAAAACTAGGATTTGGTCTACCAAAGTAATAGACAGGCATGTTAGTGTTCTGACTGTTATCAACGTTGAAACCAAAGCCTGCCCAGTCCCATGTATTACCTGGTTCACTGCACCACATTTGTAAAGCGGATATACCTGTACCGGCACCGTTGTCTGCGGCGTTCAGATGCACTCTAAGTGATGAATCACCGTGCCCAGCTGCTACAGTTAATCTACCGTTGAGTCTCGAGTCACTGCCAGGATCTATATAATATGATGTATCATTGCTGTCCTCAAATCTAGGTGCTTTTATTGTAGCGTTGAACAGTACACTAGAAGAAGAATCAGAATAAAAACCTCTTAAGGTACCAAACGCAGAGTTACTTGAAGAATAAAATCCGCCAGCTTCGTAGGCGTAATATGAGCCATCAACTAATGTGTATCCTCGACCACCACTTTCTAAAACTACAAACTCGGCACCTGCGCCGGTAGTAACACCATTAGTTCTTGTGTATCCGTTAGAAGCTAAATCACCTGCCCAACTACCACTCTGACGCCAAAATCCTAGGCTGTCGATGCCGTCTAACAGGTCAGCATTTAATCCAGAACCTGAACCAGAACTACCAGCAACTGAAGTCCTAGGAACAACAGTATCTAAGTTTGTATAAGCTGACAAACTGTTGGTTTGTAGGATCGACCAGCCTGATCCATAATCGTAATCACCAGTACTATAACCTAACCATAAGTCTCTTGCTAAAATAATAGGATAACTAGAATTAAAGTGCGTTAATATAATTGCTGTCCTACCAGTACTGATATTTCTACCTACCTGAATAGTAGGAACAATATTAGGATTAGTGCTAGTATACTCCCAGCCTTGAAAACCGCCATTGCTTTCTGCATTCCAGTAACCACCTAAATTAATACTAGTTTTAGCGTTATTACTAGAATAGTTCTCAAACCAGTTAATGGTAAAGCCGCCCATCATGTAGCTGTCTTGCGGAACATTAGTTTCAATAACCGTATAAGTTGCGGCTCCACTATAATCCGAACCGGCAGTAAGTACACCGTCCCAGGTCTTCATTGGACCGTTGTCAGAGCCTGTGTAACTGTTGAAGGTACGATAGAATGTGTTTTGGTGTGTAGTAATCTTATCAGCAACTGACATTCTTACCGCACCACTATTAGAATCTAATACTCTAAATCCTCGATCGTTATTACCTAAACCGTAATACTTTGCCTGCATCCAATAGACGCTACTGTCATTCGATGACATGCCATATGCAAAGTTTGGGTCCTCCCAACGTGGCATAAACATGTTAGGTGCATTATAACTAGTTGAAAAGTTTTGAAATCTAGAACCGCTGTAGATATTTTCGTTATAGACGTGCTTGTAGGCTTTTACACGCAGATATGTAGCATCATTCATCCACCAGCCACCGCCCCAACCAAAACCTAGTTCTTCGTCTTTTAGGAATGTGCCTGTGCCGCGACCAAATACAATAGCATCATTGTTTCCTAGCAGTTGAATACTACCGTTTACAAACAATCTATTGTTGGTAAAACTACCTACTAACGCAGTATTATCTGAAGTGGTGTATGAGAAGTCACTGGTTCCGATGCCTACAAGACCGTTAGAGCTGATACGCAGTCTTTCTCGACTATATGTTAAATCGTTAGTTGCGTCTTCGTGTGTATAGAAACGTAGATCTGTTCCCCAGTTAGCTGCTGAATTTGATCGCTGACCACTGATACCAGACCAGTGACTTCCTGGACCTGTGCTAAACCATAGACCCACTGAAGTATCATCATTGTTAGTGTTGTCAACCATGATACCTCTCATTGAGGTACCATTAATAGCATTACCACTTGATATGGTTGCGCCTGCTTCTCGAACGTGCAATCTACTTGTCGGTGACGTAATATTGATACCGACGTTTCCGTTAGTGTCAATGACCATCCGCTGACTACCGCCAGTTGCGTGTGTAGTTGCAGTATGTGTCCAGAACTGAATTTCAGTTGCAGGGTTAGATTCGTAAATGTTACCACCAATTACAACTTTATTTGAAGTTGCATCAGATAATCCGCCGATTAATGAGAAGCCAGTAAGGTTAGTAGCTCCGTTATAATGCGCTCCTGTTATGTAAGTCCACTTTGCTGTACCGTTAACATCGTCTCCTAGGTGAATATTTCCGCCAGTTGTGTTACCTGCGCCCGCAACATGTAATCTGCTTGTGGGACTGGTTGTACCGATACCCAATCTATTTGTACTAGGGACCCATACTAATGCTGAATTATCAACTTTGATAGGCAAGTTACCACTGGTTCCAGAAACAAAAGTCAAATAATGGGTGCTGGCATTTGAAGCATCGTTAGTGATAGTTACGTTTGTGGAGTTAGTAACTGTTCCAGAAACACTAGATGCTGTAATAGTTCCGCCGACGTTGATGTTTCCACCAACGAATAGATCCTTTGCTATACCTGTTCCGCCAGCAATTCTTACAACGCCTGTGTTTGTTGAAGTTGCATTTGCTGTACCTGCTACATTGAGATATCCGTTGTACTGTGCAAATCTAATTTCACCAGTGTCATATACTTCTATGCTGGGAATACCTGTAACGTCATTGACTGCAAACACAGGACCAAACGTACTGTCCGTGATAGAGAATAACTGTCCTACATCACCTTCAAAACTTAGAGTAGCATCTGTACCAGAATTATAAACTCTTAGAGTAATGGTTGCGCTAGATAGGCTATCAGCACCCGTGAAGTATATAACCGGATCGGTAGAGGAACCCCTATCCGGTATAATTCTAATGTCGCGATCTGAATTTGCCATTCTTTATTTTCCTAAACTTTTTCGCACTAATTCTTTTAATTCCTGCACTTCTGCGCTGAGATGATCTATGGTAGATTTTTGATCTTTAATTGCTTCTATCAGCAACGGAACCAGCTTCTCATATTTAACCGCTTTGAAACCATCAGGTCTAGTTGCAACAATTTCTGGTAGTATCGCTTCAACTTCTTGAGCAATAACACCTATGTCATGTTTTCTTACAAAGAAACCATCTTCTCCGCCACGGGATTGTATATGTTCCTGTGTCCAGTCAAAATATACACCTCTAATAGACTCGAGCATGGCCATGGGACTTGCAATAGGTTGAATGTTTTCTTTTAGTCTTTCATCAGATCCATAGTAGGCAGTAATTTCACTGGTTGCACGAACTTCACCTGCAAAAGTTCTATTTCCTGGATGACGCACTCTGATTGCTTTCCATCCTGATATATAAGAAGTGCCGCCGCCTGTGTAGTTAAACAATGCCTGTGGTGTCCAGTATTTTGTTCCGGGCTTAAACTGCCCAGTACTACTGCCAAAACCACCAATATATCCAGTATACTTAACCCAAGATCCTACGCTCGGAGCATTGTTTGACATGACCCAGTAACCAAAACTACCTGGGTTTCCACCTAGAGAGCTAAAGTTATGATCGAAATCGATACTGCCCATGTAGTGACCATTCTGCGTGACCACGTTTTTCATCCATACTTCCATATAGAAAATATCGTCTTGATCTACAGCGATCCAAGGAACACCGCTACCATAAACAGTATTACCTACATTTATAGCGCCTGCGAGAGAAATAGCGTACCCACCCGGTGCTGTACTGTCTGCGACCCAATTTACGTTGGTGCTGCCGCTAAACATAGCACGTAATTGATCTGTGGTCCAACTAGGATCTATAGAAAATACTTCATCGCTGTGCGAAAAATGACCCACTGGTTGTTGTTCAGATGTGTTGGTTCTTCCATGAGCTATTGTCAGTTGATTGATTCTGCTGTAGCCGGCAAAATCCATGTAGAAGCTGGTATTGTTATGATCGTAGTACAATGGGGCTCTCATTGAACCCGAATTAATTTCTAAATATGCTTGACCAGCATTGTTCTCAGAAATTAACTGCATAGGATATGCAGATACATCTCCACTATGATACAATCTACCCCACTTAATTCTCGATCCAGGACCGTCGTGTTGGAATACTTGTTGACCGACTAGATTAACTGCACTTGAACCATATGTGGCACTGATAGCGTGACCTTCACCACCACTCCACCCTCCTTTTAAGTCAATGTCTCTATATGTTATAGCACTACTTGTACCCTGCTGCACGTTTAATTGAGCGTGAGTCGTACCAGTTCCCCAGGATGAACCCAGTGTTGTAACACCGGTACTATTTCCAATACTGGCTACGTTTGCTCCGGACGTTGCATTTCTAAAAATCCAACCACGTCCATTTGTATCCATATCCCAGTAGGTTGCATAGCCTTCTGTAAGTGCGCCATGTAATCCCCATCCTATCGAACCTTGATTCTTAAATTGTATTCTTGAAGTTGAAGTTCCTCCAGAACTCCATAGTGTTAACGTTCCGTTAGATACGCTGGCTGAATTTAAATCACCTCTTACGGCTACATTATTAAAACTAGAACTGCTTGCAAAATCACCATAATAATTAGTATCATTGGTATCGTAGAATATAGGTGCTCGCAGGCTGTTACGACCTTCTCCATAAAGACCATCAGACGCTCCATAAATCCTAAATCCCCAATCCCAGGAACTTCCATCTACAGCACCTCGGCCTCCATAAAATAACAAGGCCGAGGTAGAGTCATTATGGAATAACCAATAGGGTTGATTACCATTAGTGGCTCTTAAACACATACTAGCATAAGTTCCTCGAACAGTTAACTGTTCAGCGTGCGATCCTGTAGACCAGTCACCATTTAATCTCAAATTACCTATCTGACTTGTATTGTTGCCGTTCATGTCCATAAATCGGGCAGTGTCGTTGACATCGTAATAGATAGGGGAGAACGATTGTCCTGCTCCGTTAATTCGCCAGTTCCATGTGTTACTATCCGAATAAACTGCCCACGCATAAGTTGCAGCACTCGGTATTTGAACATAAGCACCATATTCAGTTTTACTTGAGTTCTGTGCATTAAGTCTTAATAACCAGTCGTTGTTATTAGTAGCAGTTGCGTATATAGTAGCGTCAGTTGGTGAATTTTGTGTACCACCGTTTAAATCAATGTAACCGTTAGATGTTGCATCGTCTCTAACAAAACTAGAACTATCAATACCGTCTAACAAGTCAGCATCTAGACCAGATCCGGAACCATCATTACTAGAATTCCAACCTCCGCTAGACCCTGCTCCTGCTGTAATTAAATTGCCTGAAATATAAGTATACGATTCAGCTGATGCATCCTGTGCAATACTATAGGTACCACCAAGATCCATAACACCACTATAGTAACTACCGTTTTGAATTTTTCTAACTATTACCTGACCATAACTCCATGTGCTGGTATTATTACCCAAGACAATTGCATACTGACCGTCTTTGAATGCAACACGCACACCCTTACTATAACTACCTACTAATGTAGCTCCAAAATTATACCATGCACTGTTCCAGTTGTGTCCACCTACAATTACAGTACTTGCATGTTCACCGTCATATGTATAGATGTCAATAACCACATGGACCATACCGTAGTTGCCGGTTCCGCCAGGGAACTTAATAACCACTGCACCGGTACTAGATCCACTTGCACCCCATGTTACGTTCGGTCTAGAAACTAAAGTACCTTGTGTAATGTGACTGCTGATGTTAGTAGTGCCGTTTACATCTAACTTACGACCGGGAGTTGTACCTTCTGCAACTCCGATACCAACACTACCTCCCGAAGCCGGAGTTAGCCACAGGTGCCTTCCAGTTCCTCCAGTAACCATATAGGTTGCAAATGTATTATCTGCTGCACCGTTACCTACACCATAATATAGGTAATTACCATTATGACCAATCGCCCATGAATCACCGGTGCCTGCATTTCCGCCAATTGCAGAGCTTACTCCCCAACCACTGCCGTCGGCAATTGCTCCTGCTACCACTGTGTTGGTATATGCATCAGGGTCGATACCGGTATTGTTTGACAAAATACTTGAACCAACAACATGTAATTTTACACTAGGGGCTGCTATACCGATACCTACGTTACCGCCATCTCTCTGTAGTAATAAACTTGCTGGGCTAGAGTTATCGTCGGTGTTGTATGCGCCAATAACGCTACCGTTAGTTGTACTGCCGCCAATTCTTACCTGCTTACCACCACTGGTACCAAACTGTGCATGCCACACGTCAGCCGCTGTGTTTACACTAAATTTATATGCAGGTGCTGTTGTTCCGATACCTACAAACCCCGTAGATAGGATTGTAAACAATGGGGTTCCGCTATGAATATGTTGAAATGCCTTACTGTTGTCAGTGTATGTATACAGTGCTCCTGGAAGAGCATTATTTCCTGTACCGGCAGAAACGTTTTTAATCAAGTATCCGTTCGAACTACCGTCATCTAATTGTAGATACGAATATGATCCACCGCCTGTTTGTATTCTAGTATAGGGATTTGAAGATCTAACAATGTGCAGAGTTGCTGCCGGACTTGCTGTTCCTATACCAACGTCGCCGTTGTTTAAAATCATCAATCTTGAAGTCCAGTCAGTAATACTACTTCCGGCTGCGGCAGTAGTCGGAGTTGTTTGGAAGTTGAATAGACCGTTTTGTAATTCAACCTGACTTGCGTAACCGGCAGCAGACCTTAGCCAGGCACCGTTGTAATAAGCATTATGACTGATAATAGCACTGGCATGAGTTATAAGGATATCACTTCCAGGATTACCAAATCTAGCCACAGTTTGTAGCGGACCAGTTTGAGGACCTACATCAAGAGAAAAACTAGGTGTAGTGTTTGCAACTCCTAATCTGTTTGTACTAGGAATCCATACTAAACCAGTACCGTCAACTTTGATAGGTAAGTTTCCACTAGTGCCCGACACCATGGTAAGATAGTGTGTACTGGCGTTTGTTGTGTCGTTAGTAACAGTGACGTTAGTTGAATTAGTAACTGTACCAGATATTGAAGCAGCATTTATTGATCCTGCTACGGTAATACTTCCGCCAACAACTAGATCTTTCCATACACCTGCGCCGCCTACTACTCTCAGTTCACCAGTTGCTGTAGAAGTTGCATTACTTGCATTAGTTGCGCCGCCGATCTGTACTTGACCGTTGTATTCTGCTAGTTTTACTGCACCGTTGTCTAATACTTCGATGCTGGGAATTCCTGAAATATCGTTCGCTGAAAATATAGTTCCAGCAAATGTATCAGATACAGCAAACAGCTGCCCCGATGTACCTTCAAAACTCAGTGTTGAAACAGTTCCGGAATTAACTATTCGCATCGTCATAGTTGCACTAGACGATGCATCTCCGCCTCTAAGGCTGATTATAGGTTCTGAACTTGCGCCTCTGTTGGGCGTAATAATAATGTCGCGGTCTGATAGTGCCATAGTTTAACGTATTCCGATCTTATATTTATCGTTAAACTATTTTAGTGTATTCTTGTTATATACCGTACCTAGTGCGTACAGCATTGTAGTTTTGATAAATTTCACCTGCATTAAGTGCCCGATTGTAGACTCTTACCATGTAGATATTGCCCAAAAAAGGTTCTCCGTCACCACCTACATCTTTACCTATACGCCAGTTTTGTCCTACTGCAATGGAAGTAGAGTTTGTTCCTGTTAGTTCCAAAGCACCGTTTTTATATAAAGAAGTTGCACTGCCCAAGCGAGTTGCCGCTGTATAATATGTGCCGTTTCTTAGTGGACTGCCTGCGTGATACGGAGTTGCTCCGTTGATCCACAGACCGTGGGTGGCAAACCATAGAGTATTAGCAGTAGCACCTGTGCCATAGTTTCCTATAATTTCTCTCCCAGCAGTGTCTGTTGCAGAAGTATAGTACACTGCTTCGATTGTAAAGTCTTGTGTACCCGATATTAGAGCGTTATTATTAAGATCAAAGCAAGAAGTACCGCCGTTAAACGTGAATATATTGTTAGAATATACCATGTTTGCCGCAGTAAGAGTATTCCTACCTGTTAGATCTAACAATGCCTGTGAACTAGATCTTGTTCCATTTACAAACGGTGTGCAATAACTTAAAGGTTCCATTTGCGGTGCGCACAACCAGCATCGTTGTCCTGCAGGTATTGAATTAAATTGAAAACTTAACGAGTCCGAGTCCCATCCAACCCCTGTAGTAAATGCATTAGGCCATTCTAATCTTTGCCAAACACCATTACCTGTTACTGTTTTAGCTGTTAACCAAACTCGATTTGCTTCGGAATTATCTGCGGTATAGGGTTGTATAACCCAATCAGCTCCTACAGTCCTTGCCCATACAGATACAGAGTACGTAGTGCTGTCTGCTTGAGGAGCAAAGTTACCGTAGGAATACCAATAACCCGAGCCATTATTATCCGAGTCGATAAACGACACTACTTGAGATTCGACTCCCGGGGGAGACCCAGCTGAAGTATCACCTATAATAATACTTGTATTATAACCTTGACTCCATCCTGTGTCTAGATTAGTGTTTGTAAGTACATTAGTCGTAGGAGCACCTTGCCACGACTTTTGTGTATTTGTCATATCGTAGTAAAACACCAATCCGTTAGTAGTTAATAACGGGCCGCTTGACACACTCATAGTCCATACCTCCCTTTAATTGAATTAAAGTTCTGACGAACTTCTGACGAGGTCAATGCTCGGTTGTAAAGTTTCACTAATCCAATGCTGCCATTCCACGGATACTGATATACTCCACTGAATATCCTAGATCCTACTGAAAATACTTGTGCAGAATAAGGAATTGACGCAGGCCCCGTTGTGCTAGCATCTACTACTCCATTCCTATAAAGCACCATTGCTCCGCCTGCAGAATACGTTCCAACAAGGTTTACCCAAACACCATATGTTAACGGTGACGCACTGATTAATTGTGTAGAAGAAACTGCAAATCTAGGATTAGGAGCTGCGAGGCTCAATCCATAAGACCCGCCGCCGCCTGAATTATCTGAATTACATTTCCATGCAATGGTAGGATATGATCCATCAAAATCATTTAACGGATTGTAGACATTCATCCTTACCCATGCTGATATTGTTAGTGAGGTAGGTCTTGTAATAGAAGAATCTGGAATACTTAAAGACGATGCTGCAATGTTATTAATGCTAAAAGTACCGTCGCTGTTATAAGTTAATGCATTTACAGTAACAACATTGTTGTTGGTAAGATCTAAAACTGCCTGTGTAGCCGACCGAGAGCCTGCAACAAACGGCGTAGGAATTCCCCCTGGAGCATTAAATTCAACCTGTGGATTTTTATAAAGTATAAACCCAGAATCTGCTAATCTTGTTCCACATGCTCCCGGATACAGCAGGCATCTAGAATTACCTGTTGCGGTTGCAGTTGAAGTGAAATAGGCTCTTTTCCAAACTCCTTTAATTGAGGGGGTAGGGTCTCCATAAGCGCCACCTACGCCACTGCCTGCATTTTCAAAATTTGCTAGATAGTTATTAGACGGATAGTTAACACAGGATAAATCTACAAAGTAATCGAAAGAAAATGTAACTACGGATCCGCTAGGTGTTGGGATATCCCACCCATGATACGGACAATCGTTACCAGAGATATTATATCTCCAAACGTAGTCAGTTGGCTTAATATCGTATCCGCCATACATTCCAGTTCGAATTCTAGTAAATGTACTATTTTGAACTCCAAAACCGTTTACATCTGCCGTGGGCAACGTAAACTGATTAGTCGTAGGAGCACCTTGCCATGATTTAGTGTTATTCATATCATAACAAAATACCAAACCATTAGTTTCGATGTAAGGATTTGCTCTCACACTCATACTGAATATCTTCCTCTTAGTGCATTAAAGTTTTTATTAACTTCGTCAGCGGTTAGTACTCTATTATAAATCAGTGCGACTGGAATTTGTGCAGCAGCATGTAATGAATTTGTACGGTCTGAACCAAAAGTTATATTTCCTGCAAGAGGAACACTTGTTTCTCCAACTGCTCGTAGAACACCATTGACATAAAATCTAGTGCCTGCCGTTGCATTATTTGTTGCTGTTAAATTATACCAACTATTTATAGAGTAACTTAACCCTGTGGCCGCAGTAGCAGTCGACGGTGGCGATGCGTCTAACGGATTGTAATGAAATCCAAAGTCGCTGCCTGACCAGTAAATTGTAAAAGTTCCTGCCGAATCGGAAGATACAAGACGTTGTTGTGCCACTAGACCAGAAGTCATCCTTACCCAGATGCTGATTGTAAAATCTAACGATGAAGTAAATGAGTTTGTAACAATATTATTAGTCGACCCGTTAAAACTAAAAGTATTATTACTGTTATAAGTTAAATTGGTTGCAGTAATTGTTCTTCGATTCATTAAATCTGTTATTACCTGCGTATTTGATCTCGAAGTACTGACAGGAGTATAAGGTGTAGCAAAAGAGTTAGCTTCAACCATAGGTGCAGTAAATGCAATTTTGCTGCCTGCATTATCTAAGTAACAGGAAATATACATTTCAGTATCTGTTGCAGAGTTGGTAAATGTTTTACTAATTCTGATCCATCTATCTTTAGGCCAAATATTCCAGTCACTACTGCCGTTGTATTCTAAATTTGCTGCATTAAAGTTTCCAGGAAACGGTCTTATGTATGGTTGACTGCTGGCCAATGTAGTTGTATTACTGGGAATATAAACGTGTACGCTTACTGTATAAACTGTATTTGCTGCCAATGTTGCATAACCGAGAGCAATGTGGCTGTTCCCTACAGTGTCTTTTGTCATAGACACTGTTATAATATCCGGATATAGCCTAGGAATATAAGGATCGTCGTTTATCCATGTTGCTGTTCCGCTGTTATTCCAGTTGGTATGAATAGTGTTTGCGCTACAACGATTAGTCGTAGGAGCACCTAACCACGACTTAGGATTTAACATGTCGTAGTAAAACACTAGGTCAGAAGCAACAACTGATGCAGAATGTCCTATTGCCATATTATAAATTATACCTTCCTCGATGTGCGTTAAAATTTTGTTTAATTTCAACTGCACTCAATGCTCGATTATAAAGTTGAACAGTGGGAATGTTGCCTTGAGTAACATCTCCACCATTTCCTGTTGCAAAGTTCCCACCAATATGTACGCTGCCGTTAGGTAGCGTATATGTTGCCCATTGCGGACTTGTTCCTACCAATGCACCATTCTTGTATACAAGCATAACTCTTGCAACATTATCTATAACACAAGTTATGTTCATCCAGGTATTCAGTGCATTTGTTACTGAAACTGCATAGTCTAAATATGCACCATTATATATAAAAAAACCAATTGCATTTGCTCGCCATTGTATTGAAGCACCTAGATTTCCGCCGTTATTATAAAGTTCGCTATATCCGTTGGGTCCGAAGCTTGCAATGTTTATCCAGGCCGACCATGTTTGCTGACTATTTTGAAAACGGGTGTTTGTGTTTGCAGAAATGTTTATATAATTTGAATTAGCCCTAACAAAACTAAACGTACCGCCGCTATTGTAAGTTAGTGAGGTTGCGGTGATGATATTATTACCGGTAAGATCTACAATGGCCTGCGTATTTGATCTTGTTCCTGATACAAAAGGTGTAACAAAAGATTGTTGTTCACACTGCGGTTCTTTGAGTTCGAAAGAATGAGTGTAGGTGACATAATCATCCCCGTCTTGCATGAACCATAACACTCGATCAGCACCTGCTGAAGTTGTGTAAGAGAAAAATGCAGTTTGCCAACCTTCTTTATCAGTTAGTCCCAATTGAACTGTAGTAGGAAACACTGAGCCTAAAAATGTGCCGCCATTATAAGACTGTAGTTGAAACCGCAGTGTTGGAGCACCTTCTAGTTTTTTAAATTTTACTGAAAATGTATAAGTTATGCTTCCAGATAATCCGGTTACATAAATTGATTGTCGAGTATTGTGATTATAGTCATTTATTCTACAATGCCAGTCACTTAAAATTGTTCTAGTTCCTATGTTTACTGTGCCTGAACCATCGATTCCCCAACTTATCCACGCAGGAGCCACACGATTGATCGTAGGAGCACCTAACCACGACTTTCCAGTGTTGTTCATATCGTAACAAAAAACTAAATCTCTTGTTACTATAGTAGGAAAGGATGATAATGCCATTTACATAAATCTTACGCAGTCCACAATATTAAATTGCGGAATCTTACGCATTTGATTTTCCCAGTTGTCAAAATATTCTGCGTTCATGTGCTCGGGCAGAAGAAGCTGATTGCGGTATTCGTATAGAATATTTCCTCGCTGATCTTTGAGTATTCTGCTCCATGTAGATCCATTATTTTCAAAAATAAGGATCATAGGTTTTTTTCGAATGTTCATTTTATGTACACTGCTCCGTAGTTATGGAAATCTGTAGTAGAACTGTCCCAGAAGGCAGCATCTGCATATCCGCTGCCACCACCAAAATAGTTTCCACTCCAGCAAGCACCGTACCACCAAGGATTATTATTGTAAAATGTGGAGCAGTTTCCGCCGAGTGTGTCTTGATCTCGATCGTAGGTAGTTAAACTGTTTCCAGGTGCTACGTGGCTAGCATAAAATCCAGGTGCTCCCGATCCAGCTTCTTGAGAAATACCTATCGGAGATGTAAATCCATAAGTAGAATTAAACCCTGCACTGCTCCATCGATATCTTTTTGTATGTGCGCCAGTGTTGCTTAACGCAGTTCCCGCCGTAGTGCTTACAAATTGAACCGCAGTAATTCTTCCAGCAGTTACTCTTCCGGATAATTTTTTCCAGTATCTTAGTCCTATCCAAGCATTATAGTTAGCAAGTCCGGATAGTTTTGACAGAGGATCGACTACAGTGTTAGTGGCGTTACTGGTGCCGCCTGTTCTATAGTTACAAGAATTTACAGCATCGTAGTAGGTTAGATTATTCATTCCCGCGGTATTAATGCGGTTTGCCATAACTAAAACCCAGCCTCCACCATCATAAGTTTGATCTACATATACAGGTACATTTTCCCCGTCTAGGTAAAGATTATAAAAGCCGGACGGACCTCTAATTTCAGAAACGCTGGTATAACGTCCACCATAATAAACTGCCATTTGAACTCCTGTTATTCTTCATATTCAACTACAAGTTTATCAACGTCTTTACGTTCGCCCCATACTGTGTAGAAGCAATTTACTGGTTGATCAGACTCGGTGCCGATTATAACTCTGTTATTTGCAATGTCATCTACATACAGAACTTGATGTTTGCCGATAGGTGTAATGTCAACTGTGATGCTGTCTGCATCAACAAGTCCTAACCAGTGTTCTGGTAACTCAATGACATTGTTGTCTTTTAGTCTACCACGTACATACACACCGTTCTCAGGTCCTTCTAGGGAAGCATAACGTAGTTTGTAACCTTCTTTAGTTGGATGGTCGATTACGAAGCTCTTAGTTGTTGCGGCAAAACTTCCGTTGACAAACAACTTGTATGCAGGAACTGCTGTAGACCCGATACTTACGTTACCGTTACCGTGCAAGGCCATTACACTTACTTGGTTACCACCGCTAGATCCAGCAGTGATAAATTCTAAGAATCCTTGACCAAAGCTACTGCCGTTGTTATTAACTCTTGCAGCAGCGACCCATCCCTGATAACCGTTGGAATGTTGTAAATGCCATTCCATACCGTTGTTTTCGTTAGTGCGAAGTGTGAATCCAGATACTTGTGGTGATTGTACGCCGGTGTTGTTATGACGAATGTCTAAGTATGTTAATGGAACTTGTGTTGTTCCTAAGCCAAGGAAACCACTGGCGTTTAGAACCATTCTACTAGTACCGCTGTCAGACCCTATTGTTGCACCACTGCTAAATTGTAGTACGTTAGCAGTGTTTAAAATTCCATATGTACCGCCGCTTGCCTGGAAGAATAGTCGTCCGCTATTTGCAGCAGCGCCTGTGTCTTGCAACAATGCAATACCGTTAGCACCAGCTGCCTGAACTGTTAGTCGTGTAGTTGACGCGGTAGTACCAATTGATACGTTACCTGCACCGCTGATTCGCATTCTCTCTGCAATTGAGTTTGCATTAACAGTGGTTGTGCCAGTTCCAAAAATAATGCCGCCATCGTTTGTGCCACTAGGTGTTCCGTTGAACTGCATGTAGCCCATCCAGGTGCTATCAACTTTCTGTTGAATTCTAAATCCAGCAGTAGTCCAGTTTGAACCAGCAGTTCCTCGAACGTTGCTAAATTCTAGGTAGTCTTGATTTCCTGTACTGCTTGCCAGTCTGGCTACCATTGACTGACTGTTAACTGTGGTAGCAGTAGCAGGACCGGACACTCCAAACTTAGAACTTAGAGAATACGAACCGATACTTACATCACCAGATCCGTTGATATATAAATCTGTTCCAACAGGATCAGCGTTTCTAGTAATTAAGATAGGAACAGCACCGCTGTTAGATCCAAATACTGCACTGTTAGTTCCGTTAACTGAAGCCGAGTTCATTATTGCAGAATTTGCCTGCACTTCTGTTGAGAAATAACCTTTACCAGACACATGTAACTTTCCTAGGCTAGGACTTACGCCTATGCCCAGAGCAACAGTGTTCGGTTTCCAAATTAAACCAGTAGTAGCACTTACTTTAATCGGGTTAGCCCCGCTACTTGCATTTACAAAAGTCACATACTGATCAGTTGCAGTTGCATTATCGTTGGTAATAATAGAATTTGTTGCGTTTGTAGCAGTAGTAGTTGTTCCAGATACACTGCCTGCAGTTAATGTTCCACTAACAACTAAGTTTGCGCCAACATACAAATTGCCGCCGATTCCTGCGCCGCCGGCTACCTGCAATGCTCCTGTATTAGTTGATGTTGCCTGAGTTGTATTTTTAAATTCAGCAATTACATTAGTGAAATATCCATTAGCTTGATCAACGATAACCGACTCGCCTGTTGTAGGAGTTTCTACTACGTTATCTAATGAGGTTACTCCTTTAGAGCTAAACAATCTCCAATTGATAGTTGGTGCAAACTCAGTTGTTCTTAATCTTACATAAACAATTTTAGGTCCGCCAGCAGTTGCTTGAGTTACTCTAACTTCTCTTAAGTGCTCATTGTACGTCTGACGTTTTACATTGATTTGTGTACCTGCAAGATTATAAGTACCAAAAATTTCAATTTCTGCTTCTTCTTCACTGTTGTTACTTCCTGCGCCAATCTGAATTTTTGCCGCACATCTATTAACCAAGGTGCATAGTTTAACCCAGGATTCAGTACCTAGTGTAAGGGCCAGCGATTGAGTTGGTGATGTATATAATCCACCTACAAACAATGCCCCGTTGATACCAACACCTCCTCGGACTTGGAAGGCTCCTGAAGTTTCTGAAGTAGTTACTGTAGTATTTGTTACAGTAGTTATTCCAGAAATAAACACAGTGCCAGCAACATCTAGCGTTGCGTTCGGTGCATTAGTAGCGATACCTACACGTCCAGCTTGAGTAATTCTTACTTTTTCTGAATAGCCGCCTGCTCCTCTAGTATCAAAAGTTATTTCACCGTAGTCGTTAGCATAGTCTGCGTGTACAAAGTTAATCGCACCCATTGCGGCTGCTGCATTGTCACCGAAGAAGATTGTTGCCGCATTGTTGTTTGAACCGTTGGCATTCTGTAACCAGATTGCGCTAGAACCGCCAGCGCCTACACCTGTGTTACTAGAAATTCTAACTGCTAGTCTACCATATGAGCCTGGACTGGCTTCGCCGATGCCCACACTGCCTGCACGAGTAATCATCATGCGAGCCTGGTTATCCCCGTGTGCCCAGAATCCCAAGTTACCATCACCGATTGCAGCTCCCGCTGCGCCTGCATATATTGCCCAACCGCTGGAGCCGTTTGTGACCACAGATGCAGACGGTTTTAATGTAATTCCAGAACCGACACTATTGTTATTTTCAAAAATAGCACCAGCACCTGTTACATTATCCCACGAAGTAGAAACTACGTGTAGTGCTCTTGTAGGACTAGTAGTATTAATACCAGTAGTAGCATCGTTCTTTAATGTCAAATTAGACACTAGGTTAGAGCTAGTAAATGCTCCGCTGGTTAGGTTAACGAAACCAAATTCTCTGTAACCAACTACTGGTGCATATGCTTCGTAATATGGTCTGTGTGCATGAGTAGAGTTTACTGTGCCTGCACGTTCTCCAGTCCATGTTAAGTTTTCACCCCAGTGCTGCCATGGGCTGTTTGCACTAGATAGGAAATAATGAGCTAGAGAGCTAATACCACTGTTAGTTCTTTGTACAATGATTCCCGCGGCAATTCCTGCGCTATCACCTACTCGTAAAGTTGCTGTGCCACCGCTGTTGCTGATGTGCAATCTATCTGTAGGATCTTGTGTTCCTGTACCTATACCAACGTTGCCTGTAGATCCAATCATGAATCTTGTTGCACTGTTAGTTACGTCATACAAGCTGAAGCCACCGTTGCTTACGCCAGTTGTACCTTGCATGACTTTATAGGTAGTTGCGTTAGCAGCAGTACCGCTCATACCAATGCTGGCTAACCCAGTTGGTACATTAATATGCAGTGGGTATGCAGGAGTTCCTTGACCTATACCTAAGAAGTTAGAACTAGGAATGAATGTTAATCCTTCCATTGCATCTGCTTTGAGTGTTGCAGCACCAGTTGATGTACTTACAAATGTAATAAACTGAGGTGTTGTGGACGCATTATCGTTAGTCATCGAAATCTGACTTGCAGTTCCCACTGTAATACTGCTAGATGCTACCCATGCAGGTAAGCCAGCACTTACGCCTAGAATTTGTCCAGCGGTTCCGATAGGTAAGAATGCACTTACGTTTGCAGCACTTTGATATGGTAATGATCCAGTTGCGCCACCTGCTAAGTTTGCATCAATTGCACCACGAGTAGTTCCGCCAGCTGGTGCAATAACTTCATTAGTGATAGTTGCACTTGATACAAAGGTAAAGTAACCAGTGCTGTCATCAAATCCAAAGAAACCAGTTCTTGCATTAGTGCCGTTGTGCCATTTGAATGCAATACCACGATCTCTATTGTCATCTGCTGTAGGATCTGCACCTAACGGTCCTGTTCCTAGAGTAAAGATAGGATCACTGACGTTGGTCACTGTACTGTTGACCTGTGTAGTTGTTCCTTGAACTGTTAAGTTTCCTGCAACGGTTAAATTGTTTCGAACAGTAGTTGTTCCGCTAACTGCACCCATAGTCAGTGCAGTAGCTGCGCCTGCAAAGTTTACAGTAGTTGCAGTTGCATCAACTAAGTTGAATGTAGTTTGTGTAGTTGTAATGTCTCCACCGTTGATTGCTGCATCGCCCACTAATGTTAAATTACCAGTACCACTTAGTGTTGCTGCTAAAGTTGTACCGCCATACCATTTGAAAGATCGAGCAGTGGTGCTAACACTGGACCATAACGTACCAGATTCGATACCTAGTGCATAATCTGTGCTAGATGCAGATAAATCCGAATATAATACCAGTTTAGTGCCTGCACTTCTAGTGGTAAATGTAGGTGCTGCTACGCCATTTTGATTAAAATCAATTCTATTGCCAGATGCACCGTTTAATAAAATTTGTCCTGCACCAGTTGCTGTGTTGTTAGCGCGAGTTGAAACATATTGACCACTTACTGCATTAATGTTGTTGGTAACAAATAAATTATCGTTAATACCAACGCCACCTGCAACTCTTAATGCTCCAGATGTTGCGTTAGTTGCTGCGGTTGTGCCAGCCAACGCTAATGTGTTGTTGTATGTAGGAGCACTTGTACCATTACTGACTAATACATCACCGGCAGTTCCTGGTCCAAAGTATGCTGTTACGCCAGGACCGGTTTGATAAGGAATTTGTCCTGCTGTTCCGCCTGCAATATTGGTCGCTGTGCTGGTAATACCACTAACACTTACACTACCAAAAATAGTACCGTTGACACGTAGGTCGCCTGCAATACCAACGCCGCCAGTAACAACCAGTGCTCCGTTAGTGTATGCTGAGCTAACTGTGTTAGTGGTAATTGCTACAACGTTTCTAATTGTAGTTGTACCTGCACTGTTAGAACCGATGGTAATCGCTGTACCTGCGCCAGCAATATTTACAGTGGTTGCTGTAGTGTTGACTATGCTAAATGTTGTAGCGTTTGACGTAATGTCTCCGCCATTGACTGCAAGGTCACCACCTAATGTCAAATTACTATTTGACAGAGATGCCATTAATGTAGTACTACCATACCACCTAAACGTATCTGTGGCATTAGGAACGCTGGTCCATAATGCGCCAGTTTCAATTCCGGTAGCATAGTCTACACTTGTAGAACTTAACCCTGGATAATATACAATTTTTGTTCCTACACTACGAGGTGTTACGCTAGGAGCAGCAACACCGTTGATATTAAAATCAATTCTATTACCAGTTACACCATTTAGATAAAGTTGTGCAGAACTTGTAGCAGTGTTATTTGCCTGAGTAGAAACAAATTGACCGCTGGCGTTAACATTACCCTGCACACCGGCGCCACCTGCTAGTTGTAGCGCACCTGTTGTTGGGCTGGTTGAAGCAGTTGCATTAGTGCTGGTAGTAATACCAGTCATTCTAACACCACCTGTAATATCTAATTTGTATGCAGGAGCATTGTTTCCTAGTCCAACATTTCCTAGATTATTAACTCTAAAACTTTCTGCTTCAGTACCTGCATTTTTACTATAGAAAATAATGCCACCGGATACTGCACCAGTTGCTAAGTTTGATGCATATCCTGCAATTCTAGAACCACTAACAGGAGTAGTTGCACTGTCTTTGTGTACAAACCCCAAAGATGATTCACTGGCAGTTAGTCCGCTTTGATTATATAATTGTAAAATATCGCCGCTAGTTGAGCGTTCTAAAAATACAGGAACTGCGTTTCCAGATTCGACAACATGTAATCTATATGCAGGAGACCCTGCACCTACACCTACAAAACCTGTACTAGGTTTGTAAGTCAAGTTGCTCATAGCACCACCTTTCAATGTGGTGTATCCAGTTGTTGTTGAAGCAAATGTAATAAAGTTTACATTAGTATCGGCAACTTCATTTGCCATTAAGATACTGTCAGATTGATTAGCTCGTCCTACAGATAATGTAGATGTCGATACCCATACTGGTGCAGTTGCTCCAGCCAGCATGACAAATCCTGGTGTACCTAATCCTAAAAATACAGTGCTGTTGGCAGCATCTTGATATGGTATACTACCGACTGCGCCACCTGATAAGTCATCTGCCAATGCGGCACGACCTACATAGATGCTAGAAGTATTTGTATAGACTGGTCCAGTAGAGCTTGCGCCTGCACTGACTAACAATTGTCCGGCTGTGCCTGGACCAAAGAATTTTGTAACTCCAATAGCTTCTTGAAAAGGAACTTGACCAATTGTACCGCTACCTAAATTTGAAGCAGTGGTAATAGTTCCTACTACAGTACCGACTATTGTTCCGTAAATTGTTCCGCCTACTCTAAGATCTTTTCCAACGCCAACACCACCAGCTACAGTTAATGCGCCTGTGTTAGTTGTTGATGCTTCAGTTGCGTTAGTTAGTCGAACTAAGTTAGTTGCGGTAACAATGCCACCAACAAATAAACTTCCTCCAATTCCTACTCCGCCTACTACTTCCAGTGCTCCAGTTGCAGTCGATGTTGCTTGTTCAGTACCGTTAACTAACAGTTGTGTATCAACTGTGCCGGTGCCGTATATTCTTGTTCCAGTTAAGAGTTTTGCCATAGTATCTCTATTTATTGTAAATTTTAAACGGGTTTATCAACTTCATTAAACTCGTTTGACACAAGGATTACACCTGTGCTTGTTTCTCTTTTTGCCACAGCGCCACCGTTGATTGTTACTTCATCAAACTCGGCAGCAAAATAAGTTGTCGTAGTCAACTTAATAGTTGAACCTGTAACTTCGTCAAACTCTCCACTAATAAACAGTGTACCTGTTGAAGTTATTCTAGATGCTACTATAGTCATTATGCAAACACCGTATCTAAACTATCAGTAACAGTGTTGTACACTTGATAAACTCTACTAACATTACTTGCATTAACAAATCCTACACGGTTCTTAACATAGACACTGTCGCCTACTCCTATGCCACCGTAGACTTGTAACGCTCCTGTAGTTGTACTCACAGATGCTGTGACATTGGTCACGGTAGTAATGCCGCTGATTTTAACAGTACCTGCTACTTCAAATTTTGCAGTTGGTATACCGCCAACGCCAAAGTTACCGTTAGTGTCAAACCTTGCTCTAGTTTGTCCTACTGTATCATCGTAGAATGTTAGGTCAGTGCCAACAGCGGCAATTGTAAATTGTTTAGAACTGTTCTGTAAACTTACACCACCAGTTGTTGTACCATTTGCTCTAATAATTGCATTAGTTGTAGAATTAACATCTAATGTATACTGAGGATTGTTAGTGTTAATACCTAATCGATTTGTACTAGGTATGTAAGTAATACCTGTTGTAGCAGCTACATTTAAGTTTGCAAATCCAGTGCTTGTAGAAACAAATGTTAGATAATGAGCCGTAGACGATGTTACATTATTTGTAACTTTAATTGTGTCTGAAGATCCTGCGCCTAAACCAGATTGAATTCCCCAGAAAGGACTAGTTCCATTAGATAATAAAATATAAGAACTTGTTCCGATAGGCACAAATGTTGTAGTTCCTGTACTGCTTTGGTAAGGAATACTTCCTGGTGCGCCGCCTGCTATATTAGTTGCAGTGGTAATAACACCAAAAATTGTACCGCCAACAACTAAGCTACCACCGATGCCAACTCCGCCGCGTACTTGTAATGCGCCTGTGTTAGTTGATATAGCAGAAGTAGTAGATGCAATTAAAGTAGATGTTCCACCGATTGTAGTAACACCTAATGCTCCTGCAACTGTTGATCCGATGTTAATTGTACTAGTTGATCCTGCAAGACCAGCGGTACCGATATTAACAACTTTAGTTACAACAGCAGCAGTGGCGCCTGATGACAAGTTTAATGTCTGAGCAGCAGTAGATTGACCAACTGTAATTATACCGGTTGCGGCTGTTCCACCTATGTTGATAGCACCTGAAGATTGACTTGTAGCAATGCTTAATGCACCCGATGTCATTCCAGAGAACAAAGAAGCAGCGGCTGTAGCAGAACCAACGTTTAAATCGTTGCCGCCTATTGTGATATCTCCACCAGTAACAAGATCTCCAAGAGCGTCAACTCGACCTTCAAATGCTGCCCGTCCGCTGACGTAGAAGTTATCTGTAACTCTAGTGTTGCCAGCAAGTTCAATTTTGCTAGTAGCCGTTTCTGGATCAATTTCTACGCCTTGACGATCTGTGCGGAATTTTAATACTGCATCACTACTAGATCCGCATAAGAATGCTACGTTAGCAGACTCATTGATGTATATACCATTTGGAGTTATTTCGTACCAGCCTGTATAGAATTTATCATAAAATACAGCAGTGGCAATATCCCATGCTGTGCCCAATCTATATTCATTAACATCATCACCAGTACTGCCGTGTATGTACATACGTGTGCCGCTACTGTTAAATCGTAGACCAGTTGGTCCGCTTTCTTGACCAGCAATACTAAATTGTTTTGTCCAAGTTGCTGTTCCAACGTTATAGGCTGAACTCAACGCAAACTGATGTACAGCATCAGTAGTTGAGTCTACTATGTACATTATTGTACCGTCATTATTAAAGTCAACGGCTTGAGGTGCAGTCATTGCTGATGGTATGCCACCTGCATCACCTAGGGCAAATCTTATTGAGCTTACTAATGTTGCACTACTTACATCCCACGGTGTTCCTAAGGTAAAGTAATATGCTCTATCTTGGCTAGCAACGTCAGACCCGTTGGCAATAACAACACCTGTTTGCCCACAAGTAATCATCTTAGTACCGTCTGGGCTAATGAACAATCCATTTGTTGCCGAGTCAATTAAAGACATCGAGAAACTTGTACCTGCTACTGCTGTTGTAATATCCCATGCAACTGACAAATTATACTGCGTAATTGAAGCAGCAAACGCTAGGTACATTACTAAACCGTCTGGCTTAAAGAATATGTCAGTTGGATTAGCAACACTGAATGTACTATCATAAGCCCAACCTGCTACGCTGTCTATGCCAGCATTGATAGCAGTATTTTTAATACCCAGTCTTCCGCCAAGATACAAATTGCCGCCGATACCAGCACCACCACGTACTTGCAATGCTCCCGTTAATGTAGATGTTGCACTTGTTACTCCAGTTAGGGTCAATGTATTATTATAACTAGGAGCACTTGCGCCATTGCTGACTAATATATTACCAGCAGTTCCTGGCCCAAAGAATTGTGTAATACCAGGTGCTTGTTGATAAAGAACCTGTCCAGCAGTACCACCAGCTACATTAGTTGCAGTAGTTACTTCACCTGTAATAGATGCAGTACCATAAATTGTTCCGCCGATGTATAAGTCGCCTGCAATGCCAACTCCGCCTCGTACCTGCAACGCTCCTGTAGATGTACTGGTTGCACTGGTCTTAGCATGAACCAGCATACCTAAACTGCTGATGCTTACAGTTAGTGTACCAGTAGTGGATGTAACTAACGGACCAGCTCCTGGAATAGCAGTTCCATCATTCCAAAATTCAAATCTCTTATTTGGCAGTCCGGTAGCAAGTATCCAATCACCGCCATAGGCAAATGCATAGCTGTCTAAAGGTTTAGCAATACTGGCATCTGGATAGGCAAAATTACTGTTGGCAATACCGATGTTAGTGTAGTTTGAAGTATCATCACCGATGTCTGCTGTTGCTACAAAATCAGCACTTGCATTAACTCCGGAATTAACGTTTTGAACGTTAATTTGGAAATAACTGTCTATGTTACCTGCTACGTTGATAGGAGCATCAGGTAAAGGCGCTGCCAAATTAACGCCAACAACTAGTTGTCCAGTATCTTGTAAGTTAACATTACCACGAATACCAACACCGCCCGGTACAACTAGTGCACCAGTATCTGAGTTGGTACTGGTTGCAGTAGATGTTAAAAGAATAGTGTTTAGTTTTAAGTCACCATAATCACCAGTAAAGACACCTGGAGAACTTTCAGTACCACGTACCAAGAATTCTAGATAACGGTTACTAGGTTTAAAACCAAAGAAGAATGATTTTGCCTGATTTAGCGTAGTATCGTAGTAATCACCTTTGATACCAATGTCTAAGTTATCATTAAATGTCCATCCTCCTGAAGTATTTGCGTGTAATACTAATAAAGAGTCAGTAAGGACAGAGTTTGAAGAGTAAACGTAAGTTGCAGTACCAGCAAATGTTACGATGTTATTAAACGTAGTAGGACCGGCAATGGTTAAACTACCATTGACTCCTAAGTCGTTTGCAAAATAACTGTTACCAACTACACCTACACCGCCACTGGAAACATACACACTTTGTCCGCCAGCTGACGCACTATTGCCAGTGCCGCCGGTGAACGATGCTGTTGTTGCCCAAATAGGAGCCGAACCGTTGTACTTTAAAAACGCACCAGTTGCACCGCCAGCTAAGAATGTTGTTATACTTGCACCAGACTGATAAGGAATGCTACCAGTAGCTCCACCAATTAATCTGTTTGCATATTGTGCTGCATTAACATAGATACTACCTGTGTTTGTGTACACAGGAGCCGCAGCTCCTGCTGAAACTAATAATTGACCAGCAAAACCTGGGCCAAAGAAACTAGTTGCACCAGGACCAGTTTGATATGGTATTTGACCTGTAGATCCGCTAAACAAATTTGTTGCAGTGCTGATACTACCTAGTACTGTTCCATACAATGTACCGCCAACATATAAGTCTTTGCCAACATATATTGTTTCTCCGACCCCAACACCGCCCGATACTACTAATGCTCCTGTTTGAGTAGAGATTGATCCTGTAGTACTTTGTACAGTTGCTTTACCACCAATATTAAGATTGCCGCCAGCGCCAATTCCTCCGACTACTTTTAATGCACCAGTAGTGGTATCGTTAGATTGAGTTGCACTGTTTACTGTTAATGATCCTGTAAGTGTTTGGGATCCACCAACATTTAAATTTTTACCGATACCTGCGCCGCCCGATACAACAACTGCACCAGTAGTGACGTTGTTTGATTCAGTTTGTGATAAAATAGTTGCCGTATTTGCAACTTCTAAGGCTCCACCGGAGGTAATGTCTCCAGCTGCATCAATAATTCCGCCAACGTAGACATCTTTTGCAATACCTGCACCACCTTGCACTACTAATGCGCCAGTTTCAGTAGATACTGAAGTTAGCGTACTTTCAACGGTGGCTGTGTTTGTTACTGCAAGGCCGTGTCTGACCCTAAAATCAATATTATCTGCCATTAGTTTCCCTTTCCACGTAACGGCTCGTTACTAGAGTTATTTATTTGAAAATAGAAAAAGGGCCCGAAGGCCCTTTTTGCTGTGATAGATTAGGCTGAAATACCAATCCTTACCATCTTAATTTGCATATTAGTTGCATTAGTTGGGGTAAAATTAACAATAACGTTGCCCAACGTTAATTCTGCATCAAATATACCTAGCTGCCCGTTGTTTGTTGCAATACCGTATTCGTTGATGTAGGCTTTTACACCATCGTGGAATAATGAGATTTCACTAATGTGTATGTCTGCCCCATCAACTATCTGAACAAAGTATCTAGCACTGCGATATACAGTAGAGCTATAGGAATCAAGATCTACTTTGGTAACACCTGATATAATTCCACTAGTAAATGAAGACAGCAAGAAGTTGTTGGAGAATAATGCAGGAACTACTGTAGCACTTGTTGCGGCCAGTGTTGCACCAGATGTAATTGTTCCGCCAACGAACACATCTTTAACAACTCCAACACCGCCAGAAATTCTAACTGCACCGTTTGTGGTTGCATTAGAATTTTGAGATTCAGTAATTGTTAGAACATTAGTAATTAATGCTTGCCCATTAACAGTTAAATTAGTTACAGTAGTTAGCGAAGCACTTACATTAGCCATAGTAGCATTGTTAACTACTCTTAATGTCTGTTCTACCCACAATGCTCCACTAACGCCAACGCCACCTCGTACCTGCAATGCGCCAGTTACTGCACTAGTTGCGTTAACTGTGCTGGTAATAGTTGTCTGATTGCGGATTGCTGTGTAGCCTGTTGCAGCACTGATAATAGTTGCAGTACTTGCACCTGCAAAATTCACTGCGGTTGCATTTGCGTTTATTAGATTAAATGTTTCAGCAGTAGTAGTTAAGTCTCCACCGTTGACTGCAACATCTCCTGTTGCTACAACATTGCCGCCAACATATGCATTTCCGCCAATTCCTGCACCACCTGATATAATTAATGCACCAGTGTTTGTTGCATTAGCCTCAGTTGTAATAGTAACTCGTGTTTGATTACGAATGTCTGTATAACCAGATGTCTGACCAATTGTCAATGCAGTAGCTGCGCCTGCAAAGTTTACAGTAGTAGCATTAGCATTGACAAGATTAAATGTAGCTGCACTAGAGGTAATGTCGCCGCCGTCGACTGCTAAGTCACCCAATGCAACAATGTTTCCGCCTACATAGGCATTGCCGCCTATGCCAACTCCGCCCCAAACTTGTAGAGCTCCAGAATTTGTTGATGTTGATGCAGTAGAAGATCTAACAGCAAGATCGCCATCAATAGCAAGTGCAGTAACTGTCAAGCTAGTAGCTGTGACAATTCCCAGTGTTGATATACCTGTTACATTCAGCGTACCTGTTGTAGAAATATTTGCAGCACCTAGATTGCCTGTAGCAGTCACTGCACCTGTTTGTAAACTATTACTG